GATGTTAGAATACTAGGTGAAGAGTATCGTGAAAAGGATTTTACTGGCAAGGATATTTGCAAGAAGCGGGGTATCCAGCTACATTTCAACAAAAGAGATCACCGCTTCTCAAGCAGCGATTTAAGAAAACGAGTATGCGAAAGGGAATCAAATGCATAAGGCGCAACAAGGATGATACGAGATACCGATCCAACACTTAATGAACTTAGAAAAATTTTTATAGAGAATGGGTTAGAATTTTATATCAAAAAAGAAAAGAAAGGTATTGTAAAAGTACACTTTATAATAAGAGAGGAAAAAGATGATGTGGACACTATTGATAATTAGTTCACTTGTAGATATTGATGAATATAAAGTTACAAAATTTAACGAGTATAATACACAGCAGCAATGCAGTATAAATGCAGCAGTTCTTGAAGCATTGTTTACAGAAGGAGAAAAGGCGGTATGCATAAATGAATAAGTTTATTTTTGATGTCGACGGAACACTAACTCCTAGTAGACAAACTATTGATCCTGAGTTTAACAAATTCTTTTTTGATTTTGTAACAACTAACGATGTTTATCTGATTACCGGTAGTGACAAAGATAAAACAGTTGAACAAATTGGAAATGTTTTGTTTAACACAGCAAAAGTTGTTTATAATTGTTCTGGTAATGATGTTTGGAGTCACGGTGTAAATGTAAAAACTAACGACTGGACGGCACCAAAAGAACTTATGGATTTAATGAATGGATGGCTACAAGCAAGTAATTTTCCTTTACGCACAGGAAACCATATCGAAGTACGTCCAGGTTGTGTAAACTTTTCAATTGTAGGGCGTAATTGCACACTAGGCGAACGTAAATTATATATTAAACACGATCTCGAAAGTAGAGAACGTGAAAGTATTGCTTATCAAATTAACACAGAATTTGAAAACATTACAGCAAAAGTAGGAGGAGAAACAGGTATTGATATCTATCCTACAGGTTGTGACAAATCACAAATTATTAATGATTTTAACGACCATGACAAACTAATCTTTTTTGGCGATAAACAAGAACCTGGTGGTAATGACGAACCATTATCAACTGCAATTGCCAAAAGAGGCAATGGTAAATCCTATCATGTCAAAGACTGGAAGGATACAATGGAGATCTTAAATGAAAGTTATGTTAACAGGCCATAGAGGCTTTATTGGAAGTCATTTACTAAAAAGACTTACAAAAAAACATAGTGTTGTAGGGTTTGATCTTAAGGACGGTTGGGATAGAGACAAACTTAACAACAGTCAAGATCTGACAACTTGTGAATTGAAAGAAGAATTTGATTTAATTATACACCTAGCAGGAAAAAGTGGTGTTCGTGAATCAATGAATGATCCTGCAGGCTATTGGCAAAATAATGTAGAAGTTACCAAAAGACTTTTAGAACGCTATCCAGATACACGTATGTTGATTGCAAGTTCTAGTTCAGCATATGAACCACATCTAAATCCATATGCAGCCAGCAAATATATTGTAGAAGAAGCAGCATCATGTTATTCAAATACACTATGCATGAGATTTCATACAGTGTATTCAGATATTCCACGCAAAGGAATGTTTATGCAAAAGTATCTAGACGGAGAACTTGAATATGTTACAAATCATTATAGAGATTTTATACATATTGAAGATGTATGTGATGCAATAGAATTGTGCATGAATAGCAAGTATAAAGGAGAAATTGATATAGGTACAGGACATCCTTTTCGTGTCCGTGACTTTGCAGAAGATTTGCCCATCCGTCTAAATACCCCAAATGAAAGACAATGGACTTGTGCAAATATGGAAAAAATTAAAACATTAGGCTTTAAACCTAAATACTCGATAGAAAAACTATTGACAAACAACACACTAGGCAATATAATAGAACTTAACAATGGAGAAACAGTATGAAAGATATCTTACAAGATGTTGTGTCGCACACACATAGTCTCGGCTTTATTACAACATTAAAAGTTGTAGCAGAACAAGAGACAAGTATTGAAAGTATGGCGGAAGATAGAAGTGTTGTACTTAGTGCTACAACACATTCGCCAGTGTCAGAATTTGTAGGTACATTTGGTATGCCAGATCTTAACAAACTTGCATATCATTTGAAGAACCCAGAATATCAAGATAAAGCAAAAATTGACGTAGTGCAAGAAGATCGGAATGGTGAAACTATTCCAACACACATTCATTTTGAAAATGAAGGTGGAGACTTCCAAAATGATTATCGCTTTATGAACAAAGCGATTATTGAAGAAAAACTAAAAAGTGTAAAATTTAAAGGTAGCACATGGGATGTAGAATTTCAACCAAGTGTTGCAGCAATTGCACGTATGAAACTAATGGCCGGTGCTCATTCAGAAGAACCTGTATTCCAAGTTAAGACAGAAGATGGAAATCTTAATTTTTACTTTGGTGACTTGAATACACATGCGGGTAAGTTTACATTCCAACATGATGTTGGCGGAAACTTACAACATACTTGGGCATGGCCAGTTGCGCAAACTATTTCTATTTTAGGGCTAGATGGCGATAAGAAAATTAGCATCACAGATCAAGGTGCTATGATGATTACAGTAGACAGTGGTATGGCCAAGTATGACTATATCCTGCCAGCACAAAGTAAATAATGAATACAAATTTAACTGCAACACAAAATGACTATGCTGTTTTTCTGCCCGCGTTGAGTGGCTTTTATGCTACTTACGTAGGCAAACAGCGTTTTGAAAACTATGTCGACCCTGCTAGAATACCTAGTAATTTAAATAATGGTGTTGAAAGTCTTAACTATCTAAATAAAGATCAAGGACAGTTTCAATATAAGTGGACATTATACTCAGCAGGACATGCTGACTTAGATACTACAAAACATGCACCTAAGGAAGATATGGTGCGTAACAGAGACAGAGCAAACACTTGGCTACTTGGCGACTCAGGTGGCTTCCAGATTGGTAAGGGTGTTTGGGAAGGTGACTGGAAAGATCCAAACTGTCCAAAGGCACAAAAGAAACGTGATGGCGTACTGCGTTGGATGGATGCTTATATGGACTACGGTATGATCCTTGATATTCCGGCATGGGTTGCACGTTCGCCTGCAGGTGCAAAAGCAACTGGCATTTCAACTTACCAAGAAGCAGTTAAAGCAACACGTATTAATAATGACTACTGGATGAAGCATCGTACAGGTGCTTGTAAGTTTTTGAACGTACTACAAGGCGAGAATCATGCAGACGCAGATGACTGGTACGATCAAATGAAAGACTACTGTGATCCTAAAAAATATGAAGATCATTTCAACGGATGGTCAATGGGTGGACAAAATATGTGCGATGTACACCTAGCACTTAAACGTGTTGTTGCGTTACGTTTTGACGGATTGCTTGAAAAAGGCAAACATGATTTCATGCACTTCTTAGGAACTTCAAAACTAGAGTGGGCTACACTGCTCACTGACATTCAAAGAGCAGTGCGCAAATATCATAACGAAAACTTTACTATTACATTTGATTGTGCTTCGCCTTTCCTTGCAACTGCTAATGGACAGATTTACTGTGAACTAGAAACAGAAGATAGAAGCAAGTGGGTATATAGAATGGTACCTAGTATCGACGACAAAGCACTTGCAAATGATACAACTGCTTTTGGACAAGCTTTTGTTAGAGAAGGAAAACATCCTAGTTTCTTAGATTCGCCTATAACAACAGGACTACAAGCAAAAGAAATTTGTATATACGGTCCGGGCGATCTAAATAAGATCGGTAAAGAAGGAAAAACTTCATGGGATAGTTTCTCGTATGCAATTATGATGGGTCACAATGTATGGATGCACATTAATGCTGTACAAGAAGCAAACCGTCAATATGACGCAGGTATTATTCCTAATATGTTGATACAAGAAAAATTTGATAGAATTGCGTTTAGAGATGTTGTTGATGCAATTTTTGAAACTGATGACAGACAAAAAGCCGAGGCTGTCATTTTAGAATTTTCTAGATACTGGGATAGTATTATAGGTACTAGAGGCAATACAGGCAAGCGTATTGTAAATGCTCAAACGCAATTTAACAATCTATTCGAGGAATTGTAATGATGGGACATGAAGAACATTTAGTCGAACTGAAAAGAAAGCACAGAAAACTAGATGAAGAAATTATTGAACTTGAAAAATCATACATTGTAGATGACGCAATTAGGAAATTAAAAACAAAAAAACTTTGGTATAAAGACGAAATACACAGACTGGAGAATATCATTGCGCTCGGAAAAAGAACTTAGATTAGAAGCATTAGAAATGGCTTTAGAAGAAATTGAAAAAATCATTGACAGTATGCATAAAAACAATTATACTAATGAACAAATAAATGAGTACAATAAAAAACGTTGGGACATTTGGAACGAGATGTATAAGGTTAAAAATGGCAAAAGTTGAAGAAACAGTAGCAGCCCTAAAGGGTATTCCTACAAAAGATGAATTAGTTGCGCTATTAGAAAAAGAAGTAGTTGAAGTAACTTTTAACAAATTAGACGGCACTGAAAGAGTGATGCCTTGTACTCTTATGCCGTCTTTCTTTCCAGACCCAAAGAAAGATACAACACAAAAACATGAAAAAAATGTTGTTGTATGGGCTATTGAATCAAACGGTTTTAGAAGTTTTAGATATGATCGTGTTAAAAAAGTAGAAGTTCTTCAATATGGTAACGGCGGCAACGAATGGGAGGCTCAATATTAATGAATAGAGATTATGCTACAGGTTCAGCAGATGATGCTGTTTACTTCATTGGTAACGAAGTAGAACGTACACCTGCATTTGGTTTAAAAACTTTGTTTATTACAGGCAAACAGCCTTTAGAAGAAATCAAGGGCATTGCTAATTTGAATAAAATTAAGCATTTGTTTTTTGGTGCTAATCATAGTTTTAATCCTGATACAGATGAAGACTGGGAATGGTGGGAATCAATGATCAAGGATTGTCTAAATGAAGACTATTATTGCAGTTTAGATATTCCTATTGCACTTGCAGAAGCATTTCTAGAAAGTGGTTTAACAGAATACGAAAATTTTATTCCGCAACTAAGAGTTCCTATTCCATATATCAAACTATGGAATTATAACACTATGTTGAAAATTGATGATAAAGATTTTAAGGCAACTAATCCAGGTGTTTGGTGTCATAGTTTACACGACTTAATGGATAGGAAAAAATTTACTGACTGGTCTAATTATGGATCTGATGAAATTATCGAGTTGACAAGTATTGAAAATGGTACTATAGTAAATGAGTAGAGACAAAGAACCTAAGCGTTATTATGATTGGATGCTTTGGAAAATGCGACAGGAAGATAAAAAATTGAGTATTTCACACAGATTAGAAAATGCAAAACGTAGTATTTGGGTAACATTCCGTAAAGAAGGTATCCATCTTTATCCTGCGGCAAAAGACGATCCAGCACTAGCAACAGGTGGCTGGGATGACGTAAGTTTTTTAGGTGTGGCTCATAGACACATCTTTCATTTTAAGGTACAAATTCAAGTTACACATAATGATCGTGACATTGAATTTATTCAGTTCAAGCGTTGGCTAGAAAGTCTTTATGACGACAAGGTTATTGAACTAAATCACAAGTCGTGCGAAATGATCGCAGATGACTTGTACACACAGATTAACGCAAAGTATCCCGGCCGCTTTGTTGTTATTGATGTCGCCGAAGATGGCGAAAATGGCTGTCAAATTGTTTACCCATAGTAAAAAGGAATTAGGTAAATGACTATTAAGTTCAATCGTGACGCTTATACAAAAGTGTTTAATGATTTGGATAAGTTCCGCGACTATTGTCGCTTTGAAGGTAAAGTCTTTAACGAGGCTGATTTGTATAAAAAAGATGCGCCTATTTGGCAATCTTATATTAAATATCAAAATTATTTACGTGCTAAGTCACGTAACGCAAGTCGAAGTTTTAACAATCGGAGACATTAATGACAATTTATATTGTAGATATTGAAGCAGTTGATACACGCTACACTAAGCAATGGAAAGATTACCTTCCAAAGCAACTATCACGATCTACAAACGAAAATGTAAAAGTCATCAGTGGTGGCGAGACGCCTCAGGCAACAACGCCTGGGGCATTTCTCAATTTTGGCGGAACCAATGTTTACAAATCAAAACAACTAGAAATCATAGGCGAAATGTTTTGTAAAGGGCAAATTCAAAATGGAGATTATTTCTTATATACCGATGCTTGGAACCCTACTGTTATTCAGTTACGTTATATGGCAGAACTCTTGGACGTTGATGTTAGCATCGGCGGGCTTTGGCATGCTGGTAGTTATGACCCTCATGACTTTCTTGGCAGGTTGATTGGAGATAAGCCCTGGGTAAGACATGCTGAAATGTCAATGTTTGAATGTTATGATGATAACTTTTTTGCAACTGACTTTCATATTGAAATGTTTGCAGATACATTAGGTGAAGATTATCAAGTTGATATAGATAAAACACATCGTGTAGGTTGGCCTATGGAATATTTACGTAGCAGTTTAGATCAATACAAAGGTATGGAGAAGCGTGATCTAATTCTTTTCCCGCATCGTATTGCTCCAGAAAAACAAGTTGATATATTCCATGATTTAAAACAACAACTACCCGAATATGAATTTGTTGTATGTCAAGAGCAAACGCTTACTAAAAATGAATATCACAACTTGTTAGGAGAAGCAAAACTTGTGTTTAGTGCTAACTTACAAGAAACACTAGGTATCAGTTGGTACGAAGGCGCTCTAGTAGATGCTATTCCTATGGTACCTGATAGATTAAGTTATTCAGAAATGGCATTGCCCGAATTTAAATATCCTAGTCAATGGACTGAAGATTATAGTGCATATAGAAAACATAGAGGAGACATTGCTGCCAAGATTGTTGACTATATGGAAAACTACGATGACTATCTTATAAGTTTAGAAAAACAGCGCACTAAACTTAACAAAGAATTTTTTGACGGAACCGAACTATACAGGAATATTGCAGATGGGTAATGATGATGATATTATTTTTGGTACAAGTACAGACCACACATATTCAACTAGTATAAGTGATATCACAACAGCAACTATAGACATTATTTCTGACGAAGATTTAACATTTAATATATCAGACATTAATATTAATAATGCCAGTACTATTAGTGATGGTAATTTAACCATCACAATTGATGATACACACTGGAGTGACAATATTACTTGGGAACAAACTGAATTTGTAGATACAATGCCTTCATTAAATAAAATTAAAGATATGTGTCAACATTATCCCGGTTTAGAAAAAGCTTTTAAAAACTTTGAATCAATTTACAAAATGGTTCATCAAGACTATAAAGGTAATCACGAACCAGAAGCAGAGGTACCATTTTAATGCAACATCCAATTGAAGAATGGATTAGACGTATAAATGCAATGAAAGATTTGTGTATACAAGCACATCGTATTCGTAATGAATTTGCTGAAATTAGTTATAAACAATATGACGAATCTACTTGTAGGCACTTACTAGAACAAGTTCAATCAATGGCTGCTGGTATTGCAAACGAACAAATTACTGATATAAAAACTGAAATGGATGAGTGGAAAAAGAATGATTAAGAAACATTATTATTCGTGGCAAGACGTAGAAAAGATGTGTGCAAGTATTGTCATGCAGATGTATAAAGATAATTGGCGTCCTGATTACATTGTAGGTATTACACGAGGTGGTAACATTCCTGCAACTATTATTTCTAACATGACTGGTATTCGTTGCGAAGCACTAAAGGTTAGTTTGCGTGATGACAATGAAGGTTACGGAAACGAAAGCAACTGTTGGATGGCAGAAGATGCATTTGGATATGAAGATATGAAAATTCAAACTCATAATCAAGACATTCAAGCAAGTGCAGGTGTTGATATTATTACTATTGAAAACAAAAGTAATATTCTTATTGTAGACGATATTAACGACACTGGTACAACATTTAACTGGATTGTAAAAGACTGGACTAGTGGTTGTTTACCCGATCATGATCGATGGAACAGAGTTTGGGACCAAAACGTTCGTTTCGCAACTTTAACTGAAAATTTAGCAAGTGACTGCGGATTAGTTCGTTATTACGCACACGAAATCAATAAAGCAGAAGAAGATGTTTGGTTAGTTTATCCTTGGGAGAATGTAAGTGAGTACTGAATATAAAGAATATAAATGCAAGTATAAAGCAGAATGGCCTGTAGACAAATTTGGCAGACTTGGTGGAATGTATAGCATGGCAGATCTTCCGGTTAATGCATATGTCGAACTAGAAAGAGAAGGTGTTCTATTATCTCAAGATAGCAAAAGAGAACTGTACGAAATTAAAGATGCTGAGAAACAATTTATCAAACGTGTAGTTCCTTTTAGTGATGTAACAGATATTGAAGAAATATCTTGACAAAAACCTAAATACATGGTATATTAAATTAATAGACATCCTCGTCTATAACTCGGAGAAATAAATGACAAAAAGTTTAGAACTAAAACAACGATTAGAAGATGCTGGTAAACGTTACTGGGCTGGCGATAACATATCATATGTTATGCAAAAAGGTGACAAAGAAGCCCTTATAGAAGAACTTACACCTAAGTTCGAAAGCGTTCTTGAAAGTCTTTGTATTGACATTGTAAATGATCCTAATTCAAAGGATACAGGCAGACGTCTAGCAAAAATGTATATAAATGAAATTATGGCAGGACGTTATGATCCTAAGCCTGATGCAACAGCATTTCCAAATGATTCGGAAGACCGTTATGAAGGTATGCTAGTAGTACGCAGTGAACTTAAATCAATGTGTTCACATCATCACCAGCCTGTTGTTGGCACTGCATACATTGGTATTATTGCTGCTGAAAAATTAATTGGTCTTTCTAAATATACACGAATTGCACAGTGGTGTGCAAGACGCGGCACACTGCAAGAAGAACTTGCAAATGATATTGCACGTGAGATTCAAAAAGCGACAGGTGCCGAGCACTTAGGTGTATACATTCAAGCAACACACGGCTGCTGCGAGAATCGCGGAATTATGGCACATAGTTCACTTACACAAACAACTGTGCTAAGAGGTAGTTTTAAAGATGATCCTACAACTAAGAAAGAGTTCTTTGACAACATCAAACTACAACAGGAATTTGCTTGCTAATGTTTGAAATTAATTATTCTTTTACACAACCTTATAACACTACAACCATTTTTAATCTGCAACTTAAATACGATCTAGCAGAAAGATTTATCAAGGCAAAAGCAGAATGGCAAGGTTAATTGCATTTGGTTGTAGTTTGACATACGGTGATAATTTAAAAGATATATGGCCGCACAATGAAGAGCCGAGCAAACTTGCTTGGCCTTCTGTTGTTTCTAAATTGTTAAATTTAGAATGCATTAACAAAGGAATGAGTGGTTATTCAAATAAAGAAATACTTAACGACTTGTTGACATTTGAATACCAAGAAGGTGACACAGTTATTTGTTTATGGACATTTCATAACAGACATGCAATACTAACTGACGAAATATCAATGAATTCAGTACAAGTAAAGATGTGGGGTATGAAAGGCGATAAAGCAATTAAATCATATTTTAAAAATCTTTATACAGATTATGATTCTAATTGGACAACTAACTTATACATGAGAGTAGCAAAATCTTACTTAGACGAGCATAACATAATCAATTACCATGCTAATGCAAAACCTTGGCACTTTCAACACGAAAAATGGAATAACATAGATTTTATTGCAGTAGAAGACATTGATACTATGAGAAGAAGAAAAGATAGTGATTTGGCAAAAGACAAACGTCATCCAGGTTACGGAGTGCATAAAGAGTTTGGTACAAATATTGCAAATTATATAAAGGAACAGACACATGAAATTACGTTACAGTGAAGCATTTTATAGTGTACAAGGTGAGGGTAAATACGTAGGAGTACCTAGCGTATTTTTACGTACATTTGGTTGCAACTTTCGTTGTATGAATTTTGGCTTACCAAAAGACAAGAATCGTTGGGAACAACACGCAGAAGGCAATCGTTACAATCCAGAAGTAAAGGCACTACTTGACGCAGGCGTACACGAAACTACAGAAAAATTTGAAGATTTACCTATTATTCACACAGGTTGTGATACATATGCTAGTATCTATCCAGAGTTTAAACACTTTAACAAACTTGCAGAAGTAGACGAAGTTGTAGATCATTTGATTAGTTTATTGCCGGAAGGCAAATGGACACAAGATAATGGACAAGATATTCATTTGATTATGACAGGCGGTGAACCATTACTTGCATGGCAACGACTCTACGTAGAGTTGTTTGAACATCCGAAAATGAAAGATTTAAAAAATGTCACGTTTGAAACAAACACTACACAATTTTTACATGATGATTTGTTCAATTACATCAACAACAATGACAGAATTGAATGGACATTTAGTTGTTCTCCTAAGTTATCCGTCAGCGGAGAAACTTGGGATTCAGCTATCAAACCTGACGTCTTGCGTGATTACGCTCGTTGTGACAGCAGTTCTGTGTATCTTAAATTTGTTGTTGCTGATATGGATGATGTTGATGAAGTTAGTAGAGCAGTTAGTGAATATCGTTCAGCGGGTGTGGAATGCCCTGTCTATCTTATGCCGCTTGGCGGTCGCTCGGAAGGGTACAACATCACGGTACAAGAGGTGGCGAAGCTCTGTATGGAACGAGGCTGGAGGTTCACTCCAAGACTCCACATTAGCCTATTCGGAAATGCCTGGGGAACATAAGGAAATTAGTAAGTACGCTAGTGGGATAGTCACTGAAGAACAATACAAAAAACTAAGGAAACACTTATAATGGGATGGTGGAATAAAATTGTTAGAGACAAAAAAGCCGAAGAAGAAAAGGCAAAGTTTGAAAAAGAAAAACTCGAGTTTCTAAAAAAGAAAGATCCAAAAGAATATGCAACAAAAAGAAAAGAGCCATGGGTAAGTGTTTTAGATGTGCAAGTGAATGAAGAAAATATTCGTAACGGATTCTTTGAACTAGATTGGAATGAATATTTTATTAAACAACTTTTAGAAGCAGGTTATGGAACAGATGTTGATCCTGAAGAAGAAATTGTTGATAGATGGTTTAAAGATATTGTTTACAATATGCTTGTAGATGAAGGTTTAGATACAGACAGAGGTGCAGGCTATATTAATGTTGTACCTATAGATAAAGGAAGAAGTGAAGTATCATAATAGTGCATGACGAATGAAATAGAAGATTTATACAAAAATTTTTGTGTCCATCCTTTTGTTAAAATGTTTGTGACAACAACAGGGCATATGAAAGCCTGTTGTTATGCAAAACAATTAGATTCAGACGATATTAATATTCTAGGCAAGGATGTCGATGAAGTATGGAACAGCAAGACTTTACAAAAATTAAGACACAAATTCAATCAAAGAATCATCCCTAAAAATATCTGTAAAAGTTGTATTGAAAGTGAAGAACAGGGAATCATTTCAAACCGACAGTATGAAAATCATAAATGGAAATCATTAGCCGATTATTATTATAAAAATGCCCATACAGTTGTTCCTAGTCCTCTGAGTTTTGATTTGAGAATGAGCAACGAATGTAACTTGCAGTGCGTGATGTGTAACCCTACATTGAGCAATCAAATTGCAAAGAACATGCTAGAATATAATAAATTCGGCAAAAGCAATCCTTATACCAATAGTAAAGACCTAGAAGTTCTTTCTACATCATCTAATAATTTCAACCAGCGATTTGTTGACCATATACTTGAAAATGCAAAAAGAACTCAAGAGATTATGGCAGTCGGCGGCGAGCCGTTTGTGATGAAGGGATTTACATCTTTGATAGAAGAATTAGTGAATAGAAAAGAAAGCGGTCATATAAAGGTACACATAATTTCAAATGGCACAATTATCAAAGAATCATGGATAGAAAAATACCTTACAAAGTTTAAGCATGTAAACTTATCAATAAGTTTGGATGCTACTGGAAAAGTTTTAGAATATGTTCGATACCCTAGTTCTTGGTCTGCATTGGAAAGCAAGATTTTAAGATCTAAAAAAATATGCGACCAATATGAGAATTTTCAAATTACCTTAGAGCCTACAATACAATTGCTAAATCTAAAAGATTTGCCAAATTTGCTTGACTTTATTAAACAAAATAAGTTTCCTTTTAATACAACATTTTTAGATTGGCCAGAGCCATTACATTTTGCCAACTCACCCATTGATTACAGAATTGAAATTGTAAAAAAAATTGAAACTTTCTTACCAGAGTTAAAAACTTTAAACCTAATAGACGACTACAACTGGTTAGATTGGATTAAAACGGAGCCACAAAAAACTTTATCAGATAAACAACGTGATTATTTTAGATACATGTTGGATTATTTTGACAGTACAAGAGCAACAAAATTCTTAGATCTTTATCCTGAATTTGGTTTTTTAAAAGATTGACATTTGGGTGTTTGTGTGTTATATTATTAATAGTTAATAATGCAATAGAGGCACAACAATGAACACACAAACTTATGCGAAAGTACTTAGCGAAGTAATACAATCTAATCGATATGCTAAACTAATAGCAAGTGTAGGCGATCAACTTAATGATCGTAAGGATCGATTTGATAAAGCAGACATTATTGAACAATCTCTAGAAGTTTATACACAAGGACGTCTACAATGGGTAGACGATATTGGTAGAGATCATCATGATGTTAAAACAGGTTTAGATTTAGAATTTAAATATATGGCAAATGGTCTGTTTACAAAAACAGGCAAAGAAAAAGCATTTATCAAAGTAAAACTTAAAAACAGTTTAGGTAAGAACAAAGGTGTAGAGATTGAAAATCCTGCAGATTTTTACCTACTAGGGCAACAAGATAGTATTGCAATTATTAGCGGTAAAGACATAAAACAATATCTAGTTGCAGTGCCAGATGGCATTGAAGCACATATTCCATTTAGTGCAGTAGAATTTGTTTTTTCTAAGATTAAACCTAATAATCTAGTAGAAGTTTCTTATAAAGATCAAAAACGTGCAATGCAAAGAGCATTAATCGAAAGTATTTGATAGTTAATTGCAAAATGATAAATAGTTATGTAGACAGTAAACGCTTAGGCAAATTCTGTTTACCCAAACGCATAGAGCAATGAAGGAGATATACTATGGCGACACCAGAAATCGCAGGCACCTCAACGGTGACAGGATTCAACAATCACGGAACAATTAATTTAAGAGAATACGGATTTGAACATATCCGTCAGCAAAAAAATGCTGAGTTCCAACATTTTACATTTTTAGATTTAGATACAGTCGACGAAACCAATCCAGATCTTTGGAATATGTCGATTAGACAAGAGCAGAATACAGAGGAGCGTATCGAAAGTATTCAGGCTAGTTTTTTCTACCACGGCTTTTCAACAAAGTATGCACCGCCATGTTATGGCACAGATGGCAAGTTTAGAGACGGTAGAGGTCGTGTAATTGCAGCAAAACGCAACGAAGAAAAATGGCTCCCAGTAGCAGTATATGATTACGAAGACGATAGTGAACGTAACTATGTTACTAACGGACTTATTGCTAACGAGCACCCTCCGGCAGTTCCTACACTTAGAAAAGACTTTGAGACAGCAGGAATTGAGCTTTGTAGATTGGGAGAATTAAAACCTATCTCAGAAGAAATCGAATGGTGGTTATATAACGATGTAGATATTGAAAAGTTTTTTAATAACAAGAGCGGAAACATTACAAAAATCATCAATAATATTATTTCAGGATATGAAGCAGGACAAGATTTAGGACTTGTTAGAACACAAAATCGCAAAGGCTGGGAAGACTGGTGTAAAAGTAGTGGATTTGATATAAACAATAAAAGCAGAATTCTTGTAAGTGTAGATAACGATACATACCCGTTACGAACATTTTCTCATATTTTAGATGCATGTAATAAAAAGTTTGACCCAGTTGAAATTATATTGTTTACAAATTCATACAATCCTAAAAAAGCAAGAGATGGTGTAAGAAACTTCGAAAAAACACTTGAATCTTTATACAAGTTGTCGTATAATATGATAACTACGTCAATTTTTGAAAAGATTGGAATGACACTAAGCAAAGTAGGCGACGAACGTCCGTGGAAAATACTAGGTGCAGTTCCGCAGATTAAAGATAGACATGCACTAGAAGGTGACAAATTAGTAGACACAAAGGACTATTAATGACTTATAAAGTTTACAACCAGGATTGTATTTCTGGTATGCGTGAACATATAGCAGATGGATCAGTGGATTTGATATTCACTGATCCTCCTTATGGCATCGAAGGAGATAAACTTGATGTTGTTTATCACAGAGATGAAAGCAATGTAGTTCCAGGTTATGTAGAAGTTCCATTAGAAACATACGATACATTCAGCAAAGAGTGGATTTCAGAGTGTGCTAGATGTTTACGACCAGGTGGTAGCATTTATATTGTAAGCGGATATACTAACCTACACCATGTATTGAACGCACTACACGCAACAGACTTACAAGAAATTAATCATATAATTGCAAAGTATTCATTTGGTGTAAGCACTAAAAAGAAATGGGTAAGCAGTCACTATCATGTGTTGTTTTGGCAAAAGCCAAATAGAGGTAAACAAAAACGTACATTTAATACAAACGTATATTACTCAGATCAAAAAGACAGTTATCATGATAGATTAACTGTACAAGATATGCCACGTGATTACAAGCCAGGTCAAATAAAAAACAAAAATCAATTGAGTGAAGACTTTATTGAAAAATTTGTTTTATACAGTAGTAACAGAGAAGAAACTGTAATGGATCCGTTCTGTGGCGGCTTTACAACTGCACGTACTGCATTACGTTATGGTAGAAACTTTATCGGCTTTGAATTAAACAAAAATGCATATGATGCATTTTTACCCACACTAGATCAAATTACTCCAAAAGATGATCCTATTCCAATCGATCCTAGTCCAGAAGAACTTGCAAAGCGTAACAAAATGCGTGAAGGCTGGGCAAACAAAAGAGCACAACGTAAAGCAGAACTAGACAATGATTTATTTGAGGTTGACAATGGCTAAACTAGTTGCAAAGAATATGATTATAACAAAAAACAAAGATTCGATGGCATTTGCTGTAAGTCGTAAACATAACCGTGTAACTATTGATTGTTATAAAGATTATAAATTTGATCAAACGATTGAAACAGATCTTGACAAAGGCACAGAATTGTATTATAATGCTATTAGTAATGAAGGATATGAAGAGGCTTTTTAATGGCAACCTATGTACTAGTAGACACACTTAACACATTCTTTCGTGCTCGTCATGTTGTGCGTGGCGACATCGATACTAAAGTCGGTATGGCACTACACATTACACTTAACAGTGTAAAGAAAGCATGGCGTGACTTTGACGCAGATCATGTTGTGTTTTGTTTAGAAGGACGCAGTTGGCGTAAGGACTATTATGAGCCTTACAAACGTAATCGCAAAGAACACCGAGATGCAATGAGTCCACGTGAAGCAGAAGAAGATAAAATCTTTTTTGAAGTGTTTGACGACTTTAAACAGTTTGTAGATACAAAAACAAACTGCACTGTGTTACACAATTCTGTACTAGAAGCAGACGACTTAATTGCAGGCTGGATACAAAATCATCCCAACGACAAACATATTATTATTTCAACAGACGGTGACTTTGCACAACTTATTGCTCATAATGTACAACAGTACAACGGTGTGAGCAACACAACTATTACATACAAAGGCTACTTTGACGATAAAGGTCATGCGGTAGTTGATAAGAAAACGGGTGAAGCAAAGGCTGCTCCTGACCCTGAATTTATGTTGTTTGAAAAATGTATGCGTGGTGACACTAGTGACAACGTGTTTAGTGCATATCCAGGTGTACGCAAAAAAGGCACAAAGAACAAAGTAGGTTTGTTAGAAGCGTTTGCTGACAAAGACACAAAAGGCTTCAACTGGAACAACATGATGTTACAACGTTGGGTAGATCATGAAGGTGCAGAACATCGTGTGCTAGATGATTACAACCGCAATGTTACATTGTGTGATCTTACAGCACAACCAGATGATATTAGAGAACAAATTGATACGACTATTCAAACTGTAGAATCTAAAAATATTTCACAAGTAGGCATGCGCCTTATGAAATTCTGTGCAAAGTGGGATATGCAACGTGTAGCAGATCAAGCAGCAACATTTGCAGAACCTTTACAAGCGAGGTATATTAAATGACAATGAATGTAAAACCAGTATTAAAAGATAAATTTTGGATTGTTGAGGATGAAGGCATCCGTATAGGTACACTTACTAAAGACGAAGATAAATTTATCTATACAAAAAAAGGCGTAGTTACATTTCATAGTGAAACACAAATTAAACAAGAATTTGGCAAAAGTTTCTTAACAGCAAAAATTACAACACCCGATGTAGATGAAGACACAAGAGAAATACACGGCTTTCCTACAAAAAACAAACCTTATAACAGTATGTTTGATATAAGCAGAAACTTGCCGCTTTTTACAAAAAGTGAAAAATCTAAAAGTGTATATTGTGCAGGATACTATCTAATTAAATTTAACAAAAACTGGTTAAAAAGTTTTTGCCCTAAGTTAATTACACTTGAGCGAAATAAGTATATGGGTCCATACAAAACTGAATTAGAAATGAAATTAATGTTAAGCAATGTCAACAGAACCTCTTAATACACAACCTATACAGCAATTTATTAAACAAGTACAGGCTGCTGAGAATAGTAGAGCCAAGGATTTGCGTTTAGATATTACTACTGCAAAAAACTTGGCTTTTACTATGGGCATTGTAATGTCTAGATTACAAGGCGACATGGAAAAATATGTAAAAGAAAACAGCGGCGGACTCGGAGATCAGGTAATAAAAGTTGATATAGACGCCGGAACTGGTTGGTAAAAAGATAAATATATACGTAGTTTTTAAAAGGATACGTATATGTCAAGACCAAAGCCTACAATACTGTTAGAATTTACAAATAGTGCAACGTACAAATGTGAGCAAATTTTAGATGCAGATGCAATCTGGGCAGTATTCTACGACGGCAAGCCTTTTAATTTAAAAAGTAGTAATTCAATTACAAACTATCCAGGTCCTAAGTATAAGAAAACAAGTTTTTCTAATCCAGGACATGCACATAATCTTGCAAAAAGATTAAATCAACAATTTAAAACAGATAAATTTGTAGTAATAAAGTTGACACAAGGTGAAGTTGTATCAGAATAGTACCGTTCTTTCTGCACAACCATTAGGTGGATATACGCTTAGTGAAGGACCTTACGAATGGATAGATAAATTAATTGATCATTGGAATAGATCTCGCCTTGTAATTGATCAAATGTCAGAAGCATTTCCTCTACATAACCACTACAAATATATTCACAATAAAATACCTAGAGGTAAACCTCTTTATATAATTACTAGCAATTTGTACGAACAAAAAAGATACAAAAGATGGTTCAAGGCACAAAGTCAATTTACAACACCTATTAATATAATTGCACAACCTGTTTGGGCAGAGCGTGTAAAAACTGATCATGTTCCTATTCCAATTAAAGAATACAACAATACAAGAAAACATTTGTTTAATTGTTTAAACAGGCAAAATAGACAGCACAGATTAAGTATAATTATTAAACTAAAAAAACTAGGCCTTATAAAAAACAACCTTGTTAGTTATCCAGAGCACGAAGAATTAGAAAACAGTCCCCTTGTGGTTGATAGAAAAGATTTTGATGTAAACTGGGCTAACAATTTCAATAGAGATATTTTTCTTAACACATGGTTTAGTGTTGTAAATGAAACTTTCTTTAATGAAGATGCAATGTTTCATTCAGAAAAAATATTTAAAACTATTCTTGCTGCACATCCTTTTGTCATTGTAGGCAAAAATAATAGTTTAAAAAGTTTACATAAATTAGGATTTAAAACATTTAATAATTTCTGGTCAGAAGATTATGATAAAGAAATAGATCAAGAAAAAAGACTACAAAAGATTGTAGAAACTATAGATTATATCTGTAAATTAGATTGGCAAACTATTTGGCCTGATATAAGCAAAATAATAGAATACAATCAAGCATTCTTATTGCACAATAGATTTGCAGATTACGATTAAATACCATATGAAATGGAAAGAAGCATATACAAAGATATTTTTAAAACAAATAGGAGAAGCAGATTCTTCTAGTAATGTAAAAATACATTTGCCTATATGGTGGAAAAATACTAGAGAAAAAGACGAAGGCGGACTACGTTTAACTGATGAAGGATGGAATGTAGTACAAAGTATTGAACTAGCAAACTATGAGATACCTTTTCCGTTAGACATGCCTATCACAACACAAATTATAATTTGGCTGGATCATTTTATAGATTGTCCATATTACCTTACATCAAGAGCAGTGTACGTAACAAATGAAAAGAAAGCAGTCGAACTTACTCTTTTCTCAGGAGATATAAGAAAATACGGTTTAGCAAAAGCTTTAAAAAGATCAAAAAAAATAGAAAATAGTGGTTGACACTTTCTTGTTTGGTGCTATATTAGTTGTATAGGCACTGATTAACATTGAAAGGAATACACAGATGAGTGTTGCAGAAATTACACGTACTGTAAGCCCTAACAAGGCTAAATCACGAATTCAGCGAGCAATTGCTAAAAAACGTCCAATCTTCCTGTGGGGGCCTCCAGGTATTGGTAAATCCGAAATTGTTGAACAGATTCAAACTTCAACACCTAATTCATATCTCATTGACGTTCGTTTGTCACTTTGGGAACCTACAGATATCAAAGGTATGCCCTACTACAGTGCAAATGATAACACAATGAAATGGGCTCCTCCTGTAGAACTTCCAAGCGAAGAATTTGCTAAAAAATTCTCGACAATTTATTTGTTTTTAGATGAGTTGAACTCAGCGGCACCTGCTGTACAAGCGGCTGCATATCAACTTATTCTTAACCGTAAGGTTGGTACATATGTACTACCTGACAATGTAGTAATCATTGCGGCTGGTAACCGCGAAGCAGACAAAGGTGTTACTTACCGCATGCCTGCTCCGCTTGCTAACCGTTTTGTACACTTGGAACTGGCTGTTGATTTCAATGACTGGTTTGAGTGGGCTGTTGCTAACAAGATACACAAAGATGTAGTTGGTTATCTTCAGTTTGCAAAAAAAGATTTGTTTGACTTTGATCCTCGTAGTCCAAGTCGTTCGTTTGCAACACCACGAACATGGACGTTTGTGAGCGAATTGCTTGACGATGAAGATGATCAAGAAGTTATTACAGATCTTGTAGCGGGTTCGGTTGGCGAAGGACTTGCTGTTAAGTTTATGGCACACCGTAAAGTTGCATCGAGTATGCCAAATCCATCAGACATCTTAGATGGTAAAGTAAAAGAGTTGAACACAAAAGAAATCAGTGCCATGTATTCCTTGACTGTTTCACTTTGTTACGAACTTCAAGATGCAGATGCAAAAAATGATAAAAAGTTTGATGCTAAGGTGAATAACTTTTTGCGTTTTGCAATGGATAATTTCGATACGGAATTGGTTGTTATGGGTATCAAACTTGCTCTTACTCAATACAGTCTTCCAATCGATCCAGATGCTGTTGAGTGTTTTGATGAGTTCCATGATCGTTATGGAAAGTATATTAAGGCAGCACAACAGTAAGTGTGCCACAGGAATGGGCAGGGTATATACTCTGCCCATTTTTTCTTTTTAATGGTTGACAAAAAACTTAAATATGTTATATTAAATATAGGCACTGATATAAGAGGAATGACATGTTAGATTTTTTACCGCAATACGTTGCAATGCAAATGTCTACAGACAAGACTGCAAGTAAACTTAAAAATTGGCAACCTGATCTAGATATTACAGAAGATGCTCTTTCTGTGATGCGTGAAGAAGTATTAGATCGTATCATTGTTGCACGAGTAGGTTTGCTACTCCGTCATCCATTTTTTGGTAATATGGCAACACGTCTTAAAATTGTTGCTGCTGACGACTGGATTCCGACTGCCGCTGTAGATGGTCGTAATTTGTATTTTAACACTCAATTCTTTAATGCAATGGATAATAAAGAAATTGAGTTTGTAATTGCACACGAAATTCTACACTGTGTATTTGATCACTTAGGTCGTAGAGATGATCGTCATCCTATGCTTTATAATATTTCAGCAGATTATATTGTTAACAATTTACTTGTTCGCGATCGTATTGGTGTTAAACCCAGCATCGTTGATTGTTTTCAAGACTTTAAATACGAAGGGTGGACTTCGGAAGAAGTATACGATGATCTGTTTCCAGAGTTTGAAAAACAAGGCCAAGAATTCCTAAAACAATTAGGAGAGATGCTAGACGAACACCTTGATTTAGAAGGAGATGACGGAGACGAAGAAGGCGAAGGTAAGGGTAAAGCACCTAAATATTCAAAAGAAGAAATGAAACAAATTCGTGACGAAATCAAAGAGAGCATGATTTCAGCAGCAAATGCCGCAGGCGCTGGTAACACTCCGGGCGAAATTGCAAGAATTATTAAAGACCTTACTGAGCCTAAAATGAACTGGGGTGAAATCATCCGTCAGCAAATCCAAAGCACCGTAAAAAATGATTTTACATTTATGCGTCCTTCACGCAAAGGCTGGCATACTGGTGTTATTTTGCCAGGCATGAACTTTCAAGAAACTATTGATGTTTGTATTGGTGTTGACATGTCAGGCTCCATTGGAAACGAACAAGCAAACATTTTTCTAAGCGAAGTACAAGGCATTATGGACCAATTCAAAGATTACAATATTAAATTGTGGTGCTTTGATACTAAAGTATACAATGAACAAGATTTTAGTGCCGATTGCGGCGAAAGTCTCACCGACTACGAAGTTATGGGAGGCGGTGGCACTGACTTTGATGCTAACTGGACCTACATGAAAGCAAACGATATTACGCCTAAGAAGTTTATTATGTTTACAGATGGCTATCCTTTCGGTAGCTGGGGTGATCCAGATTACTGTGATACTATTTTTATTATCCATGGACACCATGATAAAGGACTAGAAGCACCATTTGGTCTTACTGCACATTACGAAGAATTAAATGGATAAAATCAAAATTAACCCTTTAAACGTTTTTGATATTAGACGGGTGGATTTTTGTCCACCCTATTGGGAATGTATGGTTATTCCCCAAAAATATAATATTCAAAAGGCACTAGAAGAATGGGTGCAAACAAATCTTAAAGGAAGATATTATATCGATAAAGAAGTTGTTTATGAAGCAGAACAACCGTTAGCAAGTAAAGTTAAAATAGCGTTTGAAGAATCAAAAGAACTAAGTTATTTTGCACTTGCTTGTCCACTTTTAAAATATAGAAACTAGACATCAAATAATTACATTATAAAGGAGATTCCGAATATGTCTGAACAAGAACAACAACCAAATCCTATGGATCTAAACATTCAAGATCTAGCAGTTATGAAAGGTATTATTGACATCGCTAGTGAGCGTGGTTCATTTAAACCAGGAGAGATGGCTGCTGTAGGTACAGTATACAACAAATTAGAAGCGTTCTTAAAAAATGTTGAAGAACAGCAAAAAGCAGCACAGGCTGAACAAGGAGACGCACCTGATCCAGATGCGCCAAAACCAGAAAAGGAAGTAGAAGAAGATGCCACTTAAACACGTAGGAAGACTTGCAAAAAATAAGAAGTCTGTGGTAGTAGCATATAGAACAATTCCAAATGACGTTGAAAATTGTTTAGTTGTTATGACCGAATCACTACCATCAGACGAACATGATGCACTAATGAGACTTGTTGAATCACCAGCAGGTCAAACCTCAAACGAACTTGCAGAAGCAATGGCTCGCGATACTTTGCCAGATGGCAGAAATATGCTTGCAGCATTTCATTCAACGGGAAGATTAAATAAATTTCCAACAAATGAAATTGAGATGGTTCCTGACAGATCAACATCGATTATGTTAGATGAACTTAATAGGATTATTGCTGAACAACAAGGTGTAGCATTAGACGATATTGCTATTAAGCCCGAGTTCAAAGAAGCAAAAACACAAGCAGCGCCAGCAGATGATTATGTACAAGAACCTGTTGCACAACAGACCTCTGCGCCAGCAGATAGTGTATTATCTGATGAAGATCTAGCAGCAAGTTATAGATCACAAGCAGATAGGCTTTTTAAAGAAGCCAAAGCCTTAAGAGAACAAGCAGAAGAACTTGTTCCTACCAAAAAGAAAAAAACAACAACAAGTGCCTAAGAAACTTATTGATTACGAAGCAGATACGGAAACACACTGGGATGACATATTCGAATCCATTGAAATGGAAGTACTGCCTATTGAATACCTCAGTAGAATTGTAATTAAGTTTCATAACGGTACACAATGGGACATCGATGTTGACGATAGTAAGAAAAAACAAACTATTGACCAAATCGAAGAGACCCTTGATAATTTGTTTATGCAATACGAAGACCAAATTGATATCGTAGATTTTAGGCTAGATACTAAACAACTAAAAAGCGATCTTGCTAAAAGAGTTCATAAATTCCTTAAACTAAATCGATAAACAAAACCTCCTAAGGTGATAAATACATACAAATACTATTATCACCTTAGGAGAACATAAAATGACATTGAGACTTCGCCGCGGAACAAACCTTGAAAGGTTGGGCGTTACGTTTGCAGAAGGCGAACTAGTTTACACAACTGATACACAAGAAATTTACGTGGGCGATGGCAGCACACTAGGCGGTATCAGAGTTACAGGTAGTGTAAGTGGTTCCCCAGCAGTACTAAGCCAAAATTTAGATCTTAATAACTTTGACATTGTAGGTACAGGTAATATCACAATCGGTGGTACTATTAGTCCTACATCAGTTGCTGCTGCTGCTAATGTTAGCGCAAATACAATGACAGCAACTGGTTCTGTTACCGCAGGGTCATTTGTAGGTGACGGTAGCGGACTTACAAACTTACCAGTAACAGGCGGAGGAGGAGGAGGCACAGGCATCCTCGAAGGCCAAACATATGATATTAGTATTACAGGTGATGTAGTAGCAGATGATTCAACTATTATGGTTGATACGTTCTCTAAAACAGTAACAGCAAACTTTTTTGTAGGTGACGGTAGTCTTTTAACAAATCTTCCAAGTACTGGCGGGGGTGGCGGTGAAGGTGTTGTAGGTGGTGGTAACTATAATATCAACATTGTTGCTGATGATAGCACATTATTGTTAGATGCAACAAATCAAACGTTTGCTGGTTTAGGATTAACAATTACCGGAAATTCATTCTTCAACGGTAATATAGAAGCTGATCAAATTTTTGGTCCGTTAGATGGTGACGTTACAGGTAGTATTTTCTCAGACAGTAGTTTTGTAATGGTAGATTCTGTTGCAGGAAAATTAAGAGCAGATACAGAATACACAGGCAGTGGTGTTATTACATCACCAGATCAAAACATAGATATTACTGCACCAAGTGGCTCTGTTAACGTCAACGGTGTAAACTTTTTAAACAACAAAGATGTTGTCCCTGTTGTTAGCGGAACAGGTAAAATTGGTAGAGTAGGAACAAAGTTTGAAGAAGTTAACGCAACAACTGGTAACTTTGATAGAGTAACGGGTGATGCAAGCGGATTGTTTAATTTTCCTCCTACTATTGGTATTGTTGACGGACAAACATATACCATTGATGTACAAGGTAATCTAATCGGCGAAGATTCTACAATACTTGTTGATGGTGTAAGTAATCAACTTAATGGTAACGTGCAAGGTAATGTTATTGCAGATGATTCAGCAGTAATAGTAAATGCAGCGGATAAAACTTTTACAGGAAATTTATTTATAGGTGCTTTTGAATGTTCACCGACAGGAGTTTTCCAAGGTGATTTATTTGGTAATACATTCGGTGACTTATACGACGAAGCATCTGTTAGTTTAACATCAGTAGAACTATCAGAAATGCACTTTACTAGATGGTTGCCAAATGATTTAACAGTTTTATTTGAAAACAGATCGCAAACAACAGGTGATCAAGTTATTCAATTTAATTCTTTTGAAGGAAGAATGCAATTAGATCTCAAAAAGAATAAAGCAGATGCAGCACTAGATGACGGAGTTTATGATATCAGAGGCGAAATAAAATTTGGCGCAATATCAGATATTGACGGGGATATCAATAGTTCCAAAATTACAGCTGGACACGATGCATTATTCATAGGTGTTGCTAAAAACAACGATTTGACAATTGACGAAAAGTTTGTTATGTTTACAACAAACGATTCAGATCAAATCAAAGTAGGTATTGGTAAAGCAACTGTTAGTGCAGAATTAGATGTTAATGGTTCAGGTATTTTTGAGGGTGATGTTACAGCGTCGGCGTTTAAAGGTAGTTTAGTTGCTGACGATTCTACAATTATAGTAGATGCTGTAGAAAATACTATCACATCAGGTGGCTACATACAGTTTGGTCAATACACAACAGCAAATAGAAATGCATTAACTGCTGTCAACGGCATGGTTATTTACAACGAATCAGTAGACAGATTCCAAGGTTATCAAAACGGTGCTTGGATTAATTTAGACGATGGTACGGCTGCATAATTGTTACCAATTGTAATATCTCACGGAAGTGGGGGCATTGGTAATTGTGAGTTAAAACTTAAAAAAGAATTTGAAGAATTAGGGCATGAAGTAATCTTAAATGATTACTTTAGCCCGCACGGTATAGATTGCTTGTACTGGACATTAGAAGATGAACATGATGTTACACTACAAGAAATGATCTATGATATTCCTTTTCCGGACGAATGCATACACATTGGATTAAGTTTAGGTGGATATTTAGGGTTAGTTCATTCAGAAAAGTTTGTTAGTAATCATATATTTTATCCAGGTATGCTAGGTTTTACAAAAGAAACTTTATCAAAAGATTATTCAAACACTACAGTCTACAGTGCAGAACTAGACAATTGGTGTGATAACATAACTGAATTTTGCGATCAAGCAAAAAACATCAGCCATATTAGGCTTGCAAATTGCTATCACGGCTTTATGAACAAAAATAATTCATTTGAAGTTATCAAGCCAATAATTCCATTAGAAGAAGATACTAGACAAAATACATTTAACATGTCAAAAACTATACAAAAATATCCGTACAAAGAAGAAAAAATTAGGTTGCAATATTCTGAAAATGCGTATATAATGTGTATGAATATGATAAAGCATGATATAAATGAAAACACTAATAATAGCACATGAACGAAGTTTAAACAAATGCGAAGGCCTTGTTACAGCATTAAGAAAAAATTGTAGTATTGTAACTGATTTTGAACCTGCACCAGATCATGAACATTTTATAGATCTACCACAAGAAGTGTTTATTTGTAAAGGGTTTGACATTCTTGAAATTACAAAACGTTTCAGTTGTGTAGACAGAATTTATACTATTAGCGAAAACTTACTTCCTATTCAAGCACAACTAGAATCATTTTACGGCATTAAAAATATAAGTGCATTTGCAGCAGAAATATTGAGCAACAAACAGAAGTTTGATGACTTTTGTAGACAAGTTGGTATGGATGTACTAGTACCAAAAAGTATTACTCCTACATTTTACAACCAACTAAAAGCATTTAAAAACAAAGAAATGTTTAGTAAACCAGACATTGGTACAGGAAGTAACGTCTTTTATCCAGGTGACGATGCAAGCAATCCTGTAATAGAATATAGAAGATGGAATAACATGCATCATTTCTTAGATCATATTAAATCTAAGAATATACACAATGAATTTTTTGATCTTAACAGACAAGGTATACATACACAACGTTTTAATTTTAAACCGTGTAAAATTATGTTTCAAGAATATATTTGGAGCGAAGAACCTAGTATTAGTCCTTACGGATATGTAAAAGATGGAAAAGTAAACATTGCATTCTATGTAAAAAATAGTAAGATAAAATATGGCGACGAATTAGATCATAATAGCAATCCAATAGAAAGTCATAGTAAAAGTAAAAAAAGTGATATTGTTAGAGAACGTGCAGTATGGATTGTAACCGCAGATGAAGTTCCTACAGATTTTCCAGGATTATGTCAATTCTTCTTGCAAACTATTGTAGATAAACTTGCAATCAAAGATATGTTTTTTGCAGGTCCTGACTTTCATTTTAACAATGGTAGAAAGGTTGCTATTGACTTTAATCCAAGACCAGGACAATTTGTTAACATTTTAGACAGAATGAACGATGGCAAAATTATTAGTAATATGTTGCAAGGAAAAGAAATAAATTTACAAAAAAGACTATTATGGGGATGTGCTGTATTACAACCTGGAAAAATTAAAGAAGTAAAAAATTTAGAAAATATTACACCATATCTAAATAAACAAAACACTGAAATAAAGACAGGCATACGCATTCCTGCATTTCAAAATTTACAAGATAAAAATTTTAATGTAAATTTAGATATTACAGGAACAAATGAAAAAGAATTATTTGATAATTATAATTCAGTAAACAATAAACTACGAGCAAATATATTGGTCAAGTAAAGCTTTATAACATCCTGTATCAAATTTTAAACAAACAACAAGCATAATACAATCATCAACTGTGCTAAAAACAGTGTGTCTTTTATTAGCATTGAAGTAGAATAAATTACTATCATCATACTGTGGTATTGTATCTTCATAAACAAATTTTAAAAAATGTTTATTACAGTTATGAACAAAACCAATCAATCTTATTTCATCGTAATCATATGTTGTTTTATTAATATCATAGTGTTCAGGAAAAAAGCCACCTTCATCTAATTTTAAAAAATGACAGCGTCCTAGCCATGGTTTAAAAGGTTCTAAAATGCTTTGCAATGTAGGACTAGCCTCATATACAGGTGTAGGCTTGTCTATGTCATGATTGGTAATATTAGTATTATATTTTTTATTGTATTCTGAAAGACTGTCTAAGTCAGGAATGCCGCTCAAACCACCATCTAAACTAGTAACACTTAATCCCCATCTATTGTTAGGTTTTCTAGTATTGTATGGTTTCCAATCATCTTTGAATGGTTCAATTTCTTTCATAAGATTATCATGATGAAAAACATCTAATTCTAACCAATCTCCCATCATGGCTAATCTTTGCATTGCAATCAATTGTTCGTTCATATCACTTCCCAAATATTTTGCTTCGTATAGAAGACTTCTGCATCTTTTTCAACAAGTCTACACAATCCTTGCGGAATGAAAACTTTTTCAACAACCCTGTTGGTCCTAAAACTGTTTGGACTTTTGTCAACTTCACTATTTGTTGTAAAAACTATTCTTTTAGCACCTTTGCTTTTAGCATACTCAATTTGATAAGGAAGTATATGACCCCAATTAAAATCATTATGCATCTTTTTTATACTTCCTGGTGCTTTTCCTCTGTATTCTTTAAGTGTTGCAGTGCGCAAACAAACTCTGTAACTATCTGGTATATAATCGTCAAAAGCGTGGCAGCCGCTTATGCTAACAATTTTATTGTCAACCCAAGTACACCACCACGCTTCATCTTTCCATTTACCAAACTTCATAGACACCTTTGAAACATTGTTTTCTAATCCTTGTTCAGCACACGACTGCATAAAGTCATATATCTGACTAGGTAGATTATCTACATAAAGGCGTCTAATTTCGAAGTTCATTGTGAGAAGTTTTCTACCGCTTCTTCAAACATAGCAACATTTGTTGGTGTTCCGCCAATATAAGTTTTTGTGCCTGAAAACTTATCTTGCCATTCTGGTGTCATAGACAAATTACCAACAATTGCACGAAGTTCTGTTGTAGTGTTGTTGTCTAGCCAAACTGTGTTGATTGCATCAACAAAACGGAAACCTAGATCGCCTGTTTCACTAAATGCAAAACATGTTGTGTTTGCATCTTCTTCGATAGCAGTTTGTCTAGTTGTAATAGTAAACACTGTATCTGCATCACCTGCAAGATAACCTTTTGTTGTACTACCACTACCACCAAATGGTACAACTGTAAATGTTGCTCCTGTTGCTTGTTCTAAGTTTCCTAAGAATTTCGCTACTGGTGCGCTACCCCATGTTGCAATCTTTACTTCCTGTCCGTTAAGATCTTCTAGTGTTGTAAATTCTCTACTACACATCATAGTTTCATATGTCATTAGAGCAACAAGTGTGTCTTCACTTACTTCTACTGATGGCATTTTAGGATCTCCAGGCCATTCACTACTCCAAATAGTAAGTGCATTGCCTTTTGCTAAATAGGTTGATGCTGTTACAGGATTATTTGCCTGTACAAATTGATGATCAATTTTGTTTCCAATTTCAGTCAATACTTGTCTAAAAGCACCCTCTTCTGAACCTGGATTTACAATTAAAATTTCTGCGTTTGCAGATGTTGCAATAAACATTGCTGTTAGTGCTGTGATAAATTTTTTCATTTTTTCTCCTAAGATAATATTATAACAGTCCTTACAAAACTTTCATAGAACAAGTCACTAAGGAAATATCCATAAATGACTGGGCTCGTATCGTAATTTCGTAGAAAATATCCTAGTACCATTGCAATCAGTATACATGCTACCATCCATTCGTGTATAGGAAAGATAACGACACTTATTACACTTATAGTAGTTAGGATCAACGTATTTGCATATACTCTATATTGTTTATAAAGATACACTATTTGACCTAACAGGTTAAAACCATACCAACTTAAAAGTAAACATATTAATGTCACTACCGGTATAAAGTAAAGTATAGAAGACAGTTTGTCTACTGTGTTTTCTATATTAAATTGATAACCACTTTCTAACATCAAGTAGTACACAATTACTTCACTACCCGTAATAGGTATAGCAAGGATTAGCAAAGGCAACAAACTGGATAATGCTCCACTATTGTTAGCAGCCTCTGCGGCAGCAATGCTTTTAAGTACAGGCTTTTTAAAAAAGCGTTTTACAATGCCTGCACTAGCATAACTACCAAGAATATTCGTTATGCCAGGAATAAGACCGCACCAAAATCCAATAAAGCTACCTAACAGGCTTGGACCAAATGTGCCTTTTCCTATTGCATACTTACTTATCTTGCTAGGTTGGGAAATAGAAATGTTATGAATTTTTAGTATCTCAGGAAACAGATACAATCCAATCATTACACTTGCAAAAGGTATTCCTAAACTAAGATAAAAATTGTTAAAAACAAGAAACTGATCAAATGTAATCGGATCAATTCCTTGATGTGATATTAATCCTCCAAAACAAAACAGTAATAATGTCAAAAGTTTATTCTGTTTTGTAAAAAATGTAATCATACATATTGCAACTAGTATTACAATTGTTTGTATAATACTGTTATAAAATTTGAATACATGCATAATACTAGGCAAGGCAACTAAAAACAAACACATTGCAAATGCTACACCAACGGTGCTACTAATTGCGTTACTTGTTACAGCAAGGCCGCCTGCGCCTTTTTGAAACATTTTATGTCCGTATCTTGCTGTGCTAATTGCAGTAGCATCTCCGGGTATACCGTATAAGATTGCTGTAACACTATTAGTATAGTTAGTGGTAATGAGTATAGCAACATAACACGCCATAATATTAACCGCACTAGTTGACGCTAAAAACGGGTATAAGACACCAATAGCAACAAATGGACCAGCACCTGGCACTAACCCGGCTAAAAGACCAGTTAGTAAACCGATACCACTCCAAATTCCTAATTCAATCATTTACTATTATTTTTCTATCAACAACGTTGTTAGGTGTAATCATTTCTTTATCGTTATCACTAATTTTACAACACATTTTTCTGCATACTTTAGGACATTTACTCCAAATTAATAAGTTACTAAAGTTTAAAAATTTATCTTTAATACTATCTAAACCTTCTGATATGTGTCCTACAGAACTTATGTCGTTATCTATCCAACAACAAGGATAATAGTTACCTTGCGAATTTATATAATGCATGTCTCCAGTATAACAGAAAGGTGCTAATTCGTCAAGTGTTTCTCTTTTTACATAATCAAACCATTCTGGATTATAATAGTCTTTAACTTGGCCATTATTGGACATGTCATCATGTATAGTCCAACTTTTTTTAATTTTAAATTCATTCATGCCTATTTTTTTACTTAAGGCTATTGCTTCTTCAACTTGATGATGATTGTGTTCAAAAACAATATACTTCCATATAATCTGACATTTGCGTTTAGTAGTTGCTATAAGTTCAAAAAGTTCTTGTATTTTGTTCCAATTACTGTTAACTCTGTATATGCTATTAGTGTCTTGTAGGCCGTCTATACTAAGTTCAACAATACTAGACTCGGGCCATGTTTCTAGCACTCTTTGCCAAAACTCTTTTGTTTGCATTCCATTTGTTGTAACTTGTAATTCATTTGCTGGGAAAAAATGTTCTGAAATTTTGTGGAAATCAGGATGATATATAGGATCTCCCAAATTACCTTGAAAAAATATGTAATCATATTTTTCAGGATTAGGCAAAAAGTTGAGAAGTAATTTAGTATCAATGTCTGACTTAGAACCAGGCCCGTGCATAGTTCTAATACATGCAGGACATGCTAGTGGACATCTGTTTGTTAGTTCAATGTGCCAGCCTGTATACTTAAACTCGCCCAAAGGCCCATCTACGTTCATAGCACCACCAACATTCTGTTTCGCAATGATCTTCGAAATCGTTTAGCGCAGGACCATCTCTGTTTTCACAAGATCTTGTTATATCAAACAATTCCATAATATCGTAGTGATGATATAATTCTGCTACTTTCCTTTTATCATGATTAATAAAAGGTCTTACCATTGGAACTTTTTCGTCCTTGCCTCTCCAAGTAGACCAATAAACTTCGACATCAGGTTCGTCTCTTTCAACTGCTCTTGTATTCCAATCTGCATTTGAAATGTCTTCAGGATGCTCGTCAAAGTCTAATTCAATTGCTCTAGTGTATTTAGGATTGCAAGGCCAAAAATTCCTGCCTTTTTCATCGGGAGGATTTGCTGTAATTCCTGCAAATGTAATATCAATATCTCTGTTTAAAATTAAATCCCTTACTAATTCTTCTTGTCGAGAATTATATTCTTCATATCTGCATACAGCACAATGTGTATCTTTGATTTCAATATTAGGATATCTATTTCGCATCCATTCAATTACTCTTCTGGCAAATTTTATATTGTATGGTTTAACATCTGCTGTAGCAGTAATTGGTTGAATATATTCAATATCTATATTCTCATCAGTTATTTTTTTACAAATCATATAAAGAATCATTGCACTGTCAGGTCCACCTGACAATTTCATACCAATTCTTTTGGTTCCGTGTAAATCTATTGTAACGCCTTTTTCAATCATACCTTCTCCTATACACTAATTATTTGTTGTATTCATAAATCCACTCAAACCTGGGCTCTACATCTAAAAGGTGTTGTCTTCTAATATTATCTAATGTTGTTGTGTAAGAATACAAATTGCATAAAAGTTTGTATTGTTTGTCTATGCTTATACCAAACAAATCTGTTGCACTAGTTGCAAAATATTTTTTCCAATGAGAATAGTTTGTAGTTTCTAATATTTTTTGTTTTATATGTAAAGGTGTAATCAACGGATTCAAATACATAGGATCAAGAACTTGATGTCCAAAATCAATAGAGTTTTCTATTTTACTCTGTAAACTATCAAAATTATAGATACCATAAATGTTTGCAGTATAAATCCATCCAATTTCATTTGCATTAGGAAACGTTTTGTAAGATTTCCAATTATCTAATGATTCTTCAAATGTAAATTTTCCGCCTCTAATGTATTGATACATCTCTCCATCAGATTCTACTGAAAAGAAAATATTCAGTTTATCAAATTTAGCAAACAATCTCTTTTCATCTTTAGTCAATTTATGTGTGCCATTGGTAATAATCTGTAATTTTACGTTATGCTTGTTTGGAATACATTCTATAAACTCAAAGAATCTTGGATGCATAAAAGGTTCTCCACCTTTTATAATAATATACCTTAAAGAATCTAAACTAGATAAAAATTTTATCATATCGCCATTTATATTATCAAGAATCTTATTATTATCAAAATCGTCTAACGTAAAATCAACTTTATCTTTAAGGTGTCCATCTTTTATCCAACTAGACGACTGTCCAGGATTACACATTCTACATTTGAGATTGCATAGATTACCTATATCAATATCTAAAAATTCTATATCAAAATTTACCTGTTGACTGAACCAATCGTAATGATATAAACGTCTACTTTGTTCGTTTCTCACTTCTCTATTTGTACAAGAAATGCACCCTTTCGGAACATGTTGATCAAAATCTTTTATAGCATTTGTTCTGTCAACATTCAAAGAGTTGTAGTCAGTAAATTTTCCAAACTTATAAGTGCTATGGCCGCAAGGATTTAGATTGCCTGTAGAATCTACAGATAAACCTTTATAAGCAAACCAACAACTAGGTTTAGATTCCAACAAACTCTTTATACCTTTGCGTAACTTTACCTGTAATTTTTGCAATGTTTCTAGGCCATGGTCCAGTGTTAGCAGTGCTATGTGGTATGTTTGCCCAATCAAACCAAATTACATCTCCTGCATGCCAAGGTGGTACGTAGGTATTACCAAATTGAATAATATGTCCAGGTGCCCAATCATCAAGCATTACAAAGCATCTACCCCATTCATCGTCTGTTGCTCTACTACTTGTTTGATCTGTACGTTCTTTTCGTAAACCAGTTAAACTATCTATATGTAAATGTAGCATCATTCCTGTATGTTGAGTTTGAATATTTGTTTGTGCATTTTCTAAACCGATTTGTTCGGCTAGACTGTTTAGTATTGGTGTTTCATCCGTTGTTGTCCACTGTCTGTATACAACAAAGTCTAAAGGTATACCCCAATCCTTGCAAAGCAATTCTTCATAGTCATAATTAAAACTGTCGCCTTCTGGAGACACAGGCGAAGGCCAATAAAAGTCGTATTGATTAGCATTTGCAATAGGTATTTCATCTTTCCATGTAGGTTCTATATTTCCTACTGTTCTAAAGCTTTTGCCATGATCACTTTCTCTAAACGGATTAAAATCATAATTACTTTGTTCTACTGTTACGTCCCATCTATTTTTCACTGAGACTCTCCCTTTAATAATTTTTCAAATGCATCTGTTGTGCGTCCTGTAATTTTTGCTATAGTTCTACTATGTGGACTTAAATTTGCTGTACTATGCGGTGTACCATTGATACTAAAATATAATACATCCCCTGCTTTCCAATTATGTAATACTATATTACCAAATTGAAGTATTTGTCCCCAGTACCAGTCTTGAAGCATAACAATAACTCTTTCTTTATCTCCAGAAGATGAATCTATATGCAATGGAGTTGTCATTCCAGTAGTTTGTGTTTGAATACTTGTATTATATTCTTCAAATCCTAGTTTTTTACCGATACTACCGAGTATTGGAAATTCTGTAGTATCAACTATAACTCCGTTATACATGTGCGTTCCGGCAGATATGTGCTTTTCGATTGTTCCGTCACTAATAACAGGTTTTTGTAATTCTATAGCACGTTCGATTTCATCATTCCATTCATCAAACACATTACTTATTATTCTAATAGTATTGCTATCGTTTGCGTTAGGATCCCAATGATAATTAGACGCTGCTACTGTTACGTCCCATCTATTTTTCATGTGTCATCTCCACAAATATTCTATACATAGGCGGTCTATATAAATTACAATGATCATAATCTACTTTATCAATAGACAGTCCTACATGTTTAGCAAGTGTTTCTACGGCATGTTCGGTCCAATTGAAATACCAAGTATATTTCCAATCGCGATCATAAAAATAAAAAGCACTATTACGTTGAGCATGATCCATGTCTCCGTGTATCCAAGTGTGCGCATAAAGATGATCGGGCTGAAATACTTTATAATAGTGATGTACGTGCGACCACAAAAGTAACCCGCCCGGTGCCAAACATTCTTTGAGTTTTTTGAAGTTTCTAAATTGTTCATCGTAAGTATACCAATTCTGTGGGCCAAAGCAAATGATTATATCCCAAGTTTTACCTTGCGTAATAAAATCACTTTGCTTGGACAAAATATCTGCTTCTTCTCTATACGGATCAACTCCAGTAACATTATTCAAATGTTTTTTGTATTCGTTAACTCCGCAACCCATATCTAAAATTGTTAAATTAGGATTTTCTTTTTGCATAGCCTGTAATCTGTCTACAAGTGCTTGTCCTCTAATATTCCATTTGTTTGTAATAGGTTTTTCGTCAACATCATATATAGTTCCTACTACACCAGTTGTGCTAGTTCCATTTTCTCCGACAAAATAATTGTGCTGATATTGTGCGTCAATTTCTTTTACAAAATCTTGCATACGTTTACCAAACCATTGATCAACTTTTCCTAAGGAAATAGGATAATGCATATCACGAACAGTCATTGAAAATTCTTGTTCACATGCGTCAATAAATTCTTGTGTAAACGGCAATTGGCATATTGGAGATTCTGGTGCAATGTTCCAATAAAACATTTCTTGCACTTTATCCCAAATTAATTTATTAAGAGGATTGTTATACATGTTTACCTTTCTATACTAAACACTGCAAAATTATTATCTATACTACAAGGATTATAAACTTTACAATCTATTTTAAATTCAAATTCTAAAACATTTTTTAATTTAAATACGTCATGATAATTTACAGCATTTCCTAACTTGTTTTTTAATTCTTTGTTGTTATAATCAAATACACTAAAAACAACTTTTTTATTTGTTATTTTAAGAATATTTGACATTATGTGCATTATAGTGTCGTGATCACAACTGGTAAAAACACTGTTAACAAATGTAAAATCATGTGGACTGACTTTTGGAAACTCCAAAAGAGCATATCCTGTTTTATTATAGTATCTGTTGTACCTATTCCAATGTATAAAATTATGCTCAGGATAAATTTCTTTACCTAACTTGATTGCTTTTTCATTTACATCTATACATGTGTATTGTGCTATAGGTACATAGTATAATAAATTACCTGCTGCGCCTCCAATATCTAAAACACTACCTTGTCCTTTAAAATAATGTTGGAATACTTTACCTTGCTTTGCAGTTCCAATTTTTTGCTTTGTTGTTTTTGTTATTGGATAGACACTTATAAATTTGTCTAATTTTTCTCCTGGATAATTTTTATAATAGTCTCCTTTTTCGTATAAAATACGCTGTTTCAACATAAATTCTTTTTTATTATGAATTATTATACACTGAAAGGGATTATTATCTTTTACTCCTTTAATAGGTGCAGTGTAGAAAAAAACTTTACTAGGATCGTTAGCCCTTGCTTTATATATTTTTTCCATTATTATTTCTTTGTCTACATCTTGTCCAAGATACACCACACCCATTTCTTTAGAAGAATCCCAATCTTTAATAACATCAAAATTAGAACTGCCATCTAAAAATTGTATTTGATTTTTGACACGTGAAGTTTTTGCAAATGGACAAGCATTTTTTGGTTCAACACTTGTTTTGCTCCATTCTAAAAAATCATGCACAAAAGAATCAAATAATTTAGTCGACATAAAATATCTCGTTATTGTTATACATTTTCGTAATAGTACCTTTCTAAATGAGCAATTCCCATTTGTTGTCTTAATTTTTCCGAAAAAACGCATTCAATACGTAAACTGAAAGAATACCTCGGTGTGCTTTCGTGCGATCCATGATAGTTGTTTGTGTTAAAAAAAGCACTTCTAGATGTTATTGGAACAGGTACCTTTTCGTCTAAGACGTAAAATGTTTTGTCCGAGCTAAAGTTTATCCATATAAACTCTTCTCTGTGTGGTTTCGGTTTCCACGTTTCTAGTTCGTCGTCTGTGCCACTATCGACATGATACCAAGGAATAATGTCTGGTCTGTTTATAAAAAAACTACAATGACCTATTCTATCTAAAGGTAAAGATTCTATATATTCTATTAGAGGGGCAAAAGTGTCTTTTAAATCTTCTTTCCACTTTATCTTCTTCCACACATTATCATCTGTGTTTATCGAATCGTAGACATAACTATCATGACCACCTTCTCTTAATGCTAATACATAGTAAGGACTTCTAACACCATGTTTTAGTTCTGCTTGTAATATTTTTTTATTATCTTTAAGGTCACAGTCTAATATCTGTTTTGCATACCAAGCATCTTTAATTTGATTTCCTTTGAGATCAAAAGTTCTAATATTACAGTTGTGTCTGATATGATTCACACTATCCACAATCATATCTGTTATATCTGGACACTTTTCAACTTGTATAATTTCGTCTAAATCAATAAACATTTTTTTGTTAAGGGTCAACTTTTCCATGCTGTTGTAAATCTCCTTCTAACATGTATGTCTTGTAGCCAATCTTCTAAATTATCTATGCTTTTCATATCTTTTTTATTTTTATTGATAATATCACTATATTGAGGATATATATCTACTAACACATCAAATATATTATTTTTAATGTAATACAAATGGCTATAAGCTGTATCAGTATAATAGTCTGATAGTTCTCTATTAATAATACGGTAGCCTATATGATCGTATTTTTCAATACTTTTAAAATAATGATCTTTCATTTCTTGTTTAAGTTTTTGAAATTTACTTATCTCAAAAAGTTTAGTATAAATGTTTTTAATAAGTTTACTCCTAGTGCTATGCATTTTATAATTCTCATCAAGCATGTATGTTGCTAGTCCATACCAATACATAGGAATTACAAAAGACCTACTGTAAAACAGTCCTTCAAACACCTCTCCTTTTGTAAGTGTATCTGTTGCTACGCATATTTCATCTACAACATCATTATCATATGGTTTTGCTGTGCCTTTTATGTTTGCCCAGGTAAGTTTTTTAAATCCTGTATTGAACTCTGTATTACTTAACCTACTTAAACTATTCACTTGTAGCATCTGAAAAGGGGCAGGCATATCTAATATCTCGTGTAGCCCGCTTTTAAAATTATCTATAGTATCTCCTGGCATAGGAAAAATTAGTTCTGTATAAGAGCTTAAGTTTGCATCAGACAAATCTTTAATAATTGGAGCAAAGCCCTTTATATCGTATGTATTTTTTCTTTTAACATTTTTTAGTGTTTTTGGATTTGTGCTTTGTAAACTAAATCCAAATACCTCGTCAACACCACTTTGTTGTAATTTTTTAGCAAGTTTAATAATTTTTTCTCCATGTGTTTTCGCCCACGTAGGCATAAAAGTACCGTCAAAATTACCTTTCTCTTTTTGCTCTACAATATAATCTACTAATTGTTCATCTCTTGGAAATATACCAAAATTACTATCTGCTACATCAATTACTCTAACATTATTATTACATATCCATTCTAATTCTGCCAAGCATCTTTCAGTATCGAACATTTGTATTTTTTGGTACTTTTTATGCCCTATGTCGCAAAAACTACAACTATATGGACAACCTCGATTTCCTTCAAAAACTACTCTTATTTTTTGTTTATTTCCTTTTAACAATGTATCAAAAAACCCGTTAAGATAAGGACTTGGTATATCTTTTGGATCAGCATATTCTGCTTCTAATGCATTGTTAAACTCTTTTGTTACTACACCAGGCAAGTCTAAAGTATCACTAACAAGAATTTTACGCATTGTTTCTTCGCCATAGTACGCAATTACTGCATCTATTTCTGGATGATCTTTACACCATTCACTTGTGTATTTTGGATCTGGGCCGCCCACTACTATTATACAATCAGGATATTCTTTTTTAATTTTTTTTATAATATCATATGTTTCCTTCCAATTCCACATATAACAACTTGCAGCAACAACTTTAGGATTTTGTATATCGATATTATCTTTCCACAAAACACCTGCTAATTGATATCTATCAGTAACTTCTTTAAACTGTTCACAATATCCCCAGATAGTGCCTACTGCTTGAGGTAAACACGCCATACTTCTTGTTAGTGGGATTTGTATAAAATATAGATTATCCATTATATTTAAAATGTTCTGTATTTTTCCATATTGTGTTGTCATCTATTTTGTTAAACAAATTATCAATCCAATCAAACAAATCCATCATTAGAATCCAACGTGGTTCCGTATCATCAAGTTTGCGTGGCACTGCATGTAACATCCTTGTATAAAATATTGTAGGTGCATCCATTACAAATTTTTCTACAGGATGATTAAATTGATCATAGTAATACTGAGGAGTCTTGCTAAAGTCTCCTACAAGAGGTATGCCAAAATTTCCCCACTTGCGATGATCTATATGATTTACTAGGCCGCCTGGCTTTACACTGCTTAGGAAGAAACTCGGACGTTTAAATTCTGCGTTAAACCCTTCGTAAATTTCTTCAAGTATAGGAAAGTCTTTAACGTCAAGCGGAAGTTCTTCTACGTTCCACTGTAGTCCGTTTTGATCATAGCCTTGTTTCCAATCTTTTGATTTAGCATACTCTACTATATCATTAAAAATCTTAGGATCGTATTGTAATTTAAGTTTTCTGTGATACCAATTCATAAAAATTTTATCCTTTTATTCTTTTCATTTTGATCCCAGTCAATGATGCTACCGTCTAATATTCCTTGTTCTATTTCGGCATAACTATTATGACGCCAGCAACTTGTAATAATCACTCTATCTTCATCAGCATCATTATCTACTCCGTGTATTTCTGGACCTTTGAACATCCATGGAGCAAATTCATTAGTTTTTTCGCTAACACTATAAGGCATTACATATTTTTTAGTACTTCTATCAAAATCTTCATAAAATGTTTGCGGACTTACATCTTCAAACTTTCCACGCACAGCAAAGTTAAGCACAGCAGGTCTGTTTCTGTCTTGATGCGGTGGTGTGCCTCCTATAGGTGTGCTTGTGTATAACATTGTGTCAGGTGTAATAGCAGGCTTAAACAACATTGCAAGTTCATAATGAAACTCGCTCCATTTATAGTTTTTACATTCTAATCTTGGATTAAACGCTTCATGCACTGTCCATCTAATATGGCCGCAATCAAATTGATACCAATCTTCATTATCAATATTTTCTAAATGATCTAGCAAATATTCCCTATCGTACCAAAGTGTCGGAAGTTCACGACAGTACGGTGTTGACTTTGTCTCTTCCGAGAACATCGACTTTGTCTCTTGCGTCATCGTTCCACCTTTCATAATTTGTTTGTATAATTTCAAAATACTTTATCATTGTATCTGCATCTGTTACTTGAAAACAGGTCATAGGGTTGTGTGTAAAATCTTCGTACTTCATATGTTTCATAATCAAATTATCTATTACCATCGCATATCTATGACTACGCTTTTCTCCTAAACCTTCTCTGCTCATATCTTCTGCCATTCCTATGGTTTCTGCCCATTTGCCTGTAGGATCTGGCAACGCTTGTATATTTTGCAAACCATCGTTTTTAATCCATGCACGTTGTACATATGTGTCATCTATACTTGTAAACCAAATTTCGTCTAAACCTAGTTCTTTAAATCTATCATAATAAAAATCATAAGTTCTTGCTTGACTTGCAGCGTATTCGACTAAAAACAATCCAGGTAAACCTAACAGCAATATTTTCTTGTTTTCAAATAATTCATAAGTATCAATCCACCGTGTTGTTGTACCAACTTTGTGCATAGTCTTTATGTTAGGTATTTTATCTCCTACTCTAATCATTAATTTCCTCCGTAGATTTTAAAAAACATCTTTTACTTTTACGTCCATACCAAAATAAATGTCTTGCATGATCAGTTATACTATGATATACATTTGGCTTAACCGAAACACTTGTGTTTACATCTTTTAATGGCTCGCCATCAAAAAACCAACTGTGCCAATTTTTTGTAAATGTTTCTACATTCCTTTTTTTACCATATAAATCTAAAATGTGTTTGTTAAATTTTAGTGCTTCTTCAACATCAACATTGTATTTTGCTAAACAAAGCATTTTAATTTGTTTATAAAAATCATCTATATTTTTATATAATGTTGCAGCAGTAGCACCATTATCTTGGAAGTGGAAATTGTCACCTCCCTCAATAGGTCTGCCCCATGTTTTCATATTAAACAAACTATCCTTTAAACTATTTGTATGATTTTCATATTCTTTATTAAACACAGTACCACTATTTTTACTCCAATCAAATAATAATTTGTAAAATTCAATTAATGGTATGTCATGTTCTCTTTGCAAATATGTTGCAACTACTTGTGATACTCCGTGATAATGATGCGGAATAACAATGCCTTTTGCAAAGAAATACATATCTATATAATCTTGTGTTGTAAAACTATTGCTTTGGTGGCAAACAAAATCAATTTCTCCTTCACTTGCGTCGGGATATGTATTGCCACCTGCAGGTGCAGGTGTTGGCACATATTTTAACCCGTATTTTTCTTTATACTCCTCTTTTGCAAAAGGTGTGTTAGGAACAATACTTAGGGGGTGTACAGTTAAAGCATGATCACTACCTAGTTCGAGTATTTTTCCTATACCTTGTATCCAACTGTCTAGTGTTTCTTCTGGCAAGCCAACTATGAGTTCGCAATAATTATCAACACCTGCTGCATTGTATTCTCCTACCATTTCCTCTAATTTAGTATTAGCAATGTTGATACGCTTAATAGCTTTGAGAGTATCAGGATTCATACTTTGTAATGCAATTGTTACACCACGTTTTATATTTGCTTCTTGATTTAATATACGTCCTAATTCTACAATGCGTTTAGGTTGTTGTTTTGCAGTGCTGTAATCTATCTGTCTAGGAAATCCTGTCGCTTTTCGACAATGTGCAATGTATTTTATAAAATCAACATCTCTGTCAAATATGCCTACATTACTATCTGCAAAATACAAAAAGTCAATGTTATGATCAACCACCCAATCTATTTCTCTTATAACTCTAGCGTATTCAAATTTTGCAATCTTATTATAATATAATGCTTCTTGATCACAAAATGTACAAGCATATGGACAACCTCTGTTGGTTTCAATAATTGCACTATATTGTCTGTCAGGCTTCATAAGGCTGTCCATTAGCCCGCTTAGATAAGGACTAGGAATATCAGTAACATCTTTATCTGGCTTAGGAGGTGTATAACTTTCTACGGTCATAACACCAGGTGCATCTAAGTTACCATTTAATATTTCTGCAAAAGTTCTTTCTCCTGCATAAGTAACAATAACATCACAGATATCTTTGTTTTTTGAAAGCCAAGTTTGATCGTATGGTACTTGTGGACCTCCCATTACAACCAAACAATTAGGATATTTGCTTTTTACTGCTCGTGCAAGTTCTTGGCTAATATTCCAATTCCAAACATATGTGCTTATTGCAAATACATCAGGATCTTTTATATTCTCCATATAATTTTCTACAGTATCACGTTCAAATATAATGTCGCCTAATTCCCAACCTTCAACATTGGCTCTACAGTATTCCCAAACATAGGCAACACTGAGAGGCAGAAAAGTTGCTTCAGCAATAACATTGTTAATTTGAGTGAAATAAACTTTCTTCATATGTCTTGTCTCCCGGATATAACGGGATTTTTTCTCCTGCTCTACGCTTTGGTATTTTACTATCTGCTGAACTTACACAACTTTGTGTTGTACAAGGCATTGGCTTATCAAACAGTTTAAACCCTGTTTCGATATTGCCAAGCGGAGCATCATGACAAGAATATGATCGTTTTATAGAACCGTCTGGTTCGCGGATAATAATGCTTCTAAAACCTGAACTACATTCCCATCCGCAGAATTTATTAAAGTTAAAAGCATTAAAGCGTTCTGCTTGATCCATATACCAAGTTTTTCCTTTAGAGTCTTTAAACTCTACTTGCATGTGCCAAGGAACACTCTTTTGCTGATGTAAATATTTATCGTCTTTATCTACTCTAAAATTTGGCTTTGGACGTTCTGCCCATTTACGCTTTTCTTCTGTATATGCTCTTTGTGGCATTCCGTTCCATAATCGCTTGAGCATTTCGTCTGTGTAGCCTTCAACAACTCTCGACGCCGTAGGGTCGGACTGCGGTTTAAGGGTGACGTTGATACCTTGCTCATGAAAGAACAAAGCGTTTTCCCAATCTCTTTCAAACCAGTCTGGCACCATAACCATATTAATTGTAACTTGTACATCATGCTCTTGACACAGTATAAGTTTGTCTGCAAAGTCTTGTAACTTTTCAGTAGAATTTAAATGTTCTGTGTGTAAACTTGCTGTAATACTTGCTCTATGAAATGGCTTTACACATTCTACATACTGTTCAAACCAACGCATAGGACGTGAACAGTTTGACGTCATGTGTACACTTGTATAATTTGTATTATCTACATCATCTGCCAAATGCTGTAAAATGTCCAAGTAGCCAGGATGGAAAGTAGGCTCCCCACCACTAAGACTAAAATGATAAGAATTAAATCCATTCTCACGGGCTTGCCTCTTTATTTCATCAATTGTTTTTAAACATAGTTCTGTAGGTCTATGATCTTTTTTGTCGCTACGAGCGTATGGCCAACAATAACTGCAACGATAATTACAAAATCTACCAAGAAGCCAAGAGACAGTAAACAAATCTCTATATAGCATAGTGCGTTGGCCGACGCTAACGATATCATCGAACGGAATTTTCGTAAAATCGTATTCGCTCCACTTTAAATCTTCAGTCATGGTTTATTATAACGCAATTCAGGGATAATGTCAAACAAATTTTCATTTCTACTTTTATCTAACTGTGCTGTGTATTCATAAAACTGCGGCAACTTATCGCTCCAGTCTTCTGCATACATGTAATCAATTATACCTTGTACCTTTTCTAAATGTTTATATCTACAAAGCATTATGTTTGCTTGTGTTTTAAGTTCTTTAGGTAAACATCTTATGTTTAAATATTCAGGATGATTTAAAATGTTAAAATAAATTTTATGTCCGTAAGGTTCTGCCCAATCTATAAGTTTATCTAATCTTAAAATATTATACATTTGTACTGTGCAATGTATTTCTATATTTGCATTAGGCAATTGTCGTATTGTTTCAAAGTTTTCGACAATTTTTTTCCAATTACTTGGATATCTGATATATCTATCTAAATTGTCTGTTGCATCAATAGAACAGTTTAATTGTATCTGTTTAAACTCACTCCATTTGTCTATTAAATGCTGCGGAACATTTGTTAAGTTTGTGTTATATTTTAATTTAATTTTATGTGCAGTACTATTATCAATATAATAATCTAAAAGCTTATGCTGTTCTTTGATAATTGTAGGCTCGCCACCTGTTAGATATATTTCTTCTACAGTGTTTGCAATACTAAAAAGATTTTCCCATGTCTTTTCATTCTCAGGCCAGTCCATTTTGCTTAACCGTTCATATTCACTAGGTTCTAACGCATCCTCAACCAACGCCCATTCTTTTACCCATTGATTACTTGCATAAGGATTGCACATACGGCACTTTAGGTTACATAAATTACCTAATCGTATATCTACATACTGTATATCAAAAGGTGCATATTCTTCATATTCTTTGTCTTGCTGCCATTTATCATTCCATGCTTGTCTTGCACTTCTAACACCTGCATCTTCTTCTCTAAAACAACGCTGACACATATCAGGTCGTTCACCGTTTAGCATTTGTTTTCTAATATTTGTATAAACTTCGCTATTCCATGCTTCTTGTAAATCGTCTTTATAAACTTTGTAAGGCTTGCCGTCTGATTTCGTTACAAAATTCTTACCAGGAGTTGAGTTACAGCATACACGAAGATTACCACTTGCGTTTGTAGCAAGATGCATCCACGGTAAAATACAAAATGTACTATCCAAATTCAAAAGTTTGTTTCCTTAATCTGTCTTTTATTTCTTTTTGTTTTAAAAATTCTTTGTATAACTTTTCATCATATGGTTTTATAAAACTTACAACTGATGCTAAATCGTCTAATAATCGATTATTATAATTCTCAAATTTGTTTATAATGTGATTCCTTAAATTTTCAGGATATATCCAAGGATGCTGCCAAATAGGGTCATCAACAAAATTTAAATCATAGGTAAACCCTTTCTTTTTAAAATATAATATTGTCTCAGGTAAGTGCCAAATATTCCATGCACTAACCGATATGCAAATATTAATTCTCCAATGTTTTTTTGTTGCAAGTAAATCTAATTTAGGTTCCAAATCTTCCCATTTACCAGGCCAACGAACATAACTGTAATGATCTTTAATTGCATCCACACTTACATTAACTAACACACTTTTCCAGGCATCTAAATCGTTGGCCATTTCTTCAGTAAAAAGTAAACCATTTGTTACAATATCAATACTAATGTCTTTTTTATTAGGATGATTTTTTATTAAATCTTTTACTTTAGGAATATATAAAGGTTCACCGCCTGTAAACTTTAGTTGTTTTATTCCTTCCATTTTTGTAATTTTATCTAGTGCAGCATCTACCCAATTGTCTCCACTAAAGTTAATACGTGCATCAGACACTTGTGTTTCTGTCCAATCTTCGTTAGGATTTCTGTTTATTTCTGATTGTAGTACACTACTACTATTTGCTTCGCAATGTCTACATCCTAAATTACATTTATTACCTAATTTTAAATCAATTGAATTGTACGTTTGACCTTTTTCATGCAAGTGCCGTGTTCGTTGGCTTTCTAATCCACGCTCTTCTCTATCCCAACAACGTTTACATTCTAAAGGTTTTTGGTTATTTAACAGTTGTTGTTTTATAGGTTCAATATATTCTTCGTATAATTCAATATCTTGATTCCACAAGACTTGTTTTTTGTTACCTTGAGAAACAAATTCACAACAAGGTCTATAAGACCCATTGGTAGTGCTTGTTAACATAGTCCACGGCAACGGGCAATAAGTATCAGACATTATTCATTATCTCAAAGAAGTATTGTTCTGGCCAATCTCTGTAATATTCTGTTGACGCAAGATATTTACGCTTAACTTGAATATCTCCTTTGTCTTGTATAAAAATACAATTACATGGATTTTTAGCAAAATACCCAGAAGTAGGTGTACTTAAAAAATAAAGTAATTCTCTACCCTTTAATCTGTTTACAAATTTTTCTGCTTCTAAAAGATTTGCATTAGGTCCTAGCCAAACAACACCTATATCATAGTTGCGTCTGTCAAATTGGTATATGTCATGTTGGTAGTTTTCTCTACCGTCTATTAATTGTATTTTGTTGTCTAATCGAGCCCGTCGTGCAAAAGGACAAATAGGAAAACCATTTTCAGGTCGAATCTTTTCTATTTTTTCTTCTACCCAATCTAAAAACTCTTTTTGAAAACTGTCAAAATCAGTCTTCGTTATAACTTTTGTAAAATTGTACGTTAATTGCATTTTTTAACCAAGGCTCTTTATCTATTACAATACTTGCATGTACTTGACATGCATCAAAAACTAAAATACTGCCTACATCCTGTTCTAATATAGTTTCATGACTTAATCCACGAAAACTATTTTCACTTATATGTGGATATTTATTTGGATCCCATTCACCATAATCTTTTTCCGGGTTCATAGACTCGCCATTTATATCAATAAAATTATTATAATTTCTTGATATTTCATACATTGCTGTATCTTGGCTTTTTTCTGCGTCTCTGTCTAAAATAACACTATAACCGATTCTGCGTTGATTCATAAAAGCAGTATGTGCTCGTGCTCCTTTTGTCAAAAACAAAGGAATAATTACACTCTTAAAAGGTATAACATTATCAAAATATGGATCTTCAGGGGCGCCTTCTTCCTCAGTAATCAAATCAAGGTGTGCATCGTGCGGCTGATTAGAAATAAAATAGTTACCTGAATGATTACCACTAAAGTCTCCAAAAATATCTAAAAACTTGTGTCTTAACCATTTTTCATTTCTAAATAGCATAGGAATACTTGCTAATGGCTGAATATTACTACTAGATGCTTGAAACTTTACTGTTCTTGCATTTTGAAATTGATAAAGTCTCAGAATTTCTATTTCTTCTGCTGTAAAAAAATTATCAATCTTTTTTGCAGGACTAAAATTGTGTATTATATTATTTTTATAATATTCACAGCATTCTATGTATTTCATCTTCTAATTTTCCTTGTCTTGCATCTAATAAAGGCAATCTAATGTTAATTCTGTTATATGCTTTATCTCTATGAAAGTAATTCCATTCTTCATTTCCTAATGCAACATGCACTGTATTAGTAGCTATAAGTCCAAATTTTTCGCAAACTTGTTTTTGGTGTTCTTTGTATATATTTGCAGCCAAATCTGGTGAAAATTCCTTCATTAGCATTAGTCCTGCATATGTATTTGCATGTATTCCGTGATGCCATTCAGTTTGTACAGCAAGAGAGCCATGTGTCCATTTACTAAAACATATACCGCTACGAAAATTACCTGTTTGCAAACCTTTTGTTGTACTAAATGCAACTACCTTAACACAATCATAGTCTACACTCCATTCTAAATCGTAACATGTACCAAACCAAGCACAATCAACCATTACAGGAATATCAAGTTTTGTACAAGTTTCCATAATCTCTTCGTACATTGGATGCACACTGCCAGATCCACTAAATGGCACACTAATAATTACAGCATCTCCACGCTCTAATGGTGCATCATCAATATAAGTATCCCAATCAAAGTCGAACACATCTCTGTTATAAGGATATTCGCCACGAAGCAAGCGCATACGCCAACCATTTCTTGCACATTCTAAATGAAACCAATCTAGTGTTTGTGTTACACCAAGACTTACATAACGATTAGGTAAAGTTTCTAATCCTTTGACCTTTGTACTTACAGATGATTCAATCCATTTAGGATAAAAATCTAAATATTCGTCTTGAACATTAAAATCTCTATTAAACCAGCCATGCTCTTTCACATGTCGTGATAAGAATTTAGGACACTCATGTATCTTAGCACTATTTCCTGTTGTGCCTAAATACTTTTTATATAGTGATTCCCATTGTTTACTCATTCCAATACTCCTTAAATTGCGGAGCAGCACTAATAAAGTCTGTATTTCTTATTTTATCTAAATCAACAATGTATTCTTTGAAATATTTCCACAATTTTTGTTGTTCTGCATGTTCTGGTTTTTTAAGTTGTTGTGCCAATTTGCTTATACCTACAGAATAATAATTATCTTGGCCTGGCCATTTTATTTTATCGTCTATGTCTTCAATCATAGATGCTGCTTGTTCTTTCATTTCTGCACTTAACACATCTAAACTAAGATAAGCAGGATTAACAACTGTATTTGAAAAACTAAAACTACAAAAATCTTTATACTTTTGAACAAAATTCCATGCATCTCTAATTGCAAATACATTTGCAGCCATTGTTGTAAATGTTATACACACTTCTTCAAGGTTATCAAATGTTTTTAGTTTTTCGATCATGTTCTCAACAACAGATATATCATAATTATTGCCGCCTCTTGTATAATTATACAGTTCTCCTGTACCTTCTATACTAATATAAAATATAAGACTTTTAAACTGTCGTAAATGATCAAACAATTGCTCATCATCTACTGTAGCATTTGTGCTTATATCAATAGTAACTTGTTTGTTAAGTCCCAAGTCAATTAACTTTTGTAAAATTGCTCTATTTTTAGGCTCATACATTGGTTCACCGCCACGTATAGCAACATAACACAAATCTTCAAATACACTAGTATCAGCAAAAACGTTGTCTATAACAGAATCATCTAATACAAAATGTCCGTAATCGCTGTTTCTCCAATAACCTGTTTTGTTTTTTAATAATTTTTTTTCATCTGCAACCCATGCTGTACTAACTGCACCGCTACAATGTATACATTTTAAATTGCACTTGTTACTAGGAATAACATCAAGCATTAAAAAACTAGGTGTGTTAATATCTGTTACTATAGGTTTATTATTGTAACAAGTTGCTCGGTCAACAAATAGTGTTTCAAAAAACAATCTACGACTGTGTCCACTTAGTTCTTCTTTTTTATAACACTTTTCACAGCCTTTGTTTTGTTGAAACTGTGAATGATCTTTCCTTAGTTGTGTCCAAGGATTGTCATTCCATATTTCCACTAAAGAATTATTGTTCAAATTACCTAGTGGAACTTTATAAATTGCATCAGGCTTTACATTGCCATCATAATCAATAGCAACGCATTTAAACGGCGCAATGCAGTTATAGTTACTAAGCAAAGTAGTCCTCCTGAGAACCTTGTCTTGCTAAGTCTTGTGTTACACAATGCACACCGCCATCCCAAAAATACTGGTGTCTAAAGTTCCAGTAGATAGGTGTAATACCTTGTTTTTCCATTCTTGCAAATGCTTCTTTGTTTGTGCCAGTGCAAATAACATAATCTTCAGACACACTTAACACATTTACATCAAAAACTGTTTCATCTACGTAACCTGTCCAATGACTAAAATATTCATCAATAAAGTCTTTGTAAAAACGTTGCTTACGCATTTTATCAAATTCGTCTGGAAGTTCTGTTTCGCTAGACACTTCAATAATATCCCAGTTTTGTAATTTTTCTGGTATCCATTTTTTATTCCATGTCATTAGTACACCCGGCTTTAATAGTGCAATCTTGCCGTCACAGTGTCCGCCGACAGCAACTTCGTTCCATCTAAACTCATCGCCTAGTTCTTTTTTCAGCCAGTCTAATCCAACATCGGTACCTTTGCCTTTTTTAAGATCTTTATTACCACTTTGAGAATGAAACAAATCTTTACCACACTTAATAATGTTTGCAGCATGAAACATAATTTGATCGTTTTCATTATATGGAGGTGCTTTGCTTGTAAGTTTTGCCATAGGCATACTTAACCATCTATAACCATTATTATAGAATTGTCTACTAATGTCAGTATATGCAAGATTCTCAAAAAATCTACCACCGCTTGCTGTATAGTGCTCTACAATAGTGTTGCCAAACACACCTAACACATCTCTTGGCATAAGTGGATGGTTAGGAAAATGACTACCAAACCATGGCGTTTGTACAGTTGCTTTATCCCAACTATATTGCATTAGATTATTAGGACGGTGTACTGTAACATCTAAATCTTCAAGTATTTTTACTAAAGATTCTAAGTCTTCAGCAGTTTCTTCATTTACACGTTTTAGTAAATCTCTTGCATTTGAGTCAGGAACATCATTAAAATCTTCAGCGTTATAAGTGCCGCCTACAATGATATCAGTAAGTTTTTGAAATTCGGTAAAAGTTGCCAATATAGTTCTCCATTATTAGTACTATACTAACATAAATTTCCTTTATTGTCAATAGGTAAAACCTTCTTATAGTCTAATCCTGTTACGGCATCCATTTCCGCTGACCGTTCTAGAAGTTCGTTCCATAACTCTAAATCTGTCTCGCCACCTTTAAGTCCTTGCATTATTGCACGTTTATGAAAGGGCTGGACGTTATCCCAAGTTTCCATTTTATCTATTAGGTGTTGCTTATACTCTTCTGGCATTGTACCAATAGAAGTATATTCCGGCCATCTTATACAATCTATAGAATGCTTGTCTTTGTGTATAATACTTTGTACCCATTTAGATAATTCGTTAAAACTCCAAATAGAAAATACACTTAAACAACTATGAACACTAAAAATTAAATTAGCATCTAAATCTAAATACTTTTTTACATTTTCTTCAATTTCATTCCAATTGCTTAGTGTACGATTGTAATCATTACCATAACCATAGCCATCAATCGAAAAGCATAATTCAACACTTTTACATTTTTTCCAAACTTCAATATCTTCCTTTGTAGGAAATTTAGTTGCATTTGTATGATAGACTATAGATACATCGGATAAATCATCGTATTTTGCTAGGTCTTGTAAAAAAGGCGAATGTTCAGGAGACATAAAGGGTTCGCCTCCGAGTATTTTAATCATTGTTGGTTTGTTAAATTTTGTTAAATCAAAGTCACGTACTGTGTTTACTTCTGGTTTAACCTTGGCACCTTGATTATAATAATGATCTGGTACATGATGCATCATGCTGTCTGTTCTAGGAGCATCTTTCCATGCAGCATTATATAATCTTGCCCACGTTGTGCTTTCATCTACATTACACATTCTACATGCAAGATTACAATGATTACTTAAAAACACTTCTAAGTAATCTAGTTCAAATTTATCTTCTATATAGCCGTAAAGTTGGTTAAAGTGCATACGCATATTGCGACCGCCAAGTTTTTCTTCTTCCCAACATTTAACACATTCAGGCAATTTTTCACCTGCTTTCATTTTATCTCTAATTTTTTGAAAGTATTCTGGGTGATTAACTGCTTCCTCTGGTGGTAAAAACTTATATTCTTTAAATTCACTTTCTCCAAATGCCTTAAATCTGCAACACGGCAAAACAGTAGGCTTCCCGTTCTCAGCACCTAATGCCATATGCTTCCATGGTAATACACAACTGTTCTTACTCAAAAAAATTCCCTTTCTGAACATTTATTACATTCGCCTATTTCGTTATTAGTAATTTTTTTTGGCAAAGTGTCTTTGAAAAAAGTATGCTCTAATATTTCTTGTAATGTAAAACTATTTAAACTATTAAAATTTTGTCCGTATAAATCTGGTGCATGTATAAATTCTTTTAAATCATTGTATTGTTCATTTTCGTATGTCATAGATTTTAAACTATAACAACACGGCCATACATGACCAGTTTCGCTTATTTGTATTTCACCTCTTTTCATCCAAGGACATACAGTTTTAAAAGTAGGTTGATCTCCTATATCTACTGACACAGTTTTGTAGTTGAATTTTTGTAATTCTTTTACAGTTTGAAAATCGATACCTTTGATTTTAGTTGCAGTATAACTCTTATATTCAACCATATCAATTTCTTTTACACAAGATCTGTTAACTTGAAAGCCTACAAAACCAAGTTTTTTTGCTGTATTACTTATTTCTTCTATTTGATGCAAATTGTAATCAAAAACAATCGTTCTCCATACAGCATTAGCACCAGACTCGATAAAAGAAGTAGCGTTTTCTATAACTTTGTGCCAGTTTACTCCTCGTCTGTAAATATGATTAGTATCTTCCAATCCATCAATACTGAAAATTAAGTCATGTGCTTTAAACTTTTGTAATGTTTTACCTAAAGAATACCACCATTCTTTATTTCTTGCACTACCGTTTGTATGAATAACAACATATAAGTGTGGATTAGTTTCGGCAAGATAATTAATCATTTCTAATGCACTAGGATGCATTTGAAAATCACCTACTGATCCATTAAACACTATTTCTTTAACAGTTGACAAATTAGACTTACATAAACTGTGCCAAGCTCTTACCGGAAAGTGTTTTAGTTTAAGTCTAGGATTTATTTTGCCGCCATCGATGTTGCGATCACAACTACCACAACTAGCATTACAATAAGATGTAAATTCTATTTGTAACGTGAATATATCACTGTGTTTCAAATGAAACATCGAATATATCTTTCATTTCAGGAAAAGTTTCTGCAAATGTTATGCCACGTTGGCGATCGCACAAATCTAAAAATTCTTTCATTTCTGGTAAGCGTCTACTCCAGTCTTCACTTTCCATAAAACTTAAAATACCATTAAGACGTTTAATTCCGTATTCTGCACTACGGAATTGTTCATACGTAACTTTACCTTTGTGCCATCTAGGAATACCAAGTTCCCAGTTTTCTTCCCACCAAGGATACCATGATTCGTACTTGCGTCTACATTCTTCTTTAAACCATTTAGGCAAAACTTTTACATTTAAATGGGCAGGCCAATATACAAAATGCTGACTAATGCCACCTGCGCCAAATGGCCACATGTTTATTTTCTTAAAACCTTGTTCTAGTTTCCATTGAATAAAGTCAGGAAGATAATATACATTAAGTGCTTGAACTGCACATGCAATAGTAACTTCTACATTATTACTAGTTTGTGTATCTAAAATACGAAACACTTCTTCTTGACGTTTCCATTCGCTTGGATAACGAATATAACTATTCATTTCTTTAATACTATCTATCGAATAGTGAAAACGCACAAGTTTGAATTCTCGCCATAAATCAAATAAATCTTCTCTCCATTCAACTCCATTTGAGTTATAACGTAGTTCAAGATCTTTTGCATAACCCATTTTAATTGCATGTTCAAGTATTTCATAGTGTTCCTCGATAATAAGACTCTCGCCACCGGCAAAATAAATCTGCTGCATACTCGGCATTTGTTCATAGAATTGCTCCCAAAACACAGGATTTTGTTTGTGCCAGTTGTAACTACTTCCGTTTGTACTGCCTTTGTTTTCCCATTGCATAATTTCTTTGAGAGACTCATTTTTAACAGCAGGAAAAATTGCCTTCCAATCTTTAATCCAACCTGAACTATCATGCGGTGAACACATTACACATGCAAGTTGACATTTTGTTCCGAAACGTAAATCAATATACGCTAGATTAGGTGGCACACTGCCGTCTTCATTTGTTTCTTGTAGTATCTTATCTACATCAACACGCTGACTCCAGTAGTCTGTTTCCCACATACGTTTACTACGATGACCTGCTGCTTCTTCTTTAAAACATTTTAAACAACTAGGTGGCTTTTCACCAGCAAGCATTTGCTTACGTACATTCTTCATGTATGTGCTGTTCCAAGCACTTTGAAAATCACTTACATTTAAATTGTTAGGACGTCCTTCATCATCCTTAAGAATGCCTACTTGGCCCCCGTGTTCTTTATCATTTGTTGCACCAACTGAACTTGCATTTGCTGTGCAGCATACTCTCATACTACCGTCTGGTCTTGTGCTTAGATGCACCCAAGGTAATAAACAAAATGTGTCGCTAATCTTTGTGTGTTTTGTATTCATTGTTTATCGCTTTACAAAATTTTTTGCATATAGGATCAGGATCTGTTTCCCAACCTTCAGTGTTAAAATGTTTACTGAATGCTTCACTATCTATTATAGCATCTAATCCATTTTTTGCAATAGAATTCCAGTCTTTATCTAAACTTTTTAGATAAGGAGACATGCTTGGCTCAGTAAGTGTCCAGCAACAGGGCCATGCATGTCCGTCAGTGTCTATAACAATACCTTTTGTCCTACACTTTATCTTTGTCATACCATTTCCATTCGCTGACTTTATTTGCCCAAGCAAAAACTTGTTCTTTCATTTCTTTGTCTACAATTTTATACTTCCAATCTCTAGTATTTAATTTTATATCCATTTCTAATTTATTTTTCCTTGCTAATTCAATAGCTTCGGGTACACTTCTATAATTAAATGTAAACACTAAAAAATCCCAACATACTACAGCACCTGATTCATTTGCAGCAATCATATGTTCCCACGCTCTGTTAAAATCTACCTCAATTCTATATTTACTACTCTGTTCTGCTGTTATACCATCTATACCAAAATTCAAACGTAGTTGATCTTTCCAACGTTTTGCAATACTTACATACCAATCTTTCTGTCTTAGGCCACCGTTTGTTGCTACTTGAACTTCTTTACCTGAAGCACATCCATAATCTATCATTTCTTCTATATCAGGATGCATTAATGGATCTCCATAATCTCCGCAAAAATAAATTACTTCGACTGCACTCGGAGCAGTGTCTACCATCTTCTTATAAGTTTCTAAGGAAAAATGTCTATATACTAATTTGTCCTTTGCATCTAACTCTGTTCTTGGACATAAAGGACATTTTGCTTGGCAATAAGTTGTAGGACTAAATTCTAATGTTTCAAACTTTCTGTAATCCACTAAACATATTCCTCTAGTTCAGGAAAATAATCTAACATTTTTTTATTGTTAATACGTTCACACAGTTTAATATATTTTGTAGATCTTTCAGATAATTTTTCTTGGCCGTTAAAATTATTTTTCATATAATTCAAACAATCATTTGTAAAGTATTCCCACCTATCAATAAAATCTTTATTATTTGTCGACAGTTTTGCTTTTTCTATACTGTCTTGCATTTCGTTTATACATCTTTGTCTAATAGAATCTGGTAATTCTAAACTAGATACAGGATTATCTAGTACTAGACTAGTATGAAATAATAAATCATACTCTAACCAATTGTTTAAAATATCAGTCCAACGCAAAGCACTAAACATGTTAAATGTTACAGTGCCTTTTAGAATTATGTTACTTAAATTGAAATCTTTAATTCTGCGTAAATTGCTTTTAACAAGTTCAATATCTCCACGCATTCTAAAAAAATCATATGTGTCAAACGATGCATCTATACTACAAACAATTTCTACTTGTTTAAACTTCATCCAATACTTTAAATACTTTGATATGTCTTTGACATTAAGATTTGTATTATAGACTAATTTTTGATCTTGCGGATTTTTACTTGTCATATATTCTAACCAGTCTATATGTTCTGGAGTAAGTAACGGTTCACCGCCTGTAAAATGAATCATAGAAGCAGATGCGAGTAATTCTTTTATGTCTTCTTTATATCTGCTTTCGCTATTGAGAGCAACTTTGAATAATTTAGATATATTATTATGTGTAACAGATTCATCTAAATCATCAACTTCTTTACCAACATCGTAAGATGTTTCTTCATATATTTCAAAAGTTTCTTTGTCAGTTAAACTTGTTACCCAAAGTGTACTACTGCCTGGGCCGCAGTGCATACATTGCAAATTACATAAATTACTAGGACGTATTTCTATCCTTTCAAGATCAGTAAGTCTAGATTCGTCTGGATTATTTTTTATAAAATCTATAAGTGCATCTTTATCTTCAACTTGTCTTTCAAAATCTCCAAAAAAATCCATTCTAGGCGACTTACTATTAGAATCTTCTGCATTCCAACAACTTACGCAATTTTTATTTCTTTGTCCGCAATACAGGTCATTCCTAATATTTTTATAATAATCATTGTTAAACAGTTTTGTAAATGGTTGTTTCTTCCAATTGCCTACACGTTCTCTACCCCTGTAGCATGTATATACAGAACCGGATTGATCCAAGTCAGCGTTAATGTAAGGTGCAAAACAGAATGTATCGGGATTTAATCCTAACTTTTCTAATTCGTTTCGCATATCTTCAAGTGTTTTAATCATACGTCTTCGTATTCCATAGGATTATGTTTTTCTAATATTTCTTCTGCTTTACAAAACAGAGGATCAGAATCATCTTTTCTAAAAACCATATCATCATATTGTTGAGCATCTGATTCTTGAATTACTCTATATTCATCGTGTTCAGGACTTAACGGATTGTTAGGAAAACAACCTGACGGAATAACAATCGGATCATAACCTTTTTCTATAAGATGGTATAATAATCGTTCTTTTTGATCTTCATCTTTCCATTTTGTATGGAAAATATTTTCACAGTCTTTTGAGGCAAGCCATGCTTCTGTAAGATTGCCCATTCGCATACTCATTTTAATATAAGTCTTATCACTATGTTTAATTGTATTATCGATAACAAATGCTAATTTACTTTTACTTGGTCGTAACACACTTCTGTGTCTGCGTTTAGCAAATCTAAATAATATAGATCTTTTGGTATCAACAATGTCATCTACACAATGCCAACTGTAATTAGTAGCAGGTATAGCATAAAAGAAGTTAGGTTTTTGAGGTACTTGACTGTGCATTTCTCCGCGTTTGTCTACTGTCCAAGCACCTTGATTACCGTAATCGAAATAAATTTGACAAGTTACCAACCACCTAAAGTCTTTTAAATCATTGTGCGTTTCTATAAAACTACCGTCAAGGTCGTGATGATAATTTACATAAAAACTATCATGATTAAAATCTTTACCAAAAATTACTTTTTTTAGTTTAGGCAATTCATTAAGTATAGTGTCAAATGCAGGATAAAACTGTTTTTGTTTTCCTTCATCAATGCCGTCTTCATAATCTGCAATTTCTAATGGTAAAACATAATTATTTTCAGCAATACCTTTTGCTTCATGGGTACCTTCGAGTTTTGCATATTGATAAATTTTATCGTAGGGATAAGTTTTATCTAAGTAAGAAAATACCGCAGCATTAAAAAACTCTTCTTTAGTATAGTATGTAAACGGTTCTGAATGTACCTCTATCATATTTTATCTTTCAATCTATGTAGTATTATATCAGAAAAAGCATCATGTGCTTCCTCAAGTGGATGCTCGCCGCTACCTATAGCATAGTTATTACGTTTAGTCCAGTCTTCTATACTATCAGTTTTTGGATCTAACAACCAAACTTTGTCACTCCAGTCAATTTTATTATATACAGGACAACTATTTCTTAAATGAGATAAATTATCTGGAAATATATCTTGATGTATTTCTTTTATTCCGTTTACCATAAAATAAGGTATATCTGCTAATCTTAAGGCTGTTTGAATTTGATGTACTTGATATAAAAATTCTATACAGTTTGCTCTATAAGTTCTAACTTGCACTGCATATTTTTTAAGTGCAAGATTTGTTTTACTATACTGGTTTGCATTAAACATTCTCCATATAGTCCTATCATGATGGTGACCTATAGGTCCTAATTTTTGTAAAGTAACTTTTCTATATCCATCGTTTGTCTCTAAACTATCTTGTACAAAATGTTCAAATCTTGTAGGAGATGTCCATTGTATAACTGCTGCTTTAATATTTTCATCTAAATTTGCAAATGTAGTTCTAACAATCCTATGATTACTGCCGCCGAGTGTTCCTAAATTTTTAAAATCTTGATTTAATTTTTTTCCTGCAAGTGCAGCAAAACATGTATTTTCAGCATCTATTAATTCATCGCCGTATGTAAAACTGCATCCATTAAATAATATCATTTAAATTGCTCCGCAAATGGATCAAACTCCGCACCGCACTTCATAGCACAAACTTTTAATTTACCTGCAAAACAACTCGGCTTATTCCAACTGTTTTGTATAGCATCAAAAATACCTGTTTTAAAAACTTTTTCTAATCCATTACGTGCATCTAATTTTGTTTTATCTTCAATGAAATCCCATATTTGTTCTATTTTAGGATCTTTATGCCACCATTTGTACATACGTCCAGCAGTCCAGCAGCAGGGCAACGCAAGTCCTTCTGCTGTTATAAACAGACTGTTTTCTTTTTTTACTTTACATATTACAGGAACAGCATTGTAATATGCATCCATACTTCCGTATTTTTCTATAATTTTATCTTGTTTAGTTAAAGCTTTGTTTTGGTACTTTTCATCAGGTTTTTTTAGTTCAGTAGTTTCTTTACCTTTACGATCAACTGCTTGATGCGATTCTTTCTTTTTTGAATCTTGTGTAATAAAGCGTCCAGTCTTTTTCTTCATAAACTTTTCGCAACCCCATTCATTAGCAAGTGCTTCTGCTTCTTCTACTTGATGCTGGTTATGTTCAAATATCAAATAGTCCCAACGTGCCCTGCCACCTGCGTCTATAAAGGCTCTCATATTGCGTTCTACATTATCCCATACAACACCTTGGCGATATAGATGATTAGTGTCACGCAAACCGTCAACACTAAATATAACGGCACCCATCCTTCCAAAAACTTCAGCCAGTTGTCTCCACCATTCTTCATTTTTTGCTCCTCCGTTTGTATTCATGCTTAACCACATATTAGGGTTATGCTTTCTAAAATATTTGAATATTTCAAGTGTATCTTGTGCAACAATAGGATCGCCCAAATTACCACACATGTACATAGTATCCAATTGTTTTATAAAGGAAGCATCAAATATCTTTACGCAATCTTCATAGTACAATTCATCAAGGTTAATATGAGGATTTATTCCTTCACCATTCATGTTTCGATCACACATTGGACAACTGGCTTGACAGTTTTGTGTAACTTCTAAATGAATAGTTTTAATATCTTCATAATTATACATTATCGTAAACTAACTCCACATCCTTGCCAGGGCCGACTTTACTAGGTAAATCACCATACTGTTCAATATACCAGTGTATGACAGCACAATACCAATTCCAACTGTTATGGTGTGCTTCTTTGTTAAACTGCCATATGTTGTTATTAGTTGCTTGCATTGTGCTCAGTGCTCTTGCACATTCTAATTGCAACTGTCTAGTTGTAAACTTACTTAAATCCAATTAACATAAACCTCGTATACTTGGGCAAATCAAATTCACCTGCATATAAAATATTATTCATAGATGCCTTTACTGCAAACTCTTCAATACTTCCTACACAATTTACATGTTCTTCAATTTCATAATAGTTGTTGCTTTGTAGTACAACTAATTTACCTTCTGGTATTGAATCATACCATTTTGCAAAGTTTTCTATATGTTCGCAACTAGTATTAATAATTGTATCTGGTGTATCATAAAGCATACAAACACTACCATCACTTCTATTTACAGGATAACTATGCCCATCCCATTGTATTTCCATAATATCTTGTGTACAGGCTTTAAACTGCCATTCTTCTTTTACCCAAGGCTTATTGAAAACTTCAGCAATGTTTGCGCAAGTAGGATCAACGTCAAAAGATCTAACTTTATCCAACTTAATGTTACTTTCAAATAACATTGTAGCAAGTGTAGCGTACCATCCTGCACAAAGAAATACTGTGCCTAAATCAATTTTTTGTCTTTGTAATTCTTGTACTAACCAAAGTTTACTTTCAAGTTGTCCTCTACTAAAACAATCTGTATCGTATTCAATATTGTTTATTTGTAGATTTTTAAACGCATCAATAAATCTTGTATCTTTAAATCTTTTCAATACTGGCCAAAGTTTATATGTATTGTTTTCTAATAATAACTTACGCAATTCTTCATCTTCTGCAAGTCTAAACAAACTGTGTAAATTATTTTCCATCATTACTTTACGCAAATCATCTGTACTTCCACGTATAACAGTAGGAAGTAGTCTAAAGATACTACTCATATCTTTGTCAATATATGCTCTACGTAAATCACTTAATCTAGTATCTCTAGGATACATCAATTCAAATCTATCAAGTAACTCATGTGTCTGCATTGAACTTATCCTTTAGCCAATCAAAGTCATTAATAAGTTTTAGTGCAGCAATATTAGTTGCATTTTCTTTACCATATGCTGCGCCTGCTTTTGCACCTGCTATAGCATATTCACCATATGGTTTATCTACACCTTTTGTACACCAAATATCCAAACGCTCTTGTGTTTCTAAGTCTTTTTGTCTGTCAATAACACCTGATGAAAGTTTACAGCATTCTCTAAATGCTGACTTCCATGTTTCAAAAGGTCCTGTATTAAAACAAGTTAAGTTTGATATTTGTTGGACAGCCTTGAATTTGTTTGTAATACTTGTTGTCATGTCAGGCTTACTTGTATCCATATTAATAGTTAACATTCTTGGAAACAGTTTTAGTCCGCCATAACCATATACTAGATCATTAATTGGGTTTTGTGTACGCCATACATGCACCATGTCTCTGTCCCAACGTGGAACACGATATTCAAAACTAAAATCATCTACAATTTGTGCGTCACCGTCAACAATCCAAAACATTTCAGTTTCGCAAAGTTTTGCTGCTTCGATATGTGCTTGGTGAATACCTTTTACTCCATGTACACGTTTTGCATTTGGTACACGTTCTAGCAGTAGTTCATAATTTTCGTCTGCATTAGGTTCTTGATATGAAATAAACACAACATCATAAATTTTGTATTCACTTGCCATAATATTCCAAGGCTTGTGATTAACAACAAATCTGTGTTCAATTTCTTTTTTGGTAATAGGAGATTGTTTAGACAACAAAAACAATCCATTGTAACCTGTTTCAGAGCCATCTTTGTGTACAAATGCATGGTTTTGTTTTCTGTCATATGTGTTTGCATGATCAAAATACATATTAAATCTAAACTTGCTTGTATCAATATTAGGATCATCTGCATAAAATAATTCAGTTTTACTCATCTTAACTGCACGTAAATAATCTTCCCAAGACTCAACATTAAATCTATCGTATTGTGCAGGTCCACTAGCAACATTATTCCATTCTTTACGCTCTACTAGATGCCTGTGTTCTATTTCTTTTTTACTTACAGGTTTATGGATACTACATAGATATGCACCAGTACGCAAGTCTTTATCTTCTACTTTATGTACAAAACTATGATTTTGTTTTCTATCAATTTGCTCATGATGACTGATATAAAAACTATTAACAAACTTTTCATCAAGTGCAATATTATTTGTACTAAACCAGAATAATTCTGTTGTTGTATTGTCTAAGGCTTGTAGATATTGTTCATACGTATCAATATTAAACACATCAAACGGTTTAGGTGTACTTGCTACAATGTCCCATTCTTTTTTGTTTGCATAGAATCTATAATCAACTTCACGTTGTGATACCGGCGACTGCTTACTAAAAAGCATAATGCCGTCATATGTATCATTATTTAAAAATGCATGATTAACACTGCGGTCATATGTATTAGAATGTTCAAAGTATAGATCAAATTTAAAATCATCAGCAACGTCTACATCTTTAGGAATACCCCAAAACATTTCTGTTGTGCTTGAATTTAATGCTGTTACATAGTCTTGATAACTGTCTATAGGAAACTTATCATATTGTATAGGTTTACTTGCCACTACATCCCATGGTTTGTGATTTACAATAAATCTATGCTCAATTTCTCTTTGCGATACTGGTGCATGTTTTGAAAATAAAAATACACCATTGTATAAATCATTATCATCTACACGATGTATAAATGCATGATTTGTTTTTCTATCATATTCATTGTCATGTGTAAAATAAGTATCAAATGCAAACCCGCTTGTATCGATATTAACACTTGTTCCCCAAAACATTTCTGTATTTGAATTTTCAAGTGCATATTGATAGTCTTCCCAACTATCAATTACAAATTTATTATATTTTACAGGTCCACTTGCTACAATGTTCCATTCTTTTCTGTTTACAATAAAACGATGTTCAATTTCTTTTTTTGTTAAAATTCTTGCTTTTGTCAACAGTGCTACTCCATTGTATAACTTTTGTCCATTTACTTCGTGAACGAACACATGATTTGTTTCTTTGTCATATATGTTATCATGTGCAAAATGTAAATCAAAGTCAAAGTCTTCCTTTAATTCTAAGTTGTATGACAATGCCCAAAACATTGCAGTGTTTGACGACTCCAGTGCGTCTTTATAATCATCGTATGTTTCAATATAAAACTTATCATACGGTTTTGGTACGCTAACTTGTAATTCTACTTGTTTTTGTTTATTATAACATCTTTTTTCAATTTCGTCTAGAGTAATTTCATTATCTTTAGGAATCAAACACACACCGTCATATTTGGTGTCATTAAGAAACACATGGTTGTAATTCTTGCTCCAATCATCAGGCTCATAGTCAAATGTAAAATTTTCTACTATACTTACATCATCAGGAACTACCCAAAAAAAGTCTGTTAAGGATTGACTTTGGGCAGTTAAAAAATTAGGTGCATATTTTGCTGTAACAAAATTTGCTTTTAGATATTCATAAGTGTCATTTTTTACACCAATAAAAAAGATGTCATACATTATAGAGTTTTACATAACTTGTAGAAATCTTCCATTTCAGGAAACACTTCTACAAATTTTAAGAAGTTCCTTTCGTCATACTGATCAAAAAACCTTGCAAAGTTTTTTCTATCTAATTCTATTTTGTTTTGATTAATGTCAACACGTTCACGCATTATAGCAAGATTGCGTTCTAGTTTTGCAATTTCAAAATCATAGAATCCTGCAAAATCGCTTACATTGCTATTTTGTTTCATAAAGTCAATTGCTTCTTCAAGATACTTGTCAAAGTCTGGTGTTAAAATTTGAATAGTTTGCCAGTCAGGATATCTAATTAGAGGTATATCAAACCAAATACGCTGACGAGGATGTATTTCATAATCATCGTGTTTAGTGTAAGGGTCGTGTATAGGAATATATTGCACACCTTGATTACTTGCACTAAAACGCTGTCTTAATTTTAACACGTATTCTAAATAGTCTTTTACTTTTGGCACAGACAAAGCATTAAAAGTATTAATAAATGTAACAGTTGTATTTTTTGTTTCTGTTAGAAAACGCATAGTATTACGTGTCATTGTATCCCACTTTAATCCGCCACGTATGTATTCTGCTTGTGAGCCTACGCTGTCAACTGAAATAAACAACGCAAAGTTTTTCAATGCCATGTTAACATACCAGTTGTTTCCGCTACCTGGATTCCAACGATTTTTATCTTCCCAAATTTGTATCTCTTCAAGTTTTTTTACTTTAGATAAGAATCTATCCATAAGTTCTTCTTTAGGAGGACACATGTTTGTTGTAATACTTAATTCAAGCCATGTGTTTGGATTTTCATAGATATATTCAAGTACACGAAATGTGTTGATGTCCATTAACGGCTCGCCGCCTGTAATACGAAATACTTCTAGTTTGTTATATAAACTAGGCCACCATTTCCAAAAAGCTTCAAGATAAGGATTTTCGCTTTGCCGTACTTTCAAAGGCATAAGTCCTTTTTCTTGCAAATACTCTAGATTGTTATGTCCTGTTTCCTTGCCCTCTGCATCTAGTATTTTAAATTCGCCATGTTCTTTGATTTTTTCTTCCCATGTTGTGCTTAAATGTGGAGAACAATACATACAAGAAAAATTACATGCTTGGTTAAAATTAACTTCCATATAACGTGGATCTACGTCACCTGTATCTAGTGCATCAATAATATCACTTCTACTATTCTGTGCCCAATACTCTCCGGAACGGTATATTCTATCACTGCGACCTCCTACGTCTTCAATCTTCCAGCAATATGCACAACCTGCAGGACGCTCGCCTTTGAGCATCATTGCACGTTCTTCTTTCTTTTGTGCAGTATTATGTAAGGCTTTAGGATTTGCTTTTACAGCATCAACATCCATATCATGCAATGGCGGATGATAGCAACTATGCGTTTTACCATTTGTAAGATGCATAGAAACCTGTGTCCATTTTGCATAACACATTGTCTTGCTGATATTCTTTAACTGCTTTTCTGCAATATCTGCAGACTGATTATAATCGCTCATACGAAATCCTTTTTATAAATTATACAGGATTTTTTGCAGTTGTCAAGCCATATGTTTCTGTAATAAATTCTGCAAGTTCTTTTGCCATTAACTTGTAGCCATTGATATTTGGATGAATATCATTTGTTAGAAACTGTTTAGGATAATCTAAATTATGATATCTATCCCACCATTGTGATCTTTCATGTTCACCTTGTAACCAATCATCTGCTTCTACTAGCAAATCTACAAATTGATCATAATGTCTATAATCGTGTATATACTTTGTCCAATCTATTTGATCGTGCAAACCGCCTGTTCTTGTTTCTAAATCATGTTTTCCTCTATAATCAAATGCATTTGCAAGAACAAATTTAAATCCATAGGCCTTACAAAAATTTTGCACTTCTAAAATACTACATAGAGTTTCCATACTTGCACATGTTTCGCTCCAACAAGTTCTTGTATATGCTTTCCAAAACTTGTCACTATCATTAGGCCATACAGTATTAAAGTTATAATGATGAGCACGTTTATAAGGGTGTTCTCTGTGTCTTGTAAAATGCGGCTCTTCGTCAAAATGCATGTCTTGTCTAAAAAAATCAAAACGTTCGTATCCACTTAGCATAAACACAATAATGCAATCTTCCATTGCATCCCAATCTATATCTGTCAAGTACAAACACCTTGCTGCTGCTCTGTTACCTATACCTCGCTGACCTAAATTAACTGCTGTATAATCCGTAAAATGATCCCTTGCTAATACATTAACCCAACTGTTTTCCCATTCCATAGGAATAAGGTCTGTGCTTTGATCCATAGGAAAATTCATCTTTCCGTTGTGTTTCTTCCATGTTTCTTCTGTATAGCCGCCTTCGCCCTGTGTCCAACTACAACCTAAGCCAATAATTGCTTTATCGATAGTCTGCATATTCATCCTCTCTAACTGTATCAAGTGTAACACAATGGGGGCCGCCGCTTAGTGTTCGACAATGTCTCATCTTTACGTGCATAACATCAAAGCCTGAATTTTCTAAAGTTTTTGTTAAACTATGTTGATTTTCTTCAACGGCAACTAAAGATTCACTTAAACTTAAAATATTCATTCCTAGCCAAGGACTTGCAGGTGCCCAATCATGCATAACCTGTGTTTCATGTGGTTCAGGTGCCCATATTTTTTCCCACTTGTTGAATATGTCAGGTAGTTGTTCTTCTTTTACTCTTTCAGAATTTAATAATACTTTACCAGGTGCCAATGGCATAATACTAGTATCTAAATGTACATATGCATACACGTTTTCTAACATATGCACTGTATACTTTTCACCAAGTGTACTTTGTAGCCACCGTGCGCCCATTTTGTTTCCGCTGTTTGAAACAAGATATAATATATCTTTACCTATCTTTACACAGTTAGCAGCATCAAATGCTGGTTCATATTCAGTAAGTGTAGGAGCATTTAGATCTGATCTATCATAAAGTTTATCTGGTAATCTAGGCTTAGGTGCTGCAATCCATCTACTGCCGTTTACAAAATACTCTTTGAAAATACTTCTCATACCAAATGTTTCAAAATATCTACTTCTAAGAGGCATAGGAGTTTCGATAAGCATATCACCAATAGTAAGCACACTATCACGTGGACAATAACTATAGTATGCATCAGTAGACCAATCAGGAGACATGTGTGTAACTCCATGATTAAACTTTGTAGGACGCATGACTTTTACACCAATGTCTTCAAGTTGTTTTTGAAACACGTTTAAGTCTTCTATAGTTTCGTTAATAACATCTTCTGGATATTGCCCGCCCGGCATGTCGGATAAATCATCTATGTTAGCATAGTCAACACAATGTATATCTTTGTTTTTGATCCTAGGAACTTGAGCCCACTCTGCATTACCTAAAATTACTTCTTTAAGTGTGCCCCATTCTGTGTTTGCGTTTATTTTACTCATCTCTATACTCGTCAAATACTTTCTGTTTTCGTAAATCTTTGTATGTTGTACTAGAACCTGTATCAGGATTATCTGGTCCTAATTCTTCAAAGAGTGTAATACCTCTTATGGCTTCTTCTGGAGTCATATACATATGATAGCCTATACAACTATAATCGTCATCTTCATGTCTAACATATTTGTGGCGCCCATCATAAATCATAGGACGGCACCATTCTACAAAGTCTATGTCATCTGTTAGTATTACTCCACCTTTACCTAATTTAAGTGTTTTTCTATGATGAAAACTTACACAATAATATGACTCAGGTATATACATTCCTTTACGGAATCTAGTTGCTCCGTCAACAATAGGAGTAGGATCTAAAAAATAATCACCACTCCATTCTTTATCAATAAATTTAATTTTATTACCTGCGTGAATACACTGCATTGGTGTGCTTGAATATGTATGTGCAGGCAATGTAATTGTTTGACCTGTTACGCCTAAGTATTTCATACAAAGAAACATTGAATTACTACAACTATCAACACATACTGCATATTTAGATCCAGCATATTCTGCTAGTCTATCTTCAAATACTGTGACTGCATCCCAAGGATCGTTTAACTCTACAGTTCTATCTTTCAGTTGTAATATCATAGGGTTCGCCTGTTTCTTCATCAAACCAATACAAACTACGATGAGGTAAATTCTCATCATCGTGTTTTGCATTGCTTACGTAAAAGAACAATCTAAATGCATTTCTTGTACGCCCTTCAGGACATGCTAGTGCATCAGGAAACCCATGGAACCCTCTTTCATGGTGTCTCCAAATAATTGCTCTATTAAACATTGGTGCAACTTTTTGTACAGGACCTTTATTGTTGAAGTCATTGAAATGTAAATGGCCGCCCCATTCTTCTTCCCAATCCGATCCTAGATAAATTATCATACTCAGCATACGATGTACTTTAATTGTATCATTCCAGTTAAAATCTGTATGGATTGATAATTTACATCCTGGATAACTTCTACTATAACCTGCACCTACAATATAAGGATCAGGAATAAGATCCTTAATACCAGTAAGTTTAATCAACCATTGCATACCTGCTTGACTGTGCATTTGATTTGTAAAATTTTGTGCTACAGGTGCTACCTCTAAATTTGTAAGTTCACGCATATAACTATCGCGACGGGTAAATTCTTTCCAATGGAATTCTGGTATGCTTTCGCACTCAAGTTCCATTGCTTTTGCCATTGATTCTGGCAAAAAATTGTCTAATGTAATCATAGGATATGGCGGTGTTCCTACAAATTCATAATTTAATTTTTTAATGTTTGGATATGTTGTTTTAAGATGTGTTACTAGTTCCATGCAATATTTAACTCCGTGTGTTACCGTAATGTACAACTTTGAATTCGTTTGAATCTCTAAGTTTCCTCCAAGGATCTACTACTGTAGACCCAAGCGGCCATTCAATTTCTTCTACATACTGTTCCCAATAACCTATTAGATATACATCTGCTTTAGGAAATACCGTATCTCCTGTGTTGATGTCATAATAAGTTAGAGACCCTCCTAATTCTTCTACATAATGTCCTACTAGCATACTACTACTGCCTATAGTGTAATAAACTCCTGGCTTATAGGCTTTTCCTACAATACAAATATCATTACCTTCTCTAATCAATCTCTGTGCCATTCTTTTGGCTTGTACTTCTCTTGCAGTCATAATACTATCAAACAAATCATAACCTAAGTCTAACCGTTGTGCTAGATATCGTAAAGCAATATTATCTCTAGGATGACATGCGCCTCCGTCTCCCATACCTGCTTGCATATAGCCTGGCCCCATAATTCGGTATGTGCTTTTTGCAAGGGCTTCTGTAACAACATCAACATTAATATTACCACTTGTTTCAGCAACATCTTGTATCATATTAACTAAACTTAGTTTAGTACTGATAAACGTATTGTAAAATATTTTTATAGCTTCTGCTTCATCCCATGTGCCTATTTCATATCTAGGATTGTTTTGCATTATAGGCTTATAAAAGTCGATCAACTCTTTTGCATCATCTGTAGTGCTACCGTCTTCAGTGCCAATAATAACCATTTCAGGATTTACCATGTCCCATTTAATTGTACCCATTGCTATTAAGTAAGGATTGTAAACAAAACGTGCATTTTTTATTAGTTTGATAAATCTATTTCTAGTTGTACCAGGAAGAACTGTACTAATAAGCACAACTAACTGTGATTTGTTTACATGCTTGTTAATTTTACGTAACACAGATTCAACAATACTATAGTCAAAATCTTTATTAGGCAAATGACTAGTAGGAGTCTCGCCTCCATATTGTGCTTCGTGTGGTGTGGGCACTGCAACAAAAATTATATTTGTATCTGTAACTGCGTCTTTTATAGTTTGACACATAGAAAAGTTTCGCGGTGTCCGCTTTGCAACATCATAACCTACAACATCATAATGTGTTGCCATTACTTCGGCACAATCTTGTCCTAATTTGCCGCATCCTATCATTGCTACTTTTTTCATAATTCTTTTCTCGCACGTATCACTTGTTTTTTAAGTTCTAAATATAACTTTTGCCACGGCGGCAATGCTTGATCTTGTATTTCAGTATCAATTCTTGACCATTGATATTTTACTGCTTTAGGCATGTAAGGATCTCTTTTTAAGATTTCAAACACACGCTTGTGGTTATATTCAATTTTATGATACAACTCATTGTATTCTTGTATGTGTGTCTTAATAGTAGAAAAAGTATTTTCACTGTACTTTCTCATTTCTTCAGTATACATTGCTACACGTTTTGCTAAGTCTGTTTCTTTATCAAAACTGTAGTCGAATATTTCATCATATCTAACAAACCCAAGTTTATCTAAATGTTCGTGAAATCCTTGTGCTCCGCATACCAAAAATAATTTTTTACTTAACAAAGGATATATTGTTTTTTCAGTAACAAATATAGTTTCCCAACATGCTTCAGATACAAAATCACATAGTGTATGCCAATATTCTTCAGGTAATTTGTATGAATCCATATCAAGACTAAAAGTATCATTTTCTAGCGTCATTTGTTTACCATCATGGTATTTGTATGGAAAGTCTGGTCTTTCTTTGCCGCCATCGATCCATGTTACATAACCTGCATCTTGTAAATTATATTTTTTAATATTATCAATTAAATGACAACGATGTAAATGTGCTCTGTTTTGCAAACAAATCCAAGGCCATTTTGTTGTTGTGTCATCTATATTCCAATATTCTCTAACATCTTTTGGTGTGTTATAATCCTCGTATGCATCAAGAATTGTTTTTGTAGAATAATGGAAAAAGAAAGTCGACCAGTGTAAACTTCTAATTCTGTTTATGCCGCTTGTTTTTAATTTATTTTCATAATAAGAATTTTTTGCACAACCACTAATCACAATAGTTTCTATATTAGGATTAGCATTCACATATTCTACATATTCTGGATCAAACCATGGTTCCCATTCTGCGCTACCATCTATTACAACTTTATCAGTTTTTACAGTTTTAAGATCTTTTAAAATTTGTCTAAAATTAAAACCATCTCCATTTTCATGTGAACACCAATAATTATACCAAAGATAATCTCTTCTTTCTTTTAGACCTTTGGCTTTGATTTTTCTATCAGTAAACCTTTTTGCTAAAGTTAAAAGTTCTCCTTCATCGCCTTCCATTACACCTCCTGGTGCAGTAATTTCCAAAATCCTATTTTGCACAGTGGAAGGCACGTGTTCAAACTTTGATATGTATTTGTCAAATATGTGTTCTACATTTTTTTGTAATTTAGGCTTTAGTGTGTCATACATACCTTGCAAATTATGTTTGTTATCTACAACATATTTTATATTTTTAACTATACCTTCGATACGTTCTTCGTCAGTTTTTAAATTGTCAAAACTATAGTCAAAAACTTCATCATATATTTCGAAACCCATTTCCATTAATTTAGAATGGAAATATCTACTACCGACAGTTAAGAACGGAAGTTTACATAACATAGGTGTGGCTGTCTTTTCTGTTATTGTCATACCTTCTGTATAACTTTCGGTAGGAATATGTAGGAAACTATAGATAAAGTCATCATTAAAATCAAAACTACATAATTTTTCAGTAAACCTATCATTTGTAGTCAATCTACTACCATCATGATACTTAAAATACTGAGTAGGATCATCATTCCGATGAGTCTGATGGTATGTTATTAATCCTTTATCTATTAAATTTTCTCTAGCAAGAACATCAATGAAAACATCTCTATGATGACGCTCTCTACCATTCATCGATAAGAAAGGATGCTTCCATATATCCCAAGTATGTTTGTCTTGTAATATTAAATCATCATACAAGAAGTTGTTATTCAACAGTTCTTGATGTGCTCTTACAATGAAGAACTCAGGCCAAATATCTGCTCTGCCATGTGGCCGTAAGCCTATTACTCGTAGTCTTTTTTGAAGTAAAGGTAAATCGTTAATGCAAGTTACAACAGTATATTTTATATTGTTTTTGTTTATGTGTTTTACAGATTTTTGGGAAAGATCAATTTCAAATTCATGATACCACCAAAAATAAATATGATCCCATACACGTGAACAGATTTTATTTTCTAGTTCTGCATTTCCATATTGCCATGCGTAAATGTGTGCAACTTTTTCTTGGTCACCCATGCTTTACCAAAATTCCTTCTTCTTGCAAAAAATATCTGTTCACAAAATTGTTGTAAACTCATATCTTGGTTTTCAGGAAAATCAAAAAATAAAGTACTCTTATTATTCAATTCTTCCCCACTATGTATGTATCCGAGAAAATCGTAATCGTAATCTTTTGTGAGCGGGTAAGATTTAATTTTGTTGTAATCGATAAGGTAACTAGATTGGAAGTCCATAAGTTGGTCCATTACATCTTGTGGAAAATGTGCGTATTCTTTTTGCATAAAATCTTTTACAACACTAAACACATGTGATGCTTTATCTTCACTGTGTAAATTAATAATAGTGCTGTGGATAAGATTCCATCCGTGTATTTCAATACCTTGAATTTTAGGGTGATCAATTCTACCGTTAGTACCCCAGTTAATATAGTATTTTCTTATGCGATCAATTTCGCTTTTTAACCAAGGATCTCGGCTTATATGGTCAAATAATTTTTCGTAAAATTCACTATATTCTATGTTGCTAAAGTTGTATAAAAATCGACTGATATAATTTGTGATACCGTTGATATGGAAAGTATTTTGAAACCAACTAAACACTTGTGCATCTAGCATCTTTTCATAAGATAAGTCTTTTGTAGATACAACAATATCTATACCTTCTTTAAGTTCATCTTCGTTATAAGCGCCAACAAGATAGTCAGTAACTTTTCTACCTTCAATTTTGAATTCTTGTTTTTGCACAAGATTCATTTCTGCATTTTCAAGCAACTGTGCTTGATATACTGTAACGCCTGTATGGTTACCAGCTTTGTATAGACTATAAAAATTATCTTTCCATGTTTCTAATGTTTCTCCGGGTAACCCTAAAATTAACTCTGTATATAACGGAATATTATTTTCTTCGCACATATCAAACACTTGTTCAATTTTATTCATTTCAAGATTTTTACGTTTGATAATTTCTAAAACATTTTCATCCATTGACTGTACAGATAAATTCAATCCAATTTTTGCACCGCCATCATAGATAAGTTTTCTAACAATATCTACAACTTCTTTCTTTTGATTTTTAGCCCAAGCAATAGTATATGCTTTTGGGTTATCGTATGTTTTTTGCACTTGAATAAGTTTATCTGCAATCATACTATCACGTTCTGCAAAAATACCAAAGTTTGCATCCGTTAAACTTACAAAGTCGCAACCTGTTTTACCGATCCATTCTAATTCATCAAACACACGTTCTAAATTAAACTTTTTAACTTTATTATATGTTAAACTGCCCCAGTCACAAAAAGTACAAGCATACGGACAACCTCGATTTGTTTCCAGTGTAGCATTCCATGTCACTTCAGGATGCTTTACCATAAGTTTATCAAACACACCAGTTAGATAAGGACTAGGTATCTCATCTAATTCGTTAATTCTTGGTTGAGCACCTGTGTCTACAGTTTCACCATCTACATTTACAATTAAACCTTTTACATCTAACCAAGAATCTCTATCGTCTAATGCTTCAAGAATTTTTCTAAAACTTCTTTCTCCTTCCTGTTTTACACAAACATCAATATAAGGAAAACGTTCAAAAAAGTTTGGGTCTTCGATAGGCGGCTCAGGTCCGCCAAATAAAATTACAATATTTGGATTTGCTTTTTTTAATTCTCTGGCTAAAACATTATTGTATTGCTTGTTCCATATGTATGTAGAAAAGCCTACTACTGTGTTATCTTTTAAAAGTTCAACTGTTTCAGCAATAGGATCTCTTCGCCATACAAACTCATCAAGTTCATATTGGGTATTAATAGATTCAAACTGGTTTACATAAGACCAAAGTATGCCAACACTATACGGTAAGTAATAAGCGTTAAACTCTTTAGGTCCTTGCTGGAAATTCGGATTTACAAAACTAATTTTTTTCATTGATAGTATATTTATTGTTAAAAAGATTTTGAACAGTTGTCATGAGTCGCAATCCAGTATCTCTATTATAATTTGTAGATCTAAATAAATTTTGATTATATGTAATCTTATTTAGATTTTCCATAATTATATCTTCTTTTTGTGCTCTTGTCAATTTAATCCAATTTTCTAAACTTTTATGAAATGCTTGGAATCTTTCGTTAGGATTTAAAATCTCATCGTAACTTTGATCTATGCCTTCAAAGTCAGTTTTATAACCTAAACTTCTTAGATATTTTAAGACTCTAAATTGTCCTAATATCATAAAAGGATGTCCTGCTGCAATGGGTTTCATTACTTTTTCTGTAATAAACATCCCTTCTTCTGCAAATGCAGTTTCTGTAACCACACTGAGCAAACTATTTTCATAAAGGGCATGATTAAAAATAGTGGCATCTTTGTCAGGGTCACTTTTACAATCTACGCCATCTATGTCTAAAGGCAAACCTTTGAGCAAGGTTTTATTCCATAAATTGTCATCCTGTAGTGTAATTCTACTAGGCGCACCTACTTGTTCTTTTTGCGGTAAACTTCCACTTACAAGTCCCTTGCTTACATAACCTGTATCTAACAACCAAAATAAATGCTCCAGCCTTGATGGTCTTGTATTTCTATTCATGCTAAGGAAATCTTTGGAATCTTTATTTTTAATAGCATTTATAACTAGTGCGCTTTGTGGTATTCTATTATCGAAATAAAAGGTATGCGTAAAACTATGAACATGTGCAAACAACGGTATATCCCAATTTCTGTTACACCATGTTAAATAATTTGTAGAGAAATCTGCATTGCCGTCCATAAGTATAACACTATTTTTATGAAAATCATTTTCTTCCATTATTTCGTGCATATTATAAAACCCATCACATCCAGGAAATATCATATTCATACCTTCAGACGAATTATCAATTACAATTTTAATTTTTCCTCTACGAACTGCATTAGCAACTTCGCTGGGCAAATTGTTTAACACATGATTGTCATGTGTTCCCCAATCATTAGAATGACCTGCAACACTTACAAAATATATTCCAGGCCAGTTCCACCCATCTTTAATTTGTTTTATACCAAAACCTGCTTTTTTCAGTGTTCGAGAATATAACCACGTATCAAAAATGTACGGCTGTACACCGTGCATATTTCCTATTTTATCATGATAGTATGCAGCAAGTTTCAATTTTCTTGTTTCTCAATTTGTTGTAGTATCCATTGATAAGTTTGTTGCAAGCCATATTCTAAATTGTCTTGCGGTGCCCAACCAATGGTTTCCTTAATAAGTTTATTATGACTGTTTCTGCCATTAACACCAACAGGTCCTGGCACATTATTAATTCTCAGTTTTTTGTTAGTGTTAACACTCGCAATTAGGTGTGCTAAATCATTTATAGCAATCATACGTTCACTGCCAAGATTTAACGGCTGATTATAATCGCTTTCCATAATCCTATGAATGCCTTCAATAGCTTCATCGATATAAAGAAAACTTCTTGTTTGTGTGCCAGGTCCCCAAATTTCTACAGTTTCGTCTTCGCTCATTGCAACTTTTCTACATAAGGCTGCGGGAGATTTTTCTTTACCTCCAGTCCATGTGCTTTCTGGTCCAAACACATTATGAAAACGACACATTCTTGCACGTATACCATAATTCTTTTCAAAAGACATACACAAGCGTTCGCTGAATAATTTTTCCCAACCATATTCAGAATCAGGATTTGCTGGATACGCACTTTCTTCGCTACACAAAGGATTATCAGGATCCATCTGATTGTGTTCAGGATACATGCAAGCACTTGAACTATAAAAAATACGTTTTACACCTTTAACAACCATTTCTTTCAAAATGTTAAGATTAATCATAGCAGAGTTGTGCATAATATCAGCATCATTATCGCCTGTAAAAATATATCCTGCTCCTCCCATATCCGCAGCAAGTTGATATATTTCATAAATGTCTTCTGTAATTAATTTACGTACATCTGCTTGTTCTCGCAAATCTACAATATGAAATTCATCACATTCGGTTTCGCTAAATTCAGGATACTCTAAATCTGCACCAATTACATAATGTCCTTGTGCTTTTAAACTTCTTACCAAATGAACTCCAATGAATCCTCCGGCTCCGCATACTAATACCTTACTCATATGTCTGCTCCATATTTTTCAACAAGATCTAATAGTTCTACAGGTTTTAAATTTTTAAAATGTTGAATATTGTATTCTCGTATCTCATGTGTTTGTGTATATAACTGTTTTAATTTTTGTTTAGGCCAAGACTTGATATCTTTACATACTTTTATAATTGCTTGCATTCTATCTTTCCCATTTAGTGTTTCATCATAACTTTCGTCCCACCAAGCATCAAAAGTTTTAAATCCTAATTTTTTAAGATACTGAAGTGTAAACGCAGGGCCAACAATAATAAATGGTTGTTTGAATATAATTGGCTTCATTGTTTTTTCTGTCAAATGAATTACATTATTTTCAAAATTTGTTTCGCTTGCAAGATGAATATATGTTCGATCATACCATTCAGCAGTATCCATTAAGTGTTCTTCTACAGGAAATCTGTCAAAATGTTTACTGTCTAGCACAAAAGGCAAATCGTCCCATAAATTTTCAAAATCTTCTCTTTCAAATTCTAAATTATATTTTGAAGAAGTTCTCTCAAAATCGTATATAAAATGTTCAAATGGTCTATTAACACCTCCATGTCTGTCAAAACTCATATGACAGTCATCTAGCATATCATTTTTAATCATTTGCAATAACAGCAACATACGATGTTCATGACTACGTCTGTTAAAATTTAAAAACAATCTATCTTGTTTGCCCAAGTCAACACGACTTTCATAAACTTCATCACGTAAAATGTCTTTTGTAATTTGTATATACAAACCCATATATTCGACATTTAATTTATCTTCGCCTACACCTGCTTGTAAACAGTACTTGTCGTAAATAGTTTGTATATTTGCACAGTTTGTTGCATAGATAACTTTGTTCAAGGGCACACCTTGACTATTAAAATAATCATGTAATGTTTGAAAATCTCTATGCGTAACAAAACTTTCATATCTACAGTTTACAAATAGATATCCGTTACCATTGTAAATTTTATCCCAAACCTCGCCAGGAATAGGCGTTCTTTGTAAAAATCCGCAAAACATATCCATTGTGATAGACATGTAATTTAAGTTAGGACTTAAAATAACTTCATAGAAAAATTTGCTATCCCCTATATCTTTTATCTCGGAAGATGGAATAATTTTGCAAGGTACAAAATTTCCTATCTCCATAACAGCAGGATCATGCTCCATTGTTGCATCGCTAAACTTAACATCAATGTCGTCAATGCGCTTAGCCAGATCATATACATCTGGTATCTTATGGTTATTTAAAGGACCTAGTGGCCCAATCCAATTATATGCCCATATCAATTGTTTCATTTATTAATTCACTTATATCATAACTATACTTGAGATTGTCAGGTAACTCACGCATTGCTTCAATCATAAATTCTTGATTGTATGTTCTTTCTTTTACAGGTACAAATATTCTGTTACAAACATATTTGTTGTAACTAGTTATATTATTAGTATTAATTTGTAATTTTGGTGCTAAAACTTCCTTTACAAATTTATATGTTGATTTAGGTCTAGGATGGTCATCCCACCAATTGCCACCATGATTTGTCATAAACACAGGATCTTTATGATTAAAGTGATGCATTAATGGTAACTCGATAAACTTATGACGATACTTGTTAACTTTGTTCGTCATATTTTGTGCTATGCGTTTTTGATGTCCTGCTAAATCTATATGTTTACCTCTTTGAATACTTAGGTGTGCCATTGCATCTGGTGTAAGAAAAAGAAAAGTCCAGTTAACTTTTAAAGATTCAAGTAAGTTAACTGTATGAAACATATATGTCAAAGTTTTAACGTAAGACGAACTATGAGATATAATATGATCTAATCTTTTTGCAGTTAGTTCTAAGGCTAAGCCGCCGCCAATATTAGACCATTCTTCTTCTTTGTCAAGGTAATCATGCCTTGATGGCTCTGACCACTGAACAATTACAGTATCATTTTCTTTAATTTTGTTTTCTAAAACAGTGCCTAGTAATCTATGATATATTGCAAAATTACCTAAACCAGATAATCCACAATTAAATGTTTTATCAAACTCCTGTGCCAAGTATTCAGGATACATAGGCCAACTGTAATTTGTAAAACTGCACCCGTAACAAAACAAATTAGACAACTTCTAGTTCATCCTTAGTTTGCTTACATAAATTATAAAACCCTTCCATCTCAGGAAATGTTTCTAAAAAATTAACGTTTCTTCTAACATCATATTCATTAAACCAATTGTAAAAATCTGCTCTGCCTTCTTTTACTCTCGGTTCGTCATAGTTAACATTTGCAAAATAATTTCTTACTCTACGAAAACGTTCATATTCTAAATCACTAAATTTCGTAGTGTCTTTGTCGTCTCTATTGTCATTAATAAATTGTAAAATTTTATCCATGTAAGGCAAAAATTCATCCTTAGGTAAAATATGCATATCATATTGTAACGGTTCTTTTAGATAAGGTGTATCAAATCTAATACGTCTACGCTTAGGATCATAAAATTCTTTACGCCAATCTAAAACTTTTTGTAGGAATAAATTAAAACTTGTAACACTAAGAATATTAAACGTACACATGATTGTTAAATCGGAGCCAGTAATATTTAAAAAGTTTTTCATATTACTTTCCCAAAGATTTACATCTAAACCTGTGCGAAGATATTCTGCACGATTATCAAATGTATCTATACTAGAATATACTTTAAACTTTTTAATTTTGTTACCTTCTAAAAGTTCTTTTACATTATCGGCAAACTTAGACACAATGCGTGGACTTAAACCCATGTTACTATTGAGGTTAAGTTCAATATGAGGACGTGGATTTTCTTTAAGTTCGTCAAATATACGCCATGTGCTTTTATGCATAAGAGGCTCACCGCCTGTAATGCGTAAAATGTTTAGTGTCTTACTTACTTCAGGCCACCATTTCCACCATGCATCTACGTAAGGATTTGACCCTTCTTCCATAGGCTGAAACCAATCAACATCGCATCGATGATTTTTAACCATATCATACGGACCATGTTTTTTGACTTCGTTATAAAAGCTACTACTTGCCATAGGTGAACAATATCCACATTTAAAATTGCATTCATTACTAAATGCAATTTCGATATATTCTGGATTTACGTCAAAATCCCAAGGCGAATCTACAATTTCTTGTAATCGCTCAGGCTTGTAAATACTTTCATTACGAATGTTTCTATCAGAAATATGATCATCTCCTAGTGTTTCGACATTCCAGCAATAGGTACAGCCTTTAGGTTTTTCACCTACAAGCATTTTTGCACGTTCTTTTTTCTTTGTAAGTGTATTGTGCAATGCACTAGGATTGTTTTTAATTTCTTCTAAATCAATCTTATGCGGCGACGGATGATAGCAACTGTGTGTATCACCTGTGTGTAAATAAATTGTAGTATGATGCCACTTAGCCAAACAGAATGTCGGACTTACATCCTCCATTATACTAGCGGCTTCTTTAATTCTATCTGTTTCTGATTTCATATAAATTGTTGTCCAGCAGTTCTACCCGGATTTTGATATACTGTTTTGAAAAAATTACTTTGTTGTGCAGTTAAGCATTCTTCAGCAATAGGTAAATCGAGTTCGTTAATTAGTTTAATACCATATTCCTCAATTGAATCTTCAAGTCCTTCTAAAGATACTTTAGATTCAACTTCATTTGCCCAATATTCATTTAACCATTTAAAATCACGAACATTTACAAAGTCCCAATCCGTACACATTGTTTTATAAAGACCTTCTCTTGCGCCGTAAATAGCCCATTTACCATTTTCTACATCAGCGCCTATCATTAGCCAAATATACAAACGATGCAAGTTCTTCCAATGATTACGTTTAAAATCATTCAAAGTAGGTTTCATACCTCTGTCAAGTGCCATTTTGACACCTTCTCTAAATCCAGCACGCCATGCTTGCTGCGGAGTAGCATTATTCATAATTTCGCTATAACACGCATTCATTTGAATATATTCTAAGTCCCAACAAAAATCAACTTGAGCATGTGCATTATTAGGATCTGCATTTTCGTGTGTACGCATGTTTAACACTTTATCTTTAGGCCAGCATTTAATACCGCCGTTACCGTACATTAGTCCGTTAATTGTATTTCTAGCACTCCAACTTACTACACAGTCTTCAAACTTTATATCACGATTCCAGTGCATGTCTTCGTGTGTTTCTAAATCATATTCTTTTGTAAGAAACTCAGAATCAATAATATTATCGCCATCGATAGTAATAAATCTATCCGTCTCTGAAAGTTCTGCACATGCTTTGTGTGCTGCATCACTTCCGTCTACACCGTGTACACGTTTAGCCCAAGGAATTTTCCTACACAAATCTGCATAGTTTTTTTCAGCATTAGGTTCGTCATAACTAAGATAGATAATGTCATAGTCTAGTATTTTAAATTTGCTCATTCACCGTTCTCCGACAATAGGTATCGAATTTTTTAATAGTATACACACTTATGTCAGTTTTGTCTACCTTAAAATTATCATCAAACGCAACTTTTACTACATTTTCTTCTATCAAATCTCTAAAGCCAAACTTAATAAACTGCAATAAATTATGAGGATCATTAAACTCTGTGATCGAGAATTGCATAGGAAAGTTATAAAAAGAGTCTTTAGATTTTGTTTCTTTTACTATCATAGGATCTAGTTCAAATAACCATTCTTTATTTTTACAATCTTGTGTAACAATTACATCTGCTTTTTCTGTAATTGGTATTTCAAAAATGTCATACCATATATCAGTATTGAAGTCTACTGCTATAAGTTTATGCTTTAGTTCATATTTTTTTGTAGTGCTATCAAATGCAACACTATAATTTGTCATAGAATCCTTTGCATCTAAAATATCTTTAACTGCATCAATGTCTACTTCAATCCAGTTCCCTTCTTCTGCGTTAGTATTGCTAACAGATAAAAGTTCTCCATTTTCATCAAAGTAAATAAATTTGTTAGTAGATATTTGTAACATTTAAACTCCTACAAGCTTTTCATATATGTTTATAATTCTATCGTTTACAAAGTCATCTTCTGTATAATGAAAGACACCTTGTTGGAAATAGTTGCCTATTTTTAATTTACCGTCATTTGTAAGATATGTGCCTACATACTTTTGCCAACTGTCTACTTTAACATTAGTCCAATTTTGGCAATGTAACTTCATATGTGTAAAATGGGGATAATCTCTAACTTTGCAGGTGACTTCGTTTTCGATTCCAAGAATTTTTATAATTATTGCAGTCAGCATGTCAATACTTGCTACACGCTGATAGTATTTGCCTCCTGCAAAATCTCCTTGAAACTTTTCCCAATTATTAACTGCTAGTTCGAGCCATTTAAAATAAGTGTGTGCTAGATCAGATTTTTTAAAATAATAAAATCCCACATAAGTATCTGGCAAATAAAATTTATCAAATGCTGGCCTATAAAATCTACTTGTGACAATATCATTTCTATATGTTCTTACATTTGATGTAAAAAATAATTCCTTTGTTTGTAAAAATTCCCACCAACGGCTAATGTCGTCTAGCACAAGCATATCAACATCTAATACAATTGTATTATCATACGGAGTAACATGGTATAATTTCCAGCGATTATGAATCTTCCATTCTTGTCCTTGTGCAGCATCTCCCCAAGGTATTTCTTTTATATAATCAAATAAATTTTGATACTTATCAGGCACAACATCATTTGTTACCAAACAAATAGAACTGTTCGGATTTGAATTTTTAATACTCATTGCGCAAAGACATGCTTGCTGAACATAATCAACATCTGTATTTTGTGCAAACAATGTAAAATTAATCTTTGAATTCTGGGACATACATTGCTCTCGTTAAACTAAATTTATTCATTACATGTACATTAGAACCTCTCATTCTCAATGGCATGTAATTACCAAAACTATCTTTTTTCTCTAAACAAAATAAAAAATCATCGCCATCAATGTCAATAAGCAAATCTCTATCAATTGTATAAAACAATTTACCAGGTAAAGTTTTTGCAAACCCGTTTTTATAATGTCCATTCATTATGTGTATTGCAACACTAAAAACATAATCATTACGAAAAATTGCACTTTTAATTTGGTACAAGTTTCTATAATGTTCCCAATTCTCTGATATATGATGAAGCAGATCAAAGAACCGTTTGTTGTCAGGACTTTTTCTAAAATATACACAAGTTGCCCAATAAAAATCTATTGTCTTGTCACTACATAATTCAAATTCTGATACGTCTCTCCATCCACTAAGTTCAACACTATCCTTATAAATTAAAAAATCATGTAATTGGTTAAAACAATCTTTTAACAAACTATTTGCAATTATATAATCTGTATCTAATAATAGTGTTTCTTCGTAAGGAGAAAGGTCGTATGCTTTTGCCCGTGAAGTGTTTTTCCATTCTAAATTTCTTTTAGAATACGTTCCGTCATTGTATTTTCTATATCCATAATCTTGATCGTTTGGAATTTCTATAACATGTTCAAAAGGATGACTATCGAATCGTGTTTCTAAATATTCTTTGTTATCTGTAATTATCGAAACAGGTACACCTAAATATTTGTGTACTCTGTGTGCATTGAACACTGCTTGGTAAAGATAGTTAATTTCTTTATTGTTTCTTGCAATAAAGAGGACACCTTTGCTCATACTTCTACAATATCCTTTGTTGACCTCTTTTTAACAAGTTTGTTATACTCTATAAGATATTTGTTGTTTGCATTATAAAATTGATTCATTACTTCTAAAACAAAAAGTTTTAAATTTTCGATTTGAATAGGAATATCGTGATCGTCAATTAGAACAGTTTCTGTTTGATTCATGCCTATTAGTGTTTGCAAATAACTTATAAGTTCCATGCTAATACTAAATTGTCCTTTGTTATGATAGCAAACCAAAGATTCTTTATATTGCTCTTTCAATATGCGTTTTGTATTTTCTAATGTAATTAAAAAATTGGCAGAATCTATTGCTTGTTCAAGACGATCGTCCATACGGATACTCCTACATAATAATGTACGTATTTAACTTAATTATGACGGAGGACTTGCTAAATCGGCAGTCAATTCTGTAGCGTTTGATATTGTAGGATGAGGTAAATCAACTGCTGTATATGTTGTAGAATTATATGTAAAACTACTGTCTGGTCTAAAAGAAGTGCAAGAACTATCAAAATCAGCAGTTATGTCGTAATCAAAAAATGTACCGGTGTAATCGTCATTCATGCTGATTCTAAATCTCAACACATTACCAGCAGATTTAAGTCCTTCAAGTGTATATTCGTTATTTGCATAAGCACCGCTTCCTGATTTAGTTAGCAAAGTTTGATATGAGGCTGTTAGATCGTCTGCGCCTAAGCCTGCACTTGTACCGCTACTTGCAGAAGTATCATATTTGTCAAATGATATTGTGCCCATAGCACTAAGCATACCGATCCATTCTGTATCTTTAGGATCAGAGCCGCCTGACGCAGAAGCATTAAATCTTATTTGGCCGCCAGCGTTGAAATAATATCCTAATGCGGCAGCACTTGTAAATGTCACTGTTACTACATGATAAATGCTATTAGGCGGACCGCTGCCGCCTGTACCTGTACCGCCCCAACTTGCTGTTCTTGTTGCACTTGCAGTAGGTGTTCCTAAAGTAAAGTTGGTAAGCAAAGGCCAACCTGATACTTCTCCATTAAAGTTTACAACATCTAAAATCGCTGTTTCATAATCATTGTAACCCATTTTTGTGCCGTCTGTTACTGCTGTTGCTTGAGCATTCCAATGCCCGTATCCGCTAAATGTAGTATAGCCTGTTGCATTTAGACCTGTTGTCAACGCACTGTTTGTATACAATTCTATATCGGCTGACCCTGTAACTTTGACATAGTAACTTAATCCGTTTAGTTCAGTAGTACCTTCTACGTCATTAAATGTTATTAACACTCCATCTTTTAAATTATGGTTTGTGTCTGTTGTTATAGTTGCAGGATTTGTTAAACCTACAGCAAGTATCATACCGCTATGGCCGCCTGCTTCAGATTCGTCTGCTGATACTGTTAAACCAACTTCTGGTACTGCAATATTACTGTTAACACTTCCTGTTTGATGCAAGTATGCTGCCTGAACATCTAAAAATAAATTCAACATTTCAGTGGTTGTAATTTGATCACCATCACCTGCATTAGGAGTGCTATTACCAGTTACTGTGCTAGAATAAGGTGATTGTCCGTACAGAGTTTGATACACACCTAGTACGTTTGTACGAAGTGTATTATAATTAGATGCAGTAATTGTTTGGCCAATAGTAAACGGCATTAGTAACTCCTACTGTACTTATAAGGTAGAAACGTTAGCGTATGTCGGAGTCGGTACTGACACATATGAACCCGTTGCCCTTAGTTGAGAAACACTTGATGTAATATCTGCAATAACTGCTTCATCAGTGCCACCAGCACCAATTGCAGGAATACCGTCATAAAATTCAACTTTAAATCTTAAAACTGTATCACTGTCTGCTTTAGCTTTAATAGTATAACTATTGCTTGCATAAACACCAGAACCTGATTTAGTAAAAATTGTTTGATACGTTGTGTTAAGATCATAATTACCAATCGATGTTCCAGGCGATGATGCAGTAGTTTGTGATCTATCCATAGCGACTGTACCTATTGCTGACATCATAGATGCCCAGTCAGATCCTTTTGCACCAGATGCATTTGTTACTGTTGTGCTAACTCTAACTTGACCTCCTGCATTGAAAAATGCACGTCTATGATTTGCATCAGTAAATGTCGCTGTAAATTCGTGTGTAATTGTTTCTCTTGATGAAATATCTCCCCAAGGACTAGAAGTACCTCTTGATGATGAAACTTTAGATTCTACACTTGCTTGAGTAGAAGCATACAAATCATCTTTATTTAGATATATGTAATTTCCAATTGTTTCGTATTCTAAATATACAGCATCTGTAATATCATCTGCAACAGCAACACTAGTTAAAGGTGTAGGAGATGATCCAGTTTGGTGTACATAAGCATCTGTTAAGTCTGCTTTTAGTGCTGACATATGCACTTCGTTTACTGTGCCTGATCCGCTTGAAACCGGAGCACTAGTTACTGTATTGTTATAACCAAATCGGCCGGATCCAACACCTAAAACTTGTTCAACTTGAGACTGAATTGCATTGTAACGTGCTGCTGATATTACTGATCCTACTGCCATCGAAACTCCTAATAAGTACTAGTATATTTATACTTTTAGCACACACTCCACTAATCCTACATCATCTGAGTCTTTAGTTTCAAGTGCTACACCTATTAGTGCAGTGGTTGCTACTGTTTTACAAATACCATCTTCCCATGCATAAATTGCTTGTCCTTTTTTTACAGGACCTTCTACTTTTACAGGAACACGACCTTTTAGTGCAATGTATTGACCATCTGCTTCACTATTCATCATAATTGCAGGATCAGTTGATACAACTCCAATGCAAATATCGCTTGACTTTGCTGGTACTACTTCGCAACAATCATCTGTACCTACTGCTACTGCTGTTCCTGGCTCTAAATCTATATCACCTGTAGTATATTTTTCTGCTAAGTCGGCATATCTTGCTTTAGTTGCTGTACCACTAAACACAACGGCTGTTAGGTTACCTGCACTATCTCTTGCTGCAATACTATCAAATGTTGCAGAAGTTGCTGCACTTCTATATGCACTTCCAACTTTTAAAGTATCTGCTTGTGTTGCTGTACCATTAAAAGTTGTTGCATATACATTTTCAAATTTTTCAGCACCTTTTCCTAAATTGTAAATTGTGCCGTTTGCATTTGCACCAGGATGCATACCTGTTGCATCCCAATAAACTACAACATTGCCTGAACTATCTTTAATACGCAACTTATCTTGATTCATTTTAAATACAGGTGTAATACCGTCTGTATCTATTTCAAAAGTTAAATCTGTGCCTGTACCTAATGTAAATCCAATATCACTAAATGTAACTAGAGAACTAAAGTTTGTTGTACCTGTTGATCTAACAAAATCACTAGAACTTAATCCACCTAGTTTGTCAGCATTAGTTGCAGTACCATAGAATCTATGTGTAGTTGTTGTTTCTCCTGAATTTGAATTTAGGAGTGTAATACCTGCATAAATTGTTGGGAAACCTGTAATTGCACTTGCTGTGTTAGGAGTAAATGTATCTGGACTGATAGTTGAAATTACAGTGTCTTCTACATAGGTAGCCAAAATGGCATGAATGGTACCTGTAGTATCTGTAAGTGTAAGACTTTTAGTTTGTGTTACACCAAATCCTGCGCCAACACCTTGTGGACCAATTAACACCCAGTTGCCAGATGCTGATCTTACATAAAACTGCTCGTTGTTGCTATCCCACCAAAAGTCTCCCTCTGATGATCCTGCTGGTGCTGTTGTGCTTATTTCAGTGCCGCCTGCTGGCTTCCATGATGTTCCATTATAAAATTTAAGTTTGTTAGTTCCACTGTCAAACCAAATCATACCACTGATTGGTTTTGTAGGTGCATTTACACCTGCAAAATTTTCTAACAAAAACAAAAAGTTTTCGTTTTGGCTTTCACCGTAACCACTATAATTCTTCCCTACTAACTTCAAATCTGTAGTAGTGTTAATTGTGCCGTCTTCAACATTTGTTAAGACTGTGCCGTTAAATCTATTAATTGTATATGCCATTTGTGAGCTTACTCCCTCTGCACTGTATTTACCTAATTACACACTAGATACCAAATCGTCAACAAATATCCAGTTATAGGCACCGTCAATAATAAACCGTTTTAGTCCTCTTGTTGGTGAAAATGATACTGTTGCTACTTGTGTAGTAAAACTTATGTCCTGTAAGACCGATTGGTTTTGAACACCATTACTATCAACTGCAACTAAACTTTTTGTTAAACTATCATCTACATCAAAACTTGTAGTACCGCCTGCACTATAATCAACAGTGTGAACAAAACAGTACACACCTGTGTTATAACCTACAGCAGGGAACAAGTCTTCTAAAACTAATGCAATTTGTATATTAGAAAGTCCTGTAATATCTAATGAAAATTTAATATCTGTATCTTTATATAGTTCGTCTACATAACCCTTGGTTGCAACATAGTCTGGCGGATCACTAACTTCAGGTGATGTTACACCTGTAATTTTTACATTTGGACTACCGCCTGTGCCTGCAACAACAATATCGCCTTCACTTATAATGTTAAGCGGGAAAGTAGTTGCTGTAATAGTTGCATTATCCAAATTCAAATAATCTACTTGTAGACTCGACAGTGTACCAAGGCTTGTTAATCCTGGAGCACTCACAACACTTGCACCCAATTCATTTTGTGTTAAAACATTTGAGTTTCCTATCATATAAGCATAGCCACTTGTTAGATTTATATTTTGTTTATTTGTGTTCCATGCATTATTTGCTAGTTCCCAAATCCATTCTTTATCATCGCCATCGTCTACCTTAACAACAATACCAGATTCATTAACTTGTGCATCTGTTTGTGTACTACTATCGTCTGTAGTTGCTAATTCTATTTGTTTGTCTTCAACACGTAATGTCGCAACATTCAAATAAGTTGCATCGCCTTCAACTAATAAATCTCCTGATATTTTTAAATCACCTGTAATGTCAACTGTGGATGTAGGTGATGATGTAAATAAACCAATTCTACCAGATGATCTATCTAAGGTAAAGAAGTCAGTGTCAATACCGCTTGACTTGTATTGCATTCTAAATGCAGTGGTTGTAGTGTTTTGCAATCTTTGGTATACTTCATTTCCTGATACAAAAGTTCTTAAATCACCATCTGTTCCTACATAAAGACCGTTATCATCATTTACAAAAATAACACCATTACTAGTATTTCTACGCTGACCGCTGCCACTATCTAATGGCGGATCTAGTTTTAAGAAATCGTCTGGTGTATAACTTTGTAATGTTGAGTCAAGTAATGCACTTGTAGTTGCAGCATTGCCATCAAACTCAAAATCAGCAAATGCTGTTGAAATATTAAAACCTGCTTTGATTGTAATTGCAAAATTAGGAATAAGTGCTAGATTTGCATCTGTTGCTGCTGCTGTAAAGTCTTCTTTACTTACAAGTGCAGCAGGAGAACCTGAAATCATTAGTAAGGCGACTATTCTTTCAATACCAAAATTATCAATTACAGTTACAGTACGCCAGCCTGTTTCGCCTTGCTGTGCTGTATACCCAGGGCCTGCTAATATAAGATCTGATGTACCATCTGAAAAATAAATTTGCTTACGTCCGCTGTCAATCCAAACATCGCCTGCAATAAGTGTAGGCTGTGTGTCTGAAACTGTTGTTGTATCAGTTGCTTTAAATTCTGTTCCTGTCCAAACTTTTAATCTGCCTTCTTCTGTGTCGTACCAAAGTTGACCTCTTAATGGATTGCTCGGCGGAGCATTATTAGAAAAGTTTTCTAACATTTGCACAAAATTTTCGTTAAAAATTTCTCCGTAACCTTTATAGTTACGTCCTACAAGAGTTAAGTCAGTGGTATCTTGATCGATACGCCCATCTATCAAATCTACTAGTAATGTACCATCTGTTTTATTAATCTTATAACTCATGTTATGCCCCTGTGTAAATGATATAATTGACTGCTAAGAAAGGAGGCACAGTATCAAACTTGTTACCAACGTCTTGTGGTGTACCGTCTATTGTTTCTGTTGTAGTTGTTAAACCATCAACGCCTTCTGTTCCTTGTAAACCTCTTCCTGGATTAGTCCCTAATGTATTAACAGCAACACTATTTCCATCACCTGCGCTAGGTAGATTGTTTACAGCATAATATTGATTACCTGCATCTCCCATCAATGTATGCTCGTGTTCTGGAAGTTGATCTTTTGTAATCCAGTCTCTATTGCTACCACCATCTGCACCTAAAATATCTGCGGCTGCATCGTCATACACTCTGTCTTCATCTGTCGAAAGTGTTCTACCCTCACCAGCAAGATAACCCAATGGAAATCTGCCTCTTAAATCAGGTACTTTAAATTTTAGTGCGCTGCTAGGTGTACCAAATGTTGTTCCTATAATGTCGTATAATGCTTGATAATCAGTTATTAGAACTTCTTGTCCGTAACACAATAGCCAACCGGTTGGTGCGGTTCCTGCACCATATGGCATAATCATACCTGGTTGAAATTGTGGTATTGTTGCAAGAACACTATCAACTGTTGTCTTGTATAATCCTAACGGAAGATTGTTATCAGGATCACTTGCGTTTCTTTGTTCTTTGTAAATTAATAATGTTTCTGTGCCATTTAATTTATCATCATCAGTGTAAATTGTTTTATCTGCAATTAAGTCAGGATCAATTTCTACTACCATTTCAATTGCACCTTGTGTACCATCAAAACTATAGTCAGCTAATGTAGAAACATCACCACTTATACTAAACGTTGTTGCACTGTTTAATTTTGCTGCTGATCCGCTAACACTACCTGTGAGTGAACCTGTAACATTACCTACTAGGTTGCCTCTAAATGTATTACCATAAACATTATTGTAAGGCAAAGCAGCAGTGCCTAGATTTTTTCCAAGCGCCTGTGGAGTAATATCTCCTACTTCTAAGTTTCCTCCAATATTTGCACTACCACCTACATTCAACGACTTACTAATTGCTACGCCGCCTGGTGTATATAAACTTGCATTTGAATCACTAATGCTTGAACTATCATTTGTAGATCCAATTGATAGTTTTCCGCTAGATTTAATATTGCCTTCAACTTGAAGTTTTTCTTCTGCTGCAAGTGTGCCAATGCCTACATTGCCATCTGACTTTATTCTAATTGCAGTTTGAGTAGACTGGACTCTAAAATCAATCGCACCATCCGATGCTTTATTAACAATCTGTGAATTACTACCTGTAATATTAAAAGCAAGTGTTTCTGTTTCTCCGACAACTAATCCATTGCTGTTTGAAATTCTAACAGGCTGTGTAAATGTATTAGCAGCACTTAATCTTGCAAATTCACTACCTGCATATGTTTGCCCGCTTACTAAAAGATTTTCTGCTTTTTCTGAAACACCATAATACTTGCCGTTGCTAGTTACAGTCATACCTTTTTTAATTGTGGTAAAACCTGCTAGTGTTGCTTTGGGTGTAAATTCTGTTTCAGCATAAATTGTAATAGGAACACTGTTTACATAATTTATTACAACTGGATATTCTATGTTATCAGTTCCCAGAACACTTACAAATTGTGGTCCTGTTGCAGACCCTTGTGTGTAAGTCGGTCCTACTAAAACATAATTACTTCCTGTATAAATGAACAACTGTTGGTTAACAGTATCGACCCAAAGGTCTCCTACAGTAGATGCACTATTGTCAGGTGCAGAACTGGCTTTTTTAATGCCGCCTGCACTGACCCAACCAGTGCCATCATAAATTTTTAATTGATCAACTCCTGCGGTTGTGTCATACCAAAGTTGTCCTTCAACTGGATTTGATGGAGAATCATTGTTTGCAAAGTTTTCAAGTAAATGCAAGAAGTTTTCATTTAAGGACAAACCATAATCTGATTTGTTCCGACCAATAAAACTAACACTTGTTTCTGTGTTTATTTCATCGGCATCGACTGTAACACTGCCCTTGTTGCTAAAATCTGTAAATCTTACATCATATTGATCACTCATGTTACACCTCGTTGAATCCGCTTAAACTTTGTACCCTTACAGTATAATCAATTTGAATTAGTCTGTTCAAAGATTTTTGTACAGGATGGAAAATTACGTGTGTGATTAAACGACCTGTGCCAGAACTTGCATAACTACGCAAGCCTAGTTCGTCAAACACATATAGTTGTTCTGTATCATTAGCAGTATCGAAAGCATCTTGTCCTTCTGGTTCGCCGTAATCTAATAAACAACTTACTAAAATATCAGTATAATTAGTTCCACTTACATGTCTAATTTCTGTTTTGTTTCTGCTGGCATCTGTGTTGTTTACATTTTGATCATCTACAACTTTAGTATAGGTTTGGTTGTAAAGACTTGCATTTGTTCCTGTTGTGTTAGGAGTCAAATATGTAATAATCCCTGTTGGATCAACACTTGTTCCGCCATTGCCAAATACCATTTCATTTATGAACCCTTGTCCTGCATTAGACAAACTTTCTGCCAATGCAATACTCATATTTTCGTAATGAATAGCATTACGTTGGTTTATAAAAACTTCATCAGTTTTAGGGTCAAAAATCTTAATATGACCTTCTACATGTATGCCGTTTAATTCATTTATTTCATTCATCATAATCACCTATACTGTATTTATTTAGGCAAACGGATTGTGGCTGCTCTAATAAATTTTGCAATTTTATTATCGCTATTTGCCAACGATTTACCTGTATCATTCCATACTTTTCCTGTTTTTCTAACGATTTTAATTTTTTGTCCTTCAAAGTCCGACGGTGGAATAATGTCATTTGTTAAAGGATTTCTTGGTTCAATGTATATATTTGAACCGCTTACTCTATACTCTGCATCAAGAGTATAGTCTGCTTCTGTGCTGTCTTGATTAGTTTGCCAATTAAACATTTGCATACCTGTTTTACGCAAACGCTTGCCTCCTAAGAATACATCAATTTCATTAACTGATGACGGTGTAAAGTTTAGTGTATATTCAGTTGCACTAGAACTACCGTCTGCAATAATTTCTTGTTCATATGTTGTATCTGAATACTCAATAGTTTCATTAGGGCCTTGACCTAACACTCTTGTACCTGCTGCACAATACTCAATTACACCAGTACCTAACGTACCTCTACGTAATTGCAACAATGTAGTTCCCTTAATATCATAATATTCAATACGTTCGCCGTCAATCCATACTACTCCAGGTAGTGTCGATCCTTTGGATGGTCTATATAAATTATCTGCGCCGCCTTCGAGTACAATACGTGTATCGTAATAGTTCAAAGGATCTTTAAGTGAGAACGCATTTTCTTCATTTAATCGTTTGTAATGTGTTCTACCTAGAATATCTCTAAATATTCTATATCCAAATCTAGGTGTTGCTGGATCATTACCAAATTCTAACACATCAATTCTATCGCCATCTAAAACAGGCAAATTCAAACTTACTGCATTGTATTTTGCATTTAACGTATAATCTGCGTTTGGACTTAGTAGTTCGCCATTTTTTGCAACCCAAACATATTGTACGTTTTGAATATTACTTCTTAAATTAACAAACCCTTGTGATAGTAGGTTGCGTTTGAAGTACGCATCTGTACCTGCACTTACAGTTGTTGTTGCTAATACATCGTATTGCTGTCTTTCAAAATTATTAATATCATGATTACTAAATTGGTAAACTTCGATGTTAGCACCGCTGCTAGGTGCTGTTGCAAATGTCATTGAATCGCTTGAAACGTATTCGATATCACTCATTTGCAATGGTGTACTATCGCCATCATTTACACTAATTACAAAATCATTACCTGCAACCCAACTTGCAAATATATCATCACGTTTGCTTCTAATTGTTACAGTGTTTTCCTCTACTGCAACAATTGTACTTGTATAAGTTGTGCTATCACCAATTGATTCTATAACAAGTTCATTACCTACTTCTAAGTATGTGTCTAACGCAGGTGCAGTACTATCATCTAGTACACATGTAAGTTTTGTATCAACAAAATAGTAATCTGCATACTGAATAACATAGATACCAATAGTATCACCTTCTTCAAAGATATCTCTTCTACTTAAGAACACTCTAGCATTTACTGTATCATAAGTAAATTCATTTTTTGTAAGTTGTCTATCATTAACAAAAACTAAAATGTTTTCACTTTCAATTAGTGTAGGATCATTGAACTGCCATTTTTCTATTTCATAGGTTACTGAATTTGTTGCAGTATGTTTGATACTATATCCTGGTTGTAACAATCTTTTGTTTTGGAATACTAATATTTGATGTCCTAATGGCTTTCTATTGAAAGGAATAGGAAATTCAGTTGTTGTAAACTGATAATAATCATTTTGTCCATCTGGTTCAAATGTGTTATCGATTAACACTTGACTATATGTTTTTAGATTACTTGCATAAATGCTCCATTGAATATAATCATCTGGTTGCATTGTTCCATCTTCAAATGTAAGTTTTACTCTATTTTCAAATACATCTGATGAAGTGCTACGTTCTACAGTAAAGTTTACGCCTTGCTGTTGAACAACGCCATTAATTGTTACAAATGCTGTTAATGCATCTGACCATTTTGCTGCTGTAATGTATGAATATGTACTGCCATCAAATTTTACATAATCAGTATCAAGCATTTCTGCACCATTTGTACCAATGGTTGTAATGTTTAAATGTGTTCCGTAAGGCACTGTGCTATCAGTAAATGTAAGTGTTTGTGTATCCCAGTCAACTTCATATCTATCATTATCAATAGTTTCATTATCTAGTTTTACAATAATAGCATCATTGCTATGTGGAACACTAGGCAACACATAAACTGAAGTTGATTCATCAATAATATAATTTATTGAACCAATCATTCCTGTACCGTCTGTTGTTCTATGATATACTGAAATGTCTAGTGTATCTAATAATTGTCCTGGTACAAGTTCCTCAGGTCCTTTTGAAGTTGTTGGAGTTACAAATCCATCACCATCTACAACAATATCGCTAGGACTTACGCCCAGTGCATCTCCATAGTCAATATCACCACCTGATAAATCAACGTCATATGTGCTTCCTGCAAGTTCAAAACTTCCGTCACTTGTTGATTTTCTAATTATTACTGTGTCACCTGCAACAAGAAAATCTCTGTCTTCTACAGTTTTCCATTTTGTCCAATCGATATTTACAGTATCAGTAACACCATCACCTGATAATGGCAACATTAGTGCATATTTGTTATCTAATACTGTTATTCCATCATAGTCAGGATCATCTAGTCTTATTGGATCATCATTTAATTTTGCATTTATCGACTTCCAATATACGTTGTATTGCACACCGTCTTCTAACGGAGTGCTTAGTGTAAATGTTGTTGTGCTACCATCTAAAACAAAAATTTCATCATCTGTTGTATTTGCAATGGTATCAAATCTGTATTCTGCAAAACCGCCGATATCAAAACCTTGTTCAGTACCAAAACTAATACCATCATATACAGCGCCATCATAATCAACACCGTCCATTAGTTGTGATAGGTCCTTGCCAGGCATGCCTGCGGTTGGGTTATAAGCATGATAAATTCTATCTGCTGCTGTAAGCATGTTTAGATTACGCTTATATGTAATTACAATTGTTGCTCCTGTCGCAGGTGCTTCTTCAAATGTAATATACCCTAATTCTCTGTCATAACCTTTTGATGTGTCGTTTTCATTGTCTACAGAATATTCACCTTTTAAAATTGGTAATCCATCTACAGTTACTTCATACGTATTTGTATTTCTATTAATTGGCCATTTTAAAGAAAACTTAGTAGTAGAACCTGTGCCAGTAAACGTTTCAGATTCGTCTACATTTGTCATCAAGTATGTGCCTGTTGTTCTATCAAACTTCATTACCATGTGTGTAGAACGCACTAATGGGTTTCCAATAATAGCAGTTGCTTTAGCCTGTATTCCTCCAGGACTTGGTTCGTCAATTACTACTAATGGTGCTTCATAAACTTTACTACCTATATTGACAATTTCAATTTTGCTAACACTACCTTTAGACAAATATGCTTTTGCTGTTGCTCCGCTATCTCCTAAAATAGTCACAGGAGGAGTTTCTTTATAGTTTGATCCTCCGTTAGTAACTTCTATTTGAATGATGTCATATCCGTTATTGTCTACCCAACTTTTGTAAGGATATTGCTGATACTTTTCAATAATATCTGTAACATTACCATTATCATATTTTGCAGCAATTGTTTCGATTTCTTTTGAAGTACTATAACTAGGAGGTACATCAAAGTCAGTTGTTAAACTGTTTGTAGGTTCAACATGATCATAAGAACTAATGTACTCTCTTATCTTACTATGATATGGCTTAACTTCTTTTACGTAGTCTTCATAATTTTCTAAGTTGTCATTTTGGTAAGACAATTTTTGTTCAAAATCGCCAAGTACGTGTTTTACTCTAATGAAACTAGATTTAAACGCCCAGTCTAAGTCAGTTTGTTCGCTCATTGCATATTTTAAACTTGCAAAGAATAAGTTATTCCACTCTACTGCTAAATCATTTATATAGATGTCATTTTTTAATGCACTTAAAATATTTCTAAGTTCTTGGATAGGTTCTCTATCATAGAATGATGTATCGTATATTTCAGTATCAAAACCGCCAGCAGCTTCTAAGAAATTATAAAGTTTGTTACTTAATTTAATAGTGCCGTTTTGGCGACCAATAGTTTCGTAATTAATTGTGTAATCCTCAATTAACTGGTCATCAATTTTTTTCAACAATAGCCAGCCGCCTGTGCCAACTTCTTTAATTTTTACAATGTCGCCAATATTGTTTTCTAGTCTAAATAATTCATATGCCAAATCAACTGTTTGATCAATTGGTGTTTGTGAATTATATCCTGTTGCATACCAATCAGCATAATTCCAATAACCTGTAGTTACATATGACTGAGACCTTAATCTATCCCATTCACTTGATGTTGCATCATATGTATAGATTGCCCATCTACCTCCAATATCACTATCAGAATTTACAAGAACACTAAATGGTCTTGCAGTTATTGTTGTTGCATTACTGTAATTTTTACCTTGCTTTCTTACAGTTGCTCCTGTAACTTGTCCTAAGTTGTTTATTGTGGTATTGATAACAGCACCCTTGCCATAGGTATCTTCTATTCTAACAGTAGGCGGATAAACATATCCACGTCCCGGATTAGTAATTGTAACTGAAACAATTTTACTGTTTTCAATTACTGGTGTAAACTCAGCTGTTTGTACTTTTGCAGTACCCACAAATCTTAATAAATCAGTTGTTTCAACTGTTGTGTCGTATAGGTTTTCAGAAACATTTGGTACAGGATCATTTTGCTGTAGCAAACTAATATCATAATTATCTACAATTTGTGTTTTAGCAAATACCGTGTTGACTCTTTCAACAACTTGTTTTAATGCTTCAATTCTGTTGATAAACATACCCTGTCTTGGATAGTTTAATATGCCGTACTTCATTTTAGGAGATAGATTTGGATCAGGAACTGTTGCATTATTTAGATCATAACCTACTAAACTATCAATCCATTTAGATTCTATTTCATCGTTTGGTTTGCTTGTTGCTAACCCTGAACTCATTAATTGATATTCATTATGAATTGGTGTTTTTTGCTCTGCATCATCAATTAATGTAAAGTGTAAAATAGTGTCTTTGTCATTAATAAATGATTTTACATTATGCAAACTAAATTTATTGTCATCAAGTAACTGAATGTATCTATATCCATATCTAGATGGATCTTCAATTAATTTTGCTATTTCAAATACACTTAATGCTCTATTAGGAATATTAGGTATAGTTTGTTTATTTTGTACCCAGAAGTAATAGTAAAGTTTTGCTTGACCGCTTACAGAATCAACTTTGCTTTTTACACTATATGTGTTTGCATCATAGTAAGGTGTGCCGCTTATACCTTGTGCATATCCTTGTGTAGTGTCAGCAAGTGAAATATATTCTTGTGGAGGAACCGTGCTTTCTACCCATTCTAGCACAGTAACAAGACTTGTTTGTGTTTGCTTGTGCCAATTTGCAGATCTATATTGTATTGGACCTTGGTATGGATTAAACCAACTTACTGTATCAATATTCCACCAAATTTCCCCTACGTGTTCTTCACACCAATTTGCTGCTTGATCAACAATAACTTTTGCACCACCATTGCTATAAATTGCAGGATCATAAGGTGTTTTATAATTTATTTCTTGATCAGCAACACCTGCAATTTTTCCCTGTCTAGGATCAATTACATCTAAATTAGTTATAATATCATTTGTTGCTTGACTGTATAAAAATACTCTACCAATTTTATTTAGATCAACTTGACCAGTTTCTGATGTAATTACTTTCCAACTATTCTTATTCTTATCTGCTCTAAAGTTTACAAACATACCGGCAGTAGAATCTTCATTTTCTAAACGAGATGAATCTGTAAATTCAGATGGATTAATCATAGGTAATCCAACATATACATTGTTGTCTTGTAATTTAATATTACTTAAATCATTGGCTATTGTTTTTCTTGAGTAAGGTAGATCTTCACCAAATATAAACTTATCACCTAACTTTTCGTAGATACCTAATCTTCCCGAATCAATTTCTTTTGTTACAAAGGTAGTCCTGCCGCCGTCAAATGTAGTTTTTTCTGTATTTTGTGTACCTGTGTTATCATTTACATATCTACTGTAAATTGTATTTTTAAATTCATTTTTTCCTATTGCATACTTTTTATATTCAACATATCTGTCAAATGTTGTAGTAGTACGTGTGTCAGTATTCTTGCCTACAACTAATAGTTTATCTGCAGAAAAATCAATTGCAAGTCCCCATGCTTCGTTTTTTTCTTTGTATGGACTTGTAAGAGTTTGAGTTAATTCCCAAGTATCGCCTGTTGAGTTTTGAGTGTATAATTTTACACTACCTGCATCTGTAATTTCTTCAGTGTTATATAATGGAGCTCCAATACCTATTGTATCTCCTGTATCATTTACAGCAACACTATAATCAATACCTTCTTGATTTACAATACTTTGACTTAGCCTCCATCTAGCAAAAACATTAGTATAGATACTAACAAGTTCGTCATTGCCAGATTTTGCACTAAATGCCAGTACATCGCCTAATTTGTTTGTATCAAAAACTTTACCAATGTTAATACTTTGGTTAGTAACATCTCCTTCGTTTTCACTTGCAATAAAGTTTTGTCTAGGCACGTATCCTGTATATTCTGTGTTTACATCTGTTTGTTCAATCCATAAATTAGGAGCATCAGAAGGTAAACTTGTACCAGGTGCAATGTTAGTTACAGCTTTATACAATGCACCGTTATAGAACGTTAAATCATTTTCATTGTATTTGAATAGATCATTGTACACACCTTTATAACTTCTGTCAGCACTATATTTCCATTCACCGCCTTCGTTATCTAGCATGTAAATTCTACCAACATCAGTTCCGTCTGCACCAGGAGCACCAACAAACATTTTAAGAGAACCGTTTGCTGCTTTCCTTAATTGTACCTTTGTACCAAATTGTTCGTTTGCCTTTGGAAACGGTGAGCAAATAATATGTTCAACTTCGTACAATCCTGTATCAGCATCTTGTTTGTATAGATAAACTGTACCTTGTTTTTCAATACCGCTACCGCTATGACCTAAAGTAAAGGTATCATTGTACCAAGACTGTTCTAATAAACTAGGTAAAATAATATCTTTCCAACGGTCAACGTTGTCTTGTGCAGCAGTACCCGCTCTAATTTTTATAAACTGCAAAACATCTGCACTTCTAATTGTTGGTGGTGAAGTGCTTTTGTCAATGTTACCAAATGCAAACCCATCGTCTGCAATGCTACGTGCCCAAGTTTCAAACTCTGCTGGTGCTGTTGGGTTAGACAATGCAACATTCAGCATTTGATCTGTAAATTCTACACTAGGTACTAAACGGTTTTTCAATATGTCTAACGATGGTTCTAATCCTGTAATTAGATTAACTTCGTCCCAATCAGCATCATTAATAGTAATAGTAGAACTATCACCTACGCTATCATAGTATAGTCCAATGTCTTTGTTTGCTTGCCATAAAACACCTCTATCTCTAACAATATCTCCTTCATAATAAATTACATCAGGTTGTAATTCATCAATATAAAGTGTTTTTACATTACTTGTGTAAGGAGCACCTACAGCAATATAAGTTGCATCATCTGAAATTGCAACTGTTCTGCCAAATCCAATTTCTGGATCGCTTACTAATTCAGGTTCCATTATTTGTCTTAGGCTGATTTCTAATTGTTCATTTGGACGATAGAAAAGTCTAAGTATGCCTTCTTCTCCAGGGTGTCCTAAACTTGCAATAGGAATGTATGTGTTATTTGAATTTACATCATAAGCAGTTGCAAATCCGTCTTGATCGCCCGATGGATTATAAACTTCTTTTTGTAAAGTAAAGATACCTTCGTTTTCGTATAATCCCCAATTGCCATCAACCTTTTCAATCCATACTTTATCATTTTCTACATGGAATAAATCTTTAACTTCTTCGTTTAATTCTTCTATATCAGTAAATCTTCTAGTAACAAATCTAGATACTGCATTTTCTGTACTATCTGGGAATGTGTTAATTTGTGTTTCAGTTACTGACAATGTTCCTGTGTCAACTATAACATAATCTATACCTACTTCTAAAATTTCCCAATATCCTGTAATAGTAGACAAGCCGCCATAAATGCCAATAATTTCACCTTTAGTAAAATCAACATATTTGTCAAACACAATTTTTAATACATTTAATGTGTTACCTCTAGAATCAGTATATGCTCCTTCAACTTCAATATCATAACCTACAATTTTATTTGTTTCTTTAACTTGAGTTACAACATCCCATTCATTCTTTTTGTTTTGTATCCAAATATTATCGCCAATATATGTAGTTGCTATGTTAAGATCTAACAGTCCTTTATAAGTTGTAACAGCACCTTTAACATCTTGTAAACGCACCCAACCATTATTACGGCTTGTGTTTAGTTTTGCAGTAGACATTACAAACGGCGCATTGGCATAGTCCTCGGGTTTTTCATATACTTCATAATCAGCAATTTTATAAATTAAATCTGCATCATCTGTTTTGTTGTTTGTTAATTCAAATAATTGAGGTTCTAGTTTATAGTTACTTTCGTTTAATTTAAACTCTAAATCTTGCTTATTATCTAATGCACCATAAGATCCGACTCTAATTGCCCATTCTTCAAAAAACTTTAGACTTTCTTCGCCCGATGTGCTTAGTGCATCAAACAATTTTGTAAGAGAATTTTTTGTTCCTTTTTCTTGTATAAATCCCTGGTAGAACTTATATTGACTTACACTGTCAGGAATAATATTACTTAGGTATTCACGTTTTTGATAACCGATTAAATGTTGTCCTAAACGCTGTTGTTCTGTGTCAAAATTGTCAGTATCTAAATCATAAAAATCAGTAAACTGATTTACTCTGTAATCAAAGTTAGGATATAGTTCTGCTTTAGGTTCTTCTGATAATCTATTCCAGTTTGCAGAAACAAAAACTTCTCCACTGTTGTGTTTTACATTTGCCGAATAAAAGAATTCTTTAAATTTAACAACATCGCCTACTGCATAATCTTCATAAGTTTTCCAAAAATCAACTTTCACATTGTCATAGAAGAATCCAGGAATGTTTAAGCCACCTTCCCAATTGTCTGTTCTATAACCTACAAGTTTGATTCTTTCCTGTCTGTAGCCCGGCGCTACATCGTAAATTACATCGTTGAAAACTGTTGCGTTATCTAACAAAATAACATGCTCTGTTTGCACAAGCGGTAGTTTAATTAAATAAATTCCTTCATTTGTGTTTGAAGGTGTAATACCAAATGTATTTGTATCATCTCTATAAATGTTGCTTAGATCTCTGCCTAGTTTTTCACCATTTCCCGACAACAGGTTATAACCGTAAAAATCATCAAATATATCATCTACAACATAATACGGAGCAGTAAAGATACACCTATTTGCACACGGACTAGTTGTAAGGATTGTCCCTGCTTCCCAGTTTTGTGTTACCCAGAACATAAACTCTTGTATGCATAAAGTCATGTCTTCTAAACTATCTGTTTCTCTATTGTAATAGTCTAGTCTGAATCCTTGCTGTTTTAAAAACTTTTCATATCCTTGCATAAAGTCAACAACTTCTTGCACTGATTCTAAAATTGTGCCATAAGAAATATACGAAACGGTAGTTTCATATCTTTTTCTAATTTTTGCACTAATGCCACCAGTAACTGGAAGTGTAGGCAACTTAGCAAATTTTGTTGCGTCAAATGTTTCAGCACTCTTGTGAGTAGTTGTTGTTCTATACCAGTTATTTTGATACTCAACAATTGTACCAATTGTATATTGTTGATCTTCAGTCCATACAACATAATCTGCAGAAATGCCGCCTACAGTAATCGATGTATCTGAATTTGTTTCTAATGGTCTGTAAAAAGGAAACGTAGGATTATCGCCATCGTAGCCTTTTAAGATATATGTGTTATCTGCTGTTTTTTCAATTATCATGCCACTGAAGACAAACGTTTCCAACGGACTTGATGTGTTTAAGAAAATTTGATAATTTTCTTCTGGTACAAAATTACTACTTTTGTTTAGAGGACTTCTTGCATCTAAAACTAATTTTAATTTTTCTTTACTTGCAAACCCGCCAACTCTAATTGACAGTTGATTTTTTAATCCTTTTAGTCTTTGCTTATAATTATTATAATTTGAACTATACTTGGAAGACATGTAACTCGCAACAAAGTTTACAAGTCCACTTGTAAGAGTAATATCTTCGTCACTTGTAATACTAGGGAATACTAAATCTTCACAACGTATTGCTTTGTTTGTTTCAGTATAGACGTATTGATTTGATAAATTCTTTTTTATGCGTGATCTATCAAAAGCTAGACCAAAAATTTGTGCAGATTGATTTAACATCCATGCCTTTAATAATGCAAACGGAAACTCTGAACTTCTTCTCCATGCAGTCTCGACAGGTGCTTCGTCGCCAAACACAAAGTTATTACTTGCTGTGTCAAATTTATAGTTTTGTGCAAGTCCTGCATTATACGGATCAACTAACTTACCGTTGCTATCTACCGGAATAGCATTAAGTAATTTTGAGTGCTTGTACATTTTATTTTTTTGTGGAACAGTGCCAGGTGTTCTTACAATACCTTCTGCCATGTCTGTCCAAAGTAAAATATTATCACTTGTGTAAGGAGCAAGTCCGTATTGTTCATCCCACCATGTAGGCTTAATTGTTAATCCTACCATTTCCCATGGATGAGTATTAGGACGATCAGTGCCATAATATGTTTTATACACACTTCTCCAAAATCCTTTTAAGGGCTCGCCGTCTGTATTTGACATAAAACTATAGTTGTATGTAAATCCGTCTCTTGCATCATAAAAGTTATTTTCAGTATAAGTTAAATTTCCTGCATCTTCTAACCAACTTGTAAAATCTCCAAGTATACTGTTATCAATTTGTTCTTTGGTAAATTTAGTATCTCTGTCAAATGTAGGAATAAAATTGTTTACATCTAAAACACTAGCATCATATTTTAATTTAATATTATTATATACTCTATATTCATACTCTAGCAAAAAGTCATCTCTAAAATCATTCCATGCTTTTGTTAAACTTCCATCATGTCCTTGAATAACTACTTGCGGAAATCCTATGATTACATTTTCATTGGCTGCAACTGGTTCTACAAAGTCTACATAAAATAAACCATTTCTTACTTTTTCTATATTATAATCAACATTAGCATATGCTTTGACATCACCTACTTGTACAATAAGATCAGTTGCTTCGATAATTTTGTTAACATTTTCTAGTACAAAGCGTGTTTGGGCTCTAGGTGTAACAAATGTTTTTACAGCAGGTCTTACTGTATGATCTTTTTGAATTTCAGGATAATATAAAGGAAACAAACCTAATTTAGTAGGTGTTGGCGGAATATAACATCCATTTGTATTTTCAAATTCATCAACTCTTACAACATCGCCTTTTGCAAGTGTTGCTGTTATATTAACAAAGTTATCGCTTATTGTATAATCTCTATCTTTTAGAAGTTGAACTCCGTTAAGATAAACATATACTGCTTGATTAGACAACTTGTTTATATCAAAATTTGTAAGACCAATAGCAAAATATGTTTCTTCACTGTTATCTATATTGTGTGTTGTGCTTGTATTTGCTTTCTTACCAACCATGTCACCATAATAGAAATTTCTATATGAAACAGTTTCTTTAGAAAATCTTTCAAGCACTGCATCTAATTGATCTTTTGCAGTTCCTTCTATACCGCTTTCATTAGCAAGTGCAATTAGTCTTCGTTTTGTTTTACCGTATTCTGATCTAACAAAATTAATTGCTTTAACAATATTTGCTTCTTTATCAGTAATATGGAATGCTGCTAAATTAAATGGTCCGCTGTGTTGTACAAAACGCTTACCATAATGTGTAACATTTCCTAAATCTCTAAGATTACTAACGCCAGGATAAATGCCGTCAAAGCCTTGTACTTCTTCAATAATAGATTCTACATGATCATTTACTTCACCTAACGTAAAGTCAACTAAGTTATCATTTAATGGATTTTTTTCTAAGTTTACAGGTATTTCATAGTAACCATTTTCATTTTTTGGAGTGTTAGAAAAACATCTAAACACAAGTGTTTTTCCAACTTCTAAATCTTCTTGAAAAATTACAGTTGCTATATTGTTTATATTGTCTATAGTAAATTTAGAATCTAAAACTTTTTTACCATCAACATAAGCTTTAACAACTAAATCACTTAGAGTACCGCTTTTGTTAAAAACAGTAATTGGAAAATTATTAACTTCATCATCAACTGTAAGTTGCTGTTGTATTACTGCCTGTCTGCTTAATATATTTGTTTTTGTCCATCCGTTTACATAATCAAATGTGCTAATATCGGAAAACTTTTTCAAAAATCCTGTATCAGTTTGTGTTGTAAGTGTTTCGCGCAATTCGTTTTGATATCTTACTGTTTGGTTTTGTAAATCAAACGAAAATACAATATCTCCTATATTAGAAATATTTCTATACTTTAGAGGAAATCCTAATTCTGTATCATCAGATCCGGTGCCTTCTTTATAACTAAAAATTTTATTACCAATAAAGTCTGACGCAGGATATGTTATTTCATCGTTTAAAATTGTTCCGTCATGATCAAAAACGTCAAAAAGTGGTGCTTGGTTTACACCTGTTTTTTCTTGTGACTGAATCCACTGTGTACCATTGTACCAAAACATCTTGCCGCCTAGCGATTCACCTTCTAACGCAAGTACAGTTTCATTTTCTAAAGGCATAGTGTCAGTAGTTTCAACAAGACTAATTTGCCTACGGCTGTTATGTGTAATAAAATTAACTTCGTAAATTTTACCATTTACAAAACTGTCAGGGTCTGCTGTAAATAATACACGCATTCCGTCAGTTAGATCTACACCGTCTATGTTGTATCCAAGACTTCCTTCTACATTACTAAAAGCATCTTTTGTAAAATTATCAACTAAATTAACATTTTTCTTTGCAAATGTACCATGGTTGAATAATTTAAGTCCTGCGTTAAATTCAATGATCGGTCTTTTTGCTCTAAAGTTTTGATCTAGATTTATTTCAGTATTGTTAACTTCATAACTTTTTTCAATTACATCCTTATGGAACCATCTATTATAACGTGACCAAGGGTTTCTGTCATGACTTGATCTATTAACTGTAATATAATCTTTTGTACCTGGAAAACTTGCAGCGTCTTCGTACGGTACTTCGTCAAATCCATATTCATCCCATGCAATTTCTACATCACTTGTAAAGATACTAGGAACTTCTAAATCATTTTCTGGAATTAATTTAATGCTTGTGCCTACACCTTCAATGTAAAAAAAACCTTCACTGTATTCTTGTGGTGTAACAGTACCTTGGAAATAAACTTTCATGCCATTTGAAAGTTGTACGCCTGTGCCTGTTTTATAGGTTTTCTTACCAATAACATTTTCAGCAAGATCGATTTCTGTGTTTTCTTCTATAGCAAAACTTAAAATAATACCACTTGTGTTTATATCGTTTTGGCTAAGGTAATAAAGACTGTCTGGAACATCGTCAGGTATAGTCCATTTTATTACCCCTTCCTCAATATAATCATCTTCTGTTAAAACAAGTCTACCTTCTTCGTCATAAACATATTTTAACATATCCTTGTCATAAATTTCACTACTAATTTCTTGCTCTACACTAAATCCTAGATCTGTATCAGTAAAATCTCTTGTAATTCCAATAGTAAATGGATGCCCAGGAGTGTTAATTTCAAAAACATAAGTTTGTCCTTTAAACAATCTTAGTGTAGGATTTCTTGTTGCTCCCCTCGAACTAAACAAGAATGCAGTATTATCGTCGTCAACTACTGTTGACACAACAATAGTGCTTTCAATTTCTTTTTGTTCACCAAATACAGGAATAGGCAAAGGACCTAAAGGTAACCAATAGTATTCACGGAAATTAGCAAACTTATCCCAATCAATATGTGGATTCCAAGAATACATTTCTTGCGAGTTTAAACTATTATGATTTTCTGTAGGGCCTTTAAAGTTTTTAATTTGTCCGATAAAATCAGGATAGTTTTTATAAAACAAAACATTATCTAATTCGTCTTTGTATACAATACTAGGTTCAAATTGATAATTTTCTCTGTCAGGAGTTACATCAGGAAGATAAACATCACTGACTTGGTTTACTTTAGAATTACGTCTACCTGCAAAAGCATTAATTTTTTCAACAGCACCTGGATTGATCATTTGCTGTATGGTGCTAGATAGTAACTTTTTGTTTACATCTGTTCTAAAATATTTTGGCAGAAAATCAATTGCTTTTGGATTTTCGTTGTTATCAGTAGGCAAACCACTTTCGTTTTGTTCTTTATCGTATGCCATTAATAGCCTCCGGTATTATCTGTAGAACCAATTATAAAATTATCTGTTGTAGTTTCTTCTGCACTTTGTATTCCGCTTCCTACAAATTCGCTTTGAGTAACTACTGTACCAGACGCTTTAAGTCTTTCTGAAGTTAGTGCCTCAATTATTTCTATATCAGAAACAGTTGCACCACTTATTAATATTTCATCTGAATCACATTTAATTTCTTGTAAACTTCCATATGAACTACTTGCAAGTCTTGGAACAACTACAATACTGTTTATATCAGGTGCTAATTGCTTCATAATATATGCACTTAATTCACTCCAATAAAATGTTTCGCCAAAGTCCCAATTGTCTAATGCAAAAAATTCATTCATTGCTTGCACAATACGAACTTTTAATTCATTATCATTTATTACACGTTCTTTAGATTTTACAACTTTAATTGCTGCTTGTAAATCTATATCTGCTTTATCTCCAAATAGCACTTTGTACTTAACAGGATGGTAAATTATTTCATCACTTATAGATTTTACTTTTTCAATTTCACCGCCATAATACCTTGCCATTTGATCACTGCTCAATGGTAAAGGTTTAGTTGTAACAATGTTTCTTAGGTATTGTCTAAATGCTGTATCGTATGCTCGTGTCATTAGATACACATCAATTACGTTTGTGCTGCTAGGATCAATCCTGCTGTTTTCATCACTTGCATGTACATATCTAAAACTTATACTATCACGACCTATAAATGCTTTATAATCATAAGAAGGTGATAATGTTCTATTAACAGAGTCTAAAATATAAAATTCGTCTGTTGCACTTACATAATACTTAGGATTATTAGGTGTTAATAAATTAATGTCTGTGCTAAACCCTACAACATTTATATTTTCACTTTCTGCAGAAACATAATTGTAGACAGTTGTATTATTTTGCTGTTTGGCTTTTAAGAAAATATAATTTGTAGAATCTACAATTTCTGTAAACAAGTCTGGATTATCAATTACCCCATCATCGTCGCTATCAAAAAACGCAACTTCAACTCTAGTACTATCTATATAACCGTCTTGGTCTCTATATACACTTGATATTTCCCAATCATAATCCAATGTGTAAGATTCTGTTCCTGTACTAGAATTTACATCATTGTTGATGTTTAGCACTGATACTCTATCTCTAATAATTTTACCTGATTTACTATCAAATATTTTTTTGTTGTTGTCAAAATAGAATCTTAATTCTGAATCGCTTTCAAATATGTAACGCAATGTTCTATAAGTTACAGTATAAGTTTCGCCGTCAGTTTCAAACAAAAACAACCAACTGCTATCAATACGTGAATTACTTACATCTCCGGCCTGTCCTAAACTAAAATTACCTGTGATATTTAAATTGTCCTGAGTAATAACTTTCCAAGATCTAGATTCTCTATCGTACCGCAAACCAAAAGTATTGTACGAGAAAATTTGATCTACCATTTGACCTTGAATATCTACAATCAATTGTGTGCTAAGTTTAGGAATTGTACTATCTAAAACAGCACCGTCAGGTATAGCATCATTAAAAACAACACCGCCTAGTCCTGTAGTTTCATCAACAGTGTTTCCACCGTTTGTAACACTAATACATTTTGTCCAAATATATGAAGTTGAATATCTATGTGTTGCATCACCTAGCATAAGTTTATTGTCATCATTAGTCATAAAATGATAACCTGATGGTGCAGTAAATTTAACCATTGCACCAGGTTCAATAAAACGCAACGGTCCTTCAGTGAATGATCCTACTGTATATCTAATTAAGTTACTATCTTCAAACATACCTGTAGTTCTGTTTGTATCGATTGTTTCTTCGTGCCACACTAAACCTAATTCACGATAATCTTGTCTGTTATAATTTTCTAAGTAAAAGTTTCTAATATTTTTACTTTGTAACAATGGAGTAATTTTGTTTAAAACTGTTTGTAAAATATCTGACCGTGTTGTAAAGTCAAAGCTTGTAACTTCGTCAATATACTCTTTATACAAAATACCATCAGTAGCAAATAGATTAGTGCTACTGTATTTTCCAGTAGCATCTAAAATATCATAATTTCTACTAATACCGCTTGCAATTCTGTTTAGTGATTTTACCTTAATAATGTCTTGGCTTACACCTAGTGGACCAACATTGTAATCTTCGCCTGTTACCATTCTGTTTTGAGTATAGTAAGTTGAAGATGCATTATTTCTAATGCTATCTGTACTTTCACTACTTGCACTGTTAGAAATTGTTTCTTGTAATGACAATGTAAGAACAAGTGTTTCAGTTCTACCTGTTGAACTGATATAAGGAATAGTAACTTGTACATCTTTTATATTGGTTGGCAATATAACAACATCTGAATTTGCACTTGTTCTATAATATACTCTAAATGTTCCGGTAGGCAAATTGCCAAAAACGCCGTCACTAAAAATTAAACTAATTCTGTCGTCTGCTCTAGATAGCACACTGAAGACATTTTTAATATTTTTTGAAATGCTATTGTAAACAATATTATTTCCTTCTACAGCATCAATTTTTGTCCATTCTGTAGTTTCTCTTGAAGAACTATCTAATCCAAAAAGCCAAACATCTGAATTGTTAATGTTTGTTGTATCAATGTCAATTTTTTGATTAGGCACTGGAAAGTCTACACCAAAGTCACCTCTTTGTAATCTACCTTGTCTAAAATGCATAAAGAATCCTGTACTAGATGCACCAGGTCCTCTGCCGTTATCTCTATAAATGTAACTTAATGGCTCTGCAGGTTTAGGTGTTGCTTCTTTTAATTCACCATTGTCAATAATTGTGCTTACAACTTCAAAATCTAAACCTTCGCCATTTACGTCACGATTGAACGCATAAATTGGAATACCGCCATTATTAGTTTCAAATGTATACTGCTCTGTTGGAATACCGTCAATAACTTGATTGTTTACAGGACGTCCAAATTGATTAGATACATTGTTTGCTGCATTTAATATTTTAACAAAATGTTCAAACCAGTCATTGTTAACGTTATCATTCCATAAAATGCTTCTACCTGAAAGACTATTTCCATTACTGTCAATTACATTTTCGGATGTCTGAACTGCTGTAATTTTAAGAAAGCCGTTTGCTGCTTGGTTACGTGTTACATTATAACTTAATAGTCTTGCTAAACGGAGTACACTTTCTCTACGTTCTGCAAGTTCTAAATAGTTTTCTCTTGCATTTAAATCTGTTCTATATGAAAGGTTTTGCCCAAGAAACGCAATCATATCAATTATTGCAAGATATTCTGAACTTTCAATATAATCATTAAAATCTTCTGGATAATTTTTACGTAGGTAACTTATCATTGTTCTACGTAATGTATCAAAGTCATATGATTTGAATTCTGCGTTATTAAAACTCTGATAGATCTTTGTCCAATCCTCAGCAAGCAATAATCTGTTTTGTCTATCTATAGAAGACATGGGCACTTCCTTAACATTAATTTATAATATTTATCTAGGATTATAATACACGTACTTTAAAAGATTTCGTTATTTAGGTCAAATTCGTATTGTAAAACTTCAGATATATTGTACTCTAAAAATAGTAAAGTTAACTGTATTTGTATACCTGATTCAAAAGAATCTACTTGTACATCTGTTAATGTAACTCTAGGATCTGCATTTGCAATTTCAGTTACATTTGCAATAATTGCTTGCTCTACATCCGGTGTAAACGGCTCGTATAAAAGATCCCATATAATTGTACCAAAATTAGGATTTTCTAATTTTTCACCTACTCTAATGTGAAAATGATTTAAAATATCTCTTTTTATTAGTTCAATATCTGTATAGTTGAAATTTTTTGTGTTAGGATCTGTAGTGCTTACTCCTCTATAAGATTTACTTCTTACAGGATTAGACACTTGATAAGATTTTTGTCTTACCTTTAAATTTTTATACAGATTTTTTTCTAGTGTACTCATAATAATATTTAGTATCTGATTGCTTGTCTAATTGCAAGACGTCTAAAATCTTCATCAGATCTTGCATTGTATTTGTCATACATTTCAAGAGCCCAATCTAGACCTAAGTTTATGGGTGCGTCTGCGTTTTTCCAAGTAACTTCCTCTTTTTGCCAAGGAAAAATTCTTTCTAATCTGTACGCTAAATCTAATTCAAATTTTTGACGATTAAAATCGTCTAGTAGTGCTTGAGATATAAGTTTTTGTACTTCTTCAGGAGTAGAATTTAACATCAATCCATTACGTATAAACTCTCTTCCATTTACCCTAGTATCAACTCTAGCATCCCAATCTTCTACTTGTTCAGCAAATGCTGCTTCTGCTTGTCTTGCGATTTGTGCAGCGTAAAATTGTAAAGGTCCAATTATATTATCATATTGCTGTTTTTCTAAATCAGTCAATCCTACAGGATAACCGTCATCTGCTATATCAGTGCTCATATCAATTTTATCAATAAGTCTGTTGATTTCTCTACTAGACATAGGATAAGTTGTTAAAACATTATCAATTGAACTCATATCACACTCCCTTGTGTTATTCCGCCAGTGTCAACTGCTGTATCTCCTGTTGGATATGCAATATCATATTTGGGAGGTATGTCCCAATTCCTACGAATATCAGTAAGATATAAATTTGCATCAGGATTGTTAATCCAGTAGTTAGAAACTTTATAATTGTCGCCTTGGTTGCCTCCGGCAATTTGTATCTTAAAACTTCCTGGTTCTACAGCCCAAACAAACCCTACATGACCTCCGCTACGTGTTCTAGATTTTAAAACAGCAATATCGTATTTTCTAATCTTAGACAAATCTCTCCAATCAATTGCCCGTCCGTACCGCTTATATTCTTGACTTCCCATAGTGTTAAAACTTTCTAAACCTGCGGTTGCTAATACATGACTTACAAATGCTGCACACCATGCATAATCAATTGCACCCGAATCTCTTGTATATCCTGATCTGCCAGCAGTTACATAACAAGCATAGATATTAGGATTTGGTGGAGATCCTTTTTCAGTCCAGTCTAGTCTGTTAAAGGCAACAAGCGTATTTGCAAGCGCACCGTATGGAGTATCTGCTGGAGGAATATTGGTAATTTGTTCTACTCCACCTCTGTTAGGATTATTATAACTGAAAAAATGAGGACTGCCACCTGTTCCACCCTGTCCGCCATCTACTCCTGTAACAGGATCTCCATCTCGCAAATCGCCGATTGTTCCTGGTGGCCATTGTAATGCTTGTGTACCTTGACTATCTTGTTGTGCTATTTGATCAGTTGGAGACTGTCTTGGAGGCACAACTGCATTTGCTGGTATTATAACTTGACACATTTTTTATGCACTCCATACTGTTTCATTTGAAATTGTCGACCTTCCTAAATTATAATAAGCTTGCACTGTAGTTCCATATGCATCAGGATTTACTAAATTACCGACTCGCCAATCTTTTACATCTCCTGGGCCTTTAAGGTGTGCTGCCATTAGCAATCCTGAAATAACACTTACACTATCGCCTGCAAACAAAGCGTCAATTCTACGTAGTGTATTTAAATTTTGTGTTGTGTATCTAATTATTGTTGCTTCTTGAACATCTGGACTGCCTAGCCAATCTTGTAAACTTGAAATGCCGTCTCTTCCTGTCCAGAATGAAGAATCACGCATAACAGTGCAGTTTCTTAACCCTCTTGCAAATGTTCCCGATCTAATATATCCCATGTCTTCAAGTGCAGCGTGTCCAAATTGGTATTTTCCTGCAAAACATATACTGTTTACAACGTCATATGAATTTCCACTTTCTCTTTGACCTAGAGCATTTAGATAAATTAATGTTTCTTGTTCTGTGAATCCAGGAATACGCCCAGGTGCAGCAGTTAAAGGTTCTGCTGGTGTTCCGCCTTGTGCTCTAGGTACATTAGCATTTGGATCTGTATATGCGCCAGGAGGTCCTGCAAAATCTTGTTGTGGACGCTGCTGACTTTGTGTTCTGCCAACCGATGGCTGATTTTGTGGAGGCAAATAAGTATCAGGCACAGCATCAACAAATGTATCAATTTGCTGTTGACCTGCTCTTGTTTTTTCTGGAGTATATTCCGTTGGATTTAGATTTTCGTGCTGATACCAAGGTTCGTGCATTGGTTGTCTTGCGGCTTGTTTTGCTCTTGCAGGACTTTCAGGCAGCGCAGGATCAGGTACAGCAGGAAGTGTTGCTGCTTGTGCATTACTAGCAGTATCTGCAGGACTTCCTGCTGTGTTAAGATGAATATTAGTTCCTGTTGCTTGTATATTTGCTCCGTCTGCTTTTAAACTCATTGTTGCTGCGGAATAAAGTTTCATTGCAGCACCTGTGCTTTTAATTTCTACAGTATTATCAGCAGTAATTTTTGTTGAAAGTTTTGCTAACAAATTAATGCTAGATTCATCACTTTGCATAAAAATTGTTCCCAATGCTTTTGTATGGAAATCACCGTCAGTTGCAATTTTAACATAAGAACAACCTTCAATCGCAACTTCTCCTGCGGCTGATCCGATATTAACTGTAGATTCTGCTAAAAAGTCTGCTGTGTTTTGGGAAATAAAACTTACATTATCAGGTGCATATCCTGCTAAAAACGTACCAGCAGATAAACTAATACCTTCTTCAGCATTTGCTGCAATTTTTGCACCACTTGTTAGTCCTATTTGATCTCCAGCATCTATTCTTAATTCTTTACCAACTATGATATTCATATCTTCATAGGCAGTTAAATTAATGTCTCTATCAGCAACAAAATTTAAATCGTTTTCAGAGTGTATACTTACACTATCATGAGAATAAATGTCAATTTTTCCATTTGCTGTAAGTTCAATCCATGCAGTGCCTCCTGCGTTTCCTATGTAAATTAAATCTTCACTGTTATGTAATAAAATTTGATGTCCTGTGCGAGTACGAATTCTAAACAGTTCATTTGCAGGTATTTCATAATTACCGCCACCTTCGTTTTGTTCTAAAGGCACATATTCAGATGGTGTTTCACGTGCAGGACCTCTACGTAGTATTTTTTCATCGCCGTCGTCCATAACAATACTATGGCCGCCTATCCTACTTGAGAACATAGATGCTGTAGCACCTGCAACACCTTTATCTACTCTAGGAGCACCAGGACCTTTATAAAGTGGGCCCGGAGTGTTCATTCCATATACATTACTAGGTGCTTCACGTCTTGCACCGCTTGTTGTTAGTCCTCTTGTATCATCATCTAATAAACCTGCTTTAAACAATTGATCTGTTATCCTATCATTTGGAGGTTTAGGATAGTATGTTGGTTGTTTTTGTCCTTGCGGATCTACTCTATTTTTATTGTACTCTCCCACTGGTAATTTTTTACCGAGTAGTGTACCAGGTGTCATTGTAGGATCTGTAACAGCAGTTGCAGTATTACCTGCAGGCACAGTAAAATTCATATATTCATCTGGCACACATGCAAACCAAAAACAATAGTCATGTCTGCCTTCGACAAATGTTACAAGAACACGTGATCCAGGATCTGGCGGTACTGCCCAAAATCCGTAACTTTGTTGTGTATGAGTATAATCGTTTGGTCCTGTTGCACCTGTAAGTGGTGTGGTACCAAAAAACGGACTTGCATAAAATGCATCAACAACTTGTCCAGGATCTGAATCGTCATCAGCACTAGATCTTGTCTTAATAATTTGCACTCTAAGAGCGCCCATAAATCTTTGATCTAAATGACTTACAACTTTAGCAAGATATGTACCAGGAGTATGCGGTTGCGCTGCTTCTCTACTAGTTCTACCAAGTTCTGTTCTTATAGGTTTAGGTGCTATCATTATGTGAAAAATCCTCTTGTCATTTTTCTTGCAGTATTATACACATCAGGTGCTGCATTTTTTCCTGCTGTTACAATATCATTTAGCACAGGTGCAACTTGATTTGCTGCTTCGTCTAATGCTCCACTTATTGCTGTTTCTATTGCTCCATCTAATGCTTCCATTTTTGCCTTAAAAATATCTTGAGCAATTTCTGATCCGTCTACTGCACCTCTTTCTAACACCTTCTGTCGAAGTTGATTTAATGCATTAGATCCAACTTCATTTGGTAGTTGGAAATTTCCTAAATCGCTAACATTTCCTCCTAGAACATTTATTGCAGGTGCAAGTGCATTTGTTGTTACGTCTCTAAAAAATCCTACAAAATCACCATATTCTCCGCCTGTTCTTTGGAACAAATTATCTACACTTGCAGATACAACTTTTTGTATATCTATTCTTTCCAATCCTGTAACTTTCAAATATTCTTGTGGTAGTCTTTCAAGTATTTTATTAAAGTCATCTACTACATTTATAATCGATTGGTTAATTAATTGTGTTGCTAAATCTCCAGAAAGATTTTCATCAAACAAACTTGCAATAGAATTAAGTGTTTGTTCGTCTTGTCCTGGACGTCTTACTAATTCCAGTGTTTGTGTAAATCTGCCTTTCGAAAAACTATTTCTAACAGTAACAATATTATATAAACCTGTAAACTGTTGTAAAGAGTCTATTACCATTTGTCCTTGTCTATAGTCAAATCCAGTTCTAAAATACACAAGAATATCTACTTGTTCATAAACAAACGGTGCTTGAACATTTCCAGCAACATATGATCTAGATTGATCAGCAGGTAATCTAAAATTACTTGCATCAGATTCTGCCATATAGTAAGGATCTCCCCAAATTGTTAATTCTAATGACACATTTTCTGTATCACTGTTAAGAATTAAATTATTAAAAAGTTCTGCTATTCTTCTAGTGTTCGTGCTTATCCTCGCGCCGCCTGAATTTGCCATATCTAATGTATATGGATATACTACATTCCTAATTCCAGCATTTGCATTAGGAGGAATGTTAGTACCTGATTTTGAAGTTACTTTATTATTTGTAACATTTGGTACATCGCTATCTTCTCCTGATTGTATATTAGTCCAAGGTTTGTGAAAACTATTATCAATTGTAAAATTAAAATCAATAATATCAGTATTTCTTCCAGTATAAGAATAAAAATATCCTTTGTCTAAATTTAACGCCCTTTGCGAATAATTAGTTTGAATTGTAGGAGCACCAAAAACACTAGAATGTACTTTATAAGGAATTACAATGTACTGAAACTCCATAGCAGATCTACCACTTTTTGTCATTTCAATAGTATCAAGTATTCTGTTTTTTACATCGATTTTAAACCATGTCATCATACCATCAGAATCAGGATATTGTTCAATTAAACTTCTTCCCCATTCACTAGTTAAAATTACATCTTCAATTATTATCGGTATACTTGTATTTTGCGGAAATACAAAATCTCTTGTCAACGGATCAATTGTAAATTGAGCATCTCTAATTGTTCTTGTAGTTTCATCCCAACTACTGTTTTCAAATGCAAAACGTATGTTGCCAGGATCTTCAAATGTTCTTACAATAGGACTGTTTCCGATGTAATTAGAATTTGCATCTTGGAACAGTGTAACATCTGCTGCTGAGAAATCTCCATACTGAACATTGCCAGATTGCTCAGCTGCTCTAAAAGATTCTATCCTACCTGGTATTCCTAATCCTGTATCTGTTACTGTAGGTGTAGCAGGACCATTAAGACGAGATTGTATCTCTTGTCTTTCTTTTTCTAAATTTGCTCGTGCTGCTTCTGAAATTGCACGATCTCCAACCCCTGATAAATCATCCAGTGCATCTATATTAGAAATCACAGTGTCTAATTGTCTGCGTAAGGAATCTTTTTGTGCTCTTGCAAGTGCAGGATCAACTGCTCCTTGAAAATATCCTATAGGTGCATTTAGAACAGGATCAATTTCGGGAATAAAAATATCATCTTCATTAATTAAGCCGCCTTCAGGATTTTTTGGAAAAACAATTGTATATCTATCGCCTACAAGTTTCTTGCCTTCTCTAACTGCCTTTTCTTCTATTCTATTTAGACTAGAAGTTAAACTATTATCACCTTTTTGTAAAACCTCTACAACACTTGTACCAGAAATACTTGTTGTAGTCTGCATATTAGCAATTTGGTCTAGTAAATTTAAATGGTTGAAAGGTGTAGCAGTGCAACTATAATTTGCTCCTCCTGCATCTACACTGAATTGTATATCAACCCATTTAATTGCATAACCTCTACTACTTACCGTTTTGCCATGCTCTCCTTGATCTGTATGTCCGATCCAATCTACAGAAATATAAAACGGTGCTTCAATATAATTCGCATACCCTGCTTGCAACGCACCAATTGCAAGTGCTTGTAAAAACAACCCAACACTGTATGGTTCGTAAACATTAAATTGAAATGTTACATTATTTGTTGTACCTGTTGCAGGATTTGGATTATACAACCCTTCTATTTCAACATCATCCATAAAAAATTCAACTTGTCCGTATTGTTTTTCTAATTCTGTTAAAACAGTTTTTTGACCGATGCCGCCATCTCTAATAATAAGGTTTGGTTTATAATTTAAAAAACCACTTTCGTTGTAATCTTGAGGTTCTAAAACTCCAAGAGACCATCTATAGTTGCAACTCCTAAATTGGTTTAATATATTTGGCTGCATCGCCATACTAAACTCCTAATACTGATAACAATGTAGATTTTTTTGGCAAATATATTTGTGTTCCTGTTTTAAAATCAAATACAGGATCTTTTAAAATATCCATATTACGTTGTGCAAATACCCACCATAGTTTAGGTGTTTCGTACACATCAAAAGCAAGCAAGTCTGGTCTATAATTATAAACAGGTTCTATTGTATATAAAATATCGTCTTCTGTTTCGGGTATAAATCTAGGTGAAAATATACCTAATGCTCCGTTTCTAGTATATTTTGTTTGTGAATATGGACTAGTGTTTGCATATGGCATTAGATAAATCTCCCATTACCTTGAATATAATCGCCTTGCACATAACTGTCTAAGTTAAACTGACTTACTTCATTTCTGCTTAGTGCAATACCTGCAACAATTGACAATCTGCTTAGTGTCGGAACGTAACTATAATCATATCCTTGACTTGCGCCGTAAGTTTCTGCTGTTCCATCAAATTGAGACCTATTGTACAATGGTACTTTGATATAATCAACACCATCATTTAGATCTAAAGAGAACATTTTAATTACAATCGGAACATTTGGAAATATAAAGTCGCCATATCCTGACAATTCAACAACAGGCGGCGGAGCACCTAAATTACTTTGTGCATCACTACCGTAAAACATTTTAGAAACACTTCTTAAAAAGTGTGTTGCTGCTATCCAATACAATCCATCTTGTTCGTTTTCTACTGGCCATTCACAAGCAATTGTCAAATCTTCAACTTGACTGTTTTGATAGATTTGATAGCCATAATTTGTATGAGTTGGACTCATTACATCATAGTTTGCTCCATGTGTAACAAGAAGTTGCGGTAATGTTGGAAATACCATGTATCCGTCTGTTTTAACAACCAAAGGATTTAGTTGTGGACTAGTCTGAAAACTTGAAATATTAGGTAATTTAATTTTAACACGCCAATCATCTGTAGTAGATCTACTGTTGGCTGCATAAGATGACTTTGCTACATTAGTTGATAAACCATACGAGTTTTGTCTTTGTGTGCTAATTTGATTTTGTCTATTAGTAAGAGTGTTAAGAGATGTGCTTTTACGCATTTCACTTTTCATTGCAGCAGCACCTAAATTAAACAATGATTTTAAAAAAGGATTTTTAATTCTACCTGATGCTGTTTGAAGAAATTGATTTGCGCCTGCGTTTACAGCACTAGCAACTCTTGGATCAAGAGGCTGTGCATTGTTTCTTTGTGCAGGCGAATTTCCTCGAGAAGTGCCTGTTCTAACTGCATTACCGCTACTGTCTCTAACAGGATTCCCTTTGCTATCTCTTACTATTCCCATAATCGAATCTCCTACATATATTTAGTTGACAAAATTAAATACATATATTATTATATGTGTATCAACTTGGAGAAAAAATGAAAAAAGTCAATTATTTAAACAACAAGGACATTCTAGCCGAGATACACAAATCAAAAAATACTTTTTGCAGTTATACTGATAATAGTTATGCTGATTATGATATCATTTTACCTAGTATTGAAAAGGTAAACATTAGAACAATTGCTGAGGCAAAAAAGAACAAAGCAAAAAAACAAACACAAAGAATTTATGAAGCAGAAAAAGCTGCTGGACGCAAGAAAAAACTCTCCGAATGCGAAGTTGATTACCGTAAAATTAGCAAATATGAACTAATTTTTCGTATTATGACGTTTGATCATGTTCCAGAAGAACCAGGACGTAAGAAAAATCCTAAAACTATTGCAGATACTAAAACAAAATTGAATTTTCCTCCATTTCAGCACTACAAGTTTAACGAAAACGATGAACTTGTCTGTGTAGGCAAAAGCCATTGGACAGGTGGAATGGAAAATGGACATTTTGACAAAACACACGGTATGGCTACAAACAAATTAGCAATGATGTGGATGAAATTGTGTGAAAGATATGCAACTAGAGGAAATGTGCGTGGCTACACGTACAATGACGAAATGAAAGGTCAGGCTATTTTGCAATTATCACAAATTGGTTTGCAGTTTGATGAATCAAAATCACAAAACCCATTTGCTTATTATACAGCCGCAGTTACAAATTCATTTGTAAGAGTAATTAATTTAGAAAAACGAAATCAAAATATTAGAGATGATATCCTAGAAATGAACAATCTCAACCCAAGTTACACAAGACAAAGCCAAGGCGAACACGAACGTTCTAAGGCACGTTGGGAAGAAGACTCAAAAAAATAATAGTTGACTTTGTTTTCCTTTGATCTTATAATAAAACTCAATACGGAGTATAAATTTGTTTAAAAAAGCAGCAGTGTTTACTGACATACACTTTGGTATGAAGGGTAATTCACGAGTACATAACCAAGATTGTGAAAACTTCATAGACTGGTACATCGAAACAGCAAAAGAAAACGGTTGCGAGACTGGTATTTTCTGCGGTGACTGGAATCATAACAGAAATAGTCTTAATTTAACAACTATGGATGCAGGTATTCGTAGTTTAGAAAAACTAGGTGCAGCATTTGAAAACTTTTATATGTTTGCAGGCAATCACGATTTGTATTACAAAGATAAACGTGATGTTAAAAGCACCGAATGGGCAAAACACATTCCAGGTATAACAGTTGTTAACGAAATACAAGTTGTAGAAGATGTAGCACTAGTTCCTTGGTTAGTAGGCGATGAATGGCGCCGTATAGAGAAGATACAAGCCAAATATTTGTTTGGACACTTTGAATTACCTAGTTTCTATATGAATGCTATGGTGCAGATGCCAGATCACGGTGAACTAAAGTCACAACACTTCAAGAATCAAGAGTATGTGTTCAGCGGACACTTCCACAAACGTCAACGGCAGGGCAAGATCCACTACATAGGTAATGCTTTCCCACACAACTATGCAGATACTTGGGATGATGACCGTGGTATGATGATACTGGACCGTGAGAACGATGCAGAACCAGAGTATATCAACTGGCTAGACTGTCCAAAGTTTCGTACAGTTAAGTTATCTCAGTTGATTGACGAAAAAGACACACTGATCAAACCTAATATGTACTTGAGGGTAACACTTGACCTTCCTATTTCATACGAAGAAGCAAGTTTTATTAAAGAAACATTTATAGATCAGTACAAATGTAGAGAAATTACACTAATACCACAAAAACAAATTGAAGAAATTACAACAGAACTTGATATTGCACAGTTTGAGAGTGTGGATCAGATTGTTAGCAACGAAATTCTTGCAATTGACTCTGAATCTTTCAATAAAAAGATGCTGTTGGACATTTACAAAGAGTTATAATGATAAAATTTAAAGATTTAACCGTAAAAAACTTTATGAGTGTGGGTAATGTTACCCAAGCTGTTGACTTTGACCGTGAACAGTTAACTCTAGTGCTTGGTGAAAACTTAGACCAAGGAGGTGATGATTCAGGATCACGCAACGGTACAGGTAAAACTACGATAATCAATGCATTGTCCTATGCCTTGTACGGCCAAGCACTAACAAACATCAAGCGTAATAACTTGATTAACAAAACCAATAGTAAGGGCATGTTGGTTACACTAAACTTTGAAAAAGGTGGAAACAGTTATCGAATTGAACGTGGAAGATCGCCTAATGTACTAAAATTTTATGTAAACGACCACGAACAACAAGATTTAACTGACGAATCGCAAGGCGATAGCCGTAAAACACAAGACTCTATTAATGGTTTACTTGAAATGAGTCACAATATGTTCAAGCACGTGGTTGCATTGAACACATACACCGAGCCTTTCCTAAGTATGCGACAAAATGATCAACGTGAAGTCATTGAGCAACTGCTAGGTATTACTATTTTATCAGAAAAGGCAGATAATCTTAAAGAACAAATCAAATATACCAAAGATAGCATTACAGAAGAACAATTAAAGATTAATGCAATACAATCTTCTAATGAAAAAATCTCTCAAAGTATTAATACACTAAGAACTAGACAGTCTGCATGGAAAACAAAGCAAAAAACAGACATTGAAAAGTTAAAAAACGGTATTAAAGAACTAGAACAAGTAGATATTGAAAAAGAACTTGAAAATCACGAACAATTACAGAATTGGCAAGAACTAAACAACAAAATAACGGCTCTTAGAAAAGAATTAAGCACGTTAGAGCCTGCACTACAACGTGCAGACAAGTCTGTAAAAAAGGTTACTAAAGACATTGCAGAATTAGACGATGCTATTTGTTATACATGTGGTCAAGAACTACATGAAACTAAGAAAGCAGAGATTCTTGCAACTAAAACTAAAGATCTAGCCGATGCCAGAGCATATTTCATTGAAATAAAAAATAAATTTGATGATAACGCTGTTGAATTGGGTATAATTGGTGATATTGACGGTCGTCCTACTACATTTTATGATACAATGCGTGAAGCATATGAACATAGAAACAACGTAGATAACTTAAAGAATACATTGCTAAGTAAAGAGCAAGAAGAAGACCCTTATCAGGCACAAATTGACGATTTAACTAACACAGCACTGCAAGATATCGATTGGTCAGTTATAAATCAACTGAATACTTTCAAAGAACACCAAGAGTTTTTGTTAAAACTACTAACAAACAAAGATTCTTTCATAAGAAAGAAGATTATTGATCAAAATCTTGCATATCTAAACAACAGGCTTACGAATTATCTCGATAAGTTAGGCTTACCTCATCAAGTTACATTCCAAAACGACTTAGCCGTTGAAATAACACAACTTGGCCAAGACTTAGACTTTGATAACTTGTCAAGAGGTGAACGCAATAGGCTAATACTTGGTATGAGTTTTGCATTCCGTGATGTTTGGGAGTCATTGTACCAAGGACTGAACCTATTATTCATTGACGAACTTATTGATAGTGGTATGGACAGTCAGGGTGTCGAGAATTCTTTGAGTGTACTAAAGAAGATGGGCAGAGAAAGACAGAAAAACATCTATTTGATTAGTCATAAAGACGAACTAGTAGGCAGAGTAAACAATATTCTAAAGGTTGTAAAGGAAAATGGCTTTACTTCATACGAAAACGACATTGAAGTGGTAGAATGATTGAAGACGATGTACATGATCAATTGGTAAAAGAGTATTTGGCTTACTTTAAAGCCAATGAAATATTTTTACAAAGGCCATCTGAGGCAAAAAGACGAGTAGTTCGCAAACATTTAAGTCAAATTATGAAACTAGCAAAGGTAAGACGTTTAGAAATACAAGAAATACACCAACAGGCACTAAAAAAACATCCTCTATCCAAAACAAGAGAAGAAAGCACATAGGCACACATAAATTACTGTATGAATTGGATATATCAAGGTAAAGAAGTAACAGAAATACCAAACGAGTACGAAGGGTTTGTTTACCTTATTACTAATTTAACGGACAATCGCAAATACGTAGGCAAAAAACTAGCAAAGTTTAAAACAACCAAACCACCGCTTAAAGGCAAAAAAAATAAAAGACGAGGCTACAAGGAATCAGATTGGCGAGACTATTGGGGATCGTCAGATAAACTAATAGCAGACGTAGAAAAATTAGGCGAAAACAAGTTTACAAGAGAAATACTTTATTTTTGTAAATCTAGAGGCGAAATGTCATATTTAGAGGCACGAGAACAATTTGAACGTAGAGTTTTAGAAACAGATGAATACTATAATGGTATTATAAACGTTCGAGTTGGTGGTTCAAAAATACTTAGAGAAAATTTAAAGGCACATCAGGACACTGTTTGATCGGAATTGTTCGATCCACCTTGAGCTTCACGTAACCACGTGATCAGACACTGGTGAAGTCCCACAGGCTGTATGCTACGAAAACCCCTTAGCACTAGGAACGAAGCGGGGGATAGCGCATTTTGCGTGATGTCGACGTAGGTTGGGAAAGGTTAGAGCCCAGTAGCAAAGTCAAATACCTACTTCCAAGTCTCGGCTATGCAACTCACATGAAGCTCGAGGAGGATGGAACCGCTGCAAGGTTCCGTCTGACTAATTAATCTACATGAAACTAAGTGCTTCGCACTAATAAAAAAACAAATATAGTTTGAGCGATAGCGAAAACTTATTGCTACGTAGTAGCAATACTAAATAATTCATATAAATAAATATAACAACATCAAAAAGGATTGTCTTATGAAAGTATTTGAGATTATTAGTGAAGATAACGTAAGTGAAAAACCAATGGGATTGCTAAAAAGAGCAGGACTTGGTGCTATGAGTAAATTAGGCAGTAAAACTGCAAAAGCAAAACTTGATGTAGGCAAAGATGCAAACCAAACCAAAAAAGATCTAAGTGTATGGATGGCAGGTAGTGGCATTAAAAAAGGAAAACTAGAACCTGATCAACTCAAGGGTTTTCTAAGACAAAAAGGTTTACCTACTACTGATGTTGATATGATTTTAGGTAAGTCAAGAGAAGCAGGTGGTAGAGATGAAAATGAACCACTAAGCAATCCTGAAGTAGATGAGATTTTAAAGAAAGTAACACAGCAAGGCTTTCAAAGATCTGGTGCTGGTGATCCTAAGAAACGTAGTAAGTTTGCATCACCGGATGCTACACCACAGTGGGCAACATCAAGAATTTCACCTGAAGAAAAAACAGCAATTGCAATGCTTAAGAAAAAAGGCTACAAAGTTTCACAGCCTTCTTAATTACCAAAACGGCTGTCCTGTCTTTTTACTAGTTTCTAAATTTTCTTTTACTATACCTGCTAGGATTTCTCTGTCCTCAACACTCATCTCGTAAAGTTCTGACACCGAAACACCTCCACGCATGTACCAAGACAATTTGTAGAGATCATATTTTATTTGTTTTGATTCGTTGTCAAGGATCTCAACTTGTTTAAGAATGTCCTCTAAGGACAGAGCTGAGATCCTTAGGCGAAAAAATTTGATTGATCGAAAGTAATCGGAACATCAATAGTTTCTGGTGCTCCTCTTTCGATATCCGCTGGACTTAGACGTGCCTTGAATGGCGGTATTGCAAACTTTTCTCTTTGTTCATCTAAATGAACTATAAGAGAAGTGTAAATGTCTTTGTCGGCGTTTTCAAAAAATTCTATAATATGATCTCTGTTAGTAACAGGTTCTTCATCCTGAAACTGTATTGACATAATACTGTTTAGAATATTACTAATGTTAAGTTCGGTAACTCTAACAAATGCTTCATTAAACTGAGTAATTTTATCTGTTTCGCTCATGTTATCGTCGTTAACAATTCTAAACAAACGTTGTTCTTCAAATGTTTTTAAAGCAATTTCTGTAAACTTTTTGTACACCATCGGCGCAATTTCAAAAGTAAAGTCGCCGATTTGAAAAACATTATCATACTGTCTTGCAATTAGTCCATCAAGAACTGTGCGCAAATCAAGTTCAAATGATCTTTCTTCATCTATTTCTTTGATGTTAACACCTAGTTCCATTACTTCGCCATAGGTTGCGATTCTAATTGCAATTAATATAGCATCAATGTCGATGCTAGGTATTGACCAACCATCTTTGATATTGGGCATACAACTTTGAATTACGTTTACTGTGCTTTGGCCGTTTAACAAAGCATCAGGAGTTTTGAACATAAGTTCATCCTTTGCTGTCATAGCATACACAGGGTATTCACCCGTTTGCTCAGGCACAAGACTACCAGGACGATAAAAATTTCCACCACTAGGTAATTTGATATATAATTTAGGCTGTCTAAAATGTTTAGACAGCGGGTTTGCTGTTGCTGTCTGCATGTATTTTTTCTCCGGATAAATACTACACGTATATATATGAATTAATATAATGTGCGCAGTTAATTTGGAATGATTCATTGGCAGAAGATGTAGAAATTAGTAATGTAGGCGGCCCCCGTCCAAGAGACGGCGTAGCAAGTGAAGCCACCTTACAGGCTTTATTAGCAGCAACTGAAAGACGTGGTGGCGGTGGCGGCCCTGATACAGCAACACGTATACAAGAAAATTATAATAAAGCACAAAAAGATGGCACTGACAAAGTCAGTAAGTTAGGCAAAGCAGCAGAAGCAGCAGGCAAAGGCCTTAAAGGTTTTGCTAAAGAACTTGCGTTTGGAGGCACACGGGCTAGTGACTTTGCTGAAGCAATCTTTGGAAGTACAAATGTTGTAACAAGACTTACACGCTACTTGGATCACACAGTTGATCAATTTAGAAGTTTAGCATCAGTAGGTGCAAGTTTTGAAAATAGTATTTTTGAAATGATGAAAATAAGTGCAGAAGCATCAATGAGTCTTGATGATTTTGCACAAATGGTAAGAGACAATGCTGCAAATCTAGCGTTTTTTGGAGGCACTGTAACTAACGGTGCAAAACTTCTTGGAACATTCAGTCAAGAGTTTAGAACAGGATTAGGTAGACAATTCTTTGCAATGGGTTTCACTATTGAAGATGTTAACGAAGGACTTATTGATTTTCTATCAAACGAAAGAATGAGACAGTCACAAGCACTGAGATTTGATGGACAAACACAAGCAAGTGCAGCAAATTATATTTTACAACTTGATAGACTAGCAAAACTAACAGGTGAAGAACGCAGACAACTTGCTGATAGAATGGCACAGCAAATGACTGAAGCTAGAATTAGAAATCAGTTGAATCGATTAAATGAAAATGAACGAAACAACTTGCGTGGTGCGTTGACGTTCTTTGACACAAGACTTCCGGGTTTCAGTGATGGCTTCCAAGACCTAATGGATGGCGTTGCACAAACTGATTTAGGCAAGGCTTTAGTACAGGCTATGCCTGGCATTGAAACTTATATGCAACGAGTTTTTACAGGTGAAGAAGAACTATCTGATGTTATTTCAACTTTGCAAAACAGATTTGGTCCTACGCTAGAAAGATTTTCGCAACAGTATGGCCCTGCACAACTTACATCAATGCAAAACAGTAGTAACGGTGTTGTTGCTGCACTTGCAAGTGTTGCAGACTATGCATACCAATTCAACAGTATCAGAGGAATAGATGCAGGACTTAGTGAAGAAGAACAGGGACGCAGGAATAGATTAACATCTGCACTAGGAAACTTTGAACAAGCAATAACTGACGTGAGAAAATCAGTTGTTAGGGCATTCTTTGAAATTGTAGACGGTACTGACGGCAGAGGCGGATTACTTGAAGTGTTTGGAGAGTTTGGAGACGCTTTGAAAAATTTCTTTTCTCCAGGTGCAGCAGGCGGTCTTAGCACAGTAACAAACACTGTAAAAGATTTTTTAAATGCAATTTTTGGTCCACAAGGATTTGTTACTAGAGGGTTGAGAAGATTTAACGATTTTTTAAATTCAGGAGAAGCAAGAGATGCATTAGGATACCTTCAAGAAAAACTTGTAGAGTTTGCTAATTATTTAGAAAGTATTTTTACAGATCAAGACGGTAAGTTAACAATTATTGAAGGACTTAAAACACTTCTTAGAGACACGTTTGCAAATATAATGGATTTTGCATTTGGAGAACTTCAGCAAGGGCCAAATGGAGAACAGTCAAGAAGTGGTGGTATGTTTGATAGTATCAAACAAAGCATAGCAGGCTTCTTTTCGGGTACTGAATTTGGAAAAGCAATTACTGATAGTATAACAAATGCGTTTAACACTGTTGATACCCATTTATCTAAAATACTAGGAATGCCACAAGGTACAACAGTATCAGATTGGCTTACTACTCAATTAACAGCAATTCAGAATGCATTTAACGGTCCAGACGGTGTGTTATCTAAAGTAACTACATTGTACGACGATATAAAGGTATTTGTTACTACTCAAGTAACAGCAATTGAGAATGCATTTAACGGTCCAGACGGTATATTATCTAAAATAACTACATTGTACAACGATATAAAGGGATTTATAGGCACAAGCGGCCAAACAAGTCTAACACAATGGTTTGACAATACGTTAGCAACTATAAGTAATATGATAGACACTGTAACAACGACAATGAATAGTACTGTTAATTACTTTAGAGATGCACTAGGTTTTGGACAAGGACAAACACTTCGTGAATGGTTTGACAGTACTTGGACAAGTATTTCAAATACCATGAATGCTATTAATAACACTATCATTACTGTAATGGATACAATAGCAGATACATTTGGATTTGCACCAGGGGGCCAAACGTTTCAAGAGTGGATGAACACAACACTTACTGATTTACAAACCAAAATGCAAACATTTATTAATACCCAAATTAACGCTGTAAGAGATTTACTAGGCATGGAGGCTACCGAAGATTTTGCTAGTTATATTGATAGATTAATTCAAGAGATGACAATCTCAATTGAAGCAGGCATGATGCAAATTCTAAAATCTTTAGGTCAATATGCAAAGTCATTTATCCCAGGTGCTAAGATGACAGACACGCAACGTGATGATGCTATGACTCGCTTTATGTCAGGCGAACAACTTGACAAGAACGAATTACAAAGTTTAATACAAACTATACGTGCAGAACAAGTTCAACGATCAATTGACAATGGCAGTGTTATTTCTGGAAATTTTGCTAAATTTTTAAACTTAGTAACTGATCCTGTCTCAGACGCACTTAATTTAGATGCTCTTATGACCGATCCTGATGCATTACGTCAGAGTATCATGGCACTTTATCCTAATAGTCCTTCCTTTCCTGAATTTGCCACTGGAACAAATGGGTTCCGAGATTTTGGTAGAGGAACTCATGCAATATTGCACGGTAATGAAGCAGTTGTGCCTAGGAATACAGAAGCAGGACAACTTCTAGATGCGTTCTACGAAAGGCAAGGTTCAAGTACGGACCAGACTCAGTTAATTCAGAAGATAGATCAGTTAAATAACAATATGAAAATGGCTGTGCATTTGCTAAGTGAAGGGCTAAGTGTCGAAAAAGGCATTGCAAGAAATACAAAAGGCAGTACTAACCTGTATAGGAGTTTAGGTAGATGAGTTGGAAAAAATATTTTACACCAGTAGCAACGAGTGCCAATCCTACCGGTAACTTCAGTCCATTTAGTTTTACACAAGGTCAAGGAATGGGACCAGCAGCAGCAAACTATTCATCTCACCTTCCTGATGTTTATGTCGGATCACCAAATCGTGTTGAGCGTTATGGTCAATATAACACAATGGATAATGACTCTGAAGTTAATGCTGCACTAGACATCCTAGCAGAATTTTGCACACAAAAGAACAAACAAAACAACACACCTTTTAATATTGAGTTTAACAAAGGTGCAACAAAAAGCGAAGTACAAATTCTTGGTCAGTATCTAAAACAATGGTGCAAGATACAAGAATTTGAAAAACGCATGTTCCGTGTTATAAGAAATGCATTTAAGTTTGGCGACCAATTTTTTATTAGAGATCCTGAAACACAAAAATGGTATCATGTAGATCCTGCTAATGTAACAAAAATTATCGTTAACGAATCGGAAGGCAAACGTCCTGAGCAATATATTGTAAAAGATCTTAACATTGCCTTTGAAGGATTAAGTGCAACAAAAATCAATACAAATCAAGTTTACGGTCCAGGCGGTAACAATCCTGGATACCAAACACTTGACAACAAATATATGACAGGTAGAACTCCTGATCAAAGCACAAGCCGTTGGAGTCAAGATGCAAATGAAACTGCAATCGATGCAGAACATGTTGTTCATCTATCAATGAGCGAAGGGCTAGATAACAACTATCCGTTTGGTAACAGTCTATTAGAAACAATTTTTAAAGTATACAAGCAGAAAGAACTGCTTGAAGATGCGATTATTATCTATCGTGTCCAACGGGCGCCAGAGCGCAGAGTATTCTACGTTGATGTGGGCAACATGCCTTCACACCTTGCTATGCAGTTTGTGGAGCGTGTTAAAACGGAAATACATCAAAGACGTATCCCATCCAAGACAGGTGGTGGCC